TTGATTTAACTGTTACAGATTTGTTAGGAAATAAAAAAACAATAAAAGCCTATAATAAACCCTTGCCTGAAGGTACATTAGATATTAATGGTAAGCCATTAAAATACGATTTTGATAAAATGTATGCAGTAATAAACGAGGGTAAAGATTTTGTTTCTATTCAATATTATGTTTTCGATCCTTTAAGGATAAAGATACTTTGTATATTATAAATTCAGGAGATGTCTTTTTTGGGAAATTGTATATATCTGAACATAAATATAAATATGGTGTTAAAAAATGGGAAAATAATTACTTTCAGATGAGTGACTCAACTTGTCTTTTTAGACAACTCCTTCTTAATAGATTTAAGAATAAATTGGCTAAGTTTGCAAAAAATTCTACATCTATCCAAGATAGTCAATTAAATGAACTACTAATTAGTCAAGTAACTTCAAATAGAAGAGAATACATTTTAAATGAGATATTAAATGGATAAAGAAAATTTTTATAATCCAATTGGAAAGTTTAGATTTACCTTCCACTAACATTATTTATGTTGATTACACAATGAAACAAACTAACATTGTTTTATTAAAGTCTCGAAGATCCGGATATTCGTCAATTAGTCTAAATATGTTCAAATGGCAAAAAGAGTATCTAAAATAAGTTAGAGTTTCTGATAGAAAGAAAATAATTGAAAGAATTTTTAATATATAACTAAAGTTGAAATAATTTTATGAATTTACAAGAACTTCTTAATAAGTGGAATATCAAATGTGATATTAATACATTACTAGCTATGTGGAATGAATCACATAGACATTACCATAATCTAAATCACCTTAATGACTTAATATCTCAGATTAATGATGATAAGTCAAAATATTCAGAAAAAGAATATGAGAAGTTATTAATTACCGCTTTATTTCATGACTGTGTTTATGATCCAATGAAAACTGATAATGAAGATAAAAGTGCAGACTTCTTTATGGAGTGTTGTTCCGATAAATCAAATCCTGATATCCTTGAAATTAAACAAATGATACTTGATACAAAAAATCATCATTCAAAAACAATGCTATCTAAAAAGTTTAATCAATATGATATGAATATTGTTGAAAGAGATTTTGAAGAACTTTTAGAATGGGAGAGAGGAATCTATGCCGAATACAAATCATATGGTAAAGAAACATACCGTGTTGGTAGACTAAAATTTCTAGAATCATTATTAGATAAATATGTTGATAACACCGATAATCTATTAAAGCTAATAAAGTATGTAAAGGAAATATATAAATAGTAGTGATAAAACTCTTACCTACTCTTATAATTTTCAAAATCTAATAATTCATTATAATATATTCTGTACCCATAAGAGTAATCTTTGAATCCATTTGGCAGTTCTTATAAAGATCTTCTAGTCCATCAAAGTAATAATAACTCAATAAGAACTTACCTTGTATATTATTTAATATATCTGCTAGTTCATAGTGTGATTCTTTAGTGAAATTATGATTGATATAGTATTCCTCCTTACCCATATATGGCGGATCAATATAGAAAAATGTTGAAGGTGAGTCATATTTATTAATCACTTCTTTATAATCCATATTAAGGATCTCTGATATTTTGTCAATGTGATATTTATAAGCTCTATGTTTCATCTTAAATATCTCGAACTCACTATTGTTTCTCCAGGAATCCTTTCCTATCTCATAAGGTGAAGAACAAGTCAGTATGATTAACCAATTTAAGGCAATAAGATGCTCATCTTTTTCAGTGAAAAGATTTTTAAGTGAATCTAAATAGTCTTCCTTGGTCACTTTTTTTGATTTGACTAGTTCTATAAAATCATTAGACTTTAAACTTTTGAATAAAATATAGTTCAACTCATTAGCGTCATTGTAGATAAAATTAACGTTTTTATATTTTGTAAAATCTAATGAGAAAAAAATACCAAACATTCCTCCGAATGGTTCTACATAAGTAGAAATATCTTTGGGAATATTTGGTATTATAAAATTAGCAAACTTTGATTTTTCTCCTAAATAGGGTATTAGCATCGTTCACTATATATTAAAAAATTACTCAGATGTTTTCTTTAAATCCTTGTGTAATTTGATGAACATTTCTTTCACCTTTCTAAATTTGATTTTACCATCAATCGCTTGACCGTAAGCCTCAGCGATTTTGTTGAGTTCAGATAGCACATTTAGCCGAACTTTTGTTTTTTTAACTTTACTCTGACTAGCTTTAGTAGTTTTTGTTTCGGTTTTAGCCTGATTCTTCTTAACTACTGGTTTTTTTGTTTTTTTTGTTTCCATAACTTTTATTTAGATTTAAATTCCTTCTTATCATTTGATATATAAAATTTATCGAAGTCATAGTATTTACTATAAACTTCCTTTACCTTTTTAAGGCTAACTTCGTCTATAATATCATAGACTCCCCATTTAGGAGGATTAATCCACTGATTTACATTTTTATATCGAAGTATTTCATCCTTCTTCATTCTTACCTTATAGTAATCTTTAACAAGATTGAATCTTTCTTTTGTTAAATACTTATCAGGATTTGTTATCACTTCCTTCACTGATTCAATAACTGCATCATAATTCTTATTAGATGTTTGTGTTGCAATTGTATTGATACCTTGATTGCACATTCTCGATTGGTAGCAGTGTATATAATATACTAATCCTCTTTTCTCACGAATTTCCTGATATAAAGGAGATTTCAATCCAAGAGATAACATAGCATTTATGAAGTGAACATATGCGAAATCTTCATTAATAACTGGAGATAAAATAACAACTGATGTTTTATCTTTGAAATCGTTATTTAACTCAAGTGTTACTTTGTGATTTCCAAACTCTAATTTTTTATCAAATTTTCTTTCTACAAAGTCAATACTATTATTCTTATATTTCTTATTTTTAGAAACATTGATAATTTTAGAAGGATTAGCGTACTGCAATTCGAAATACCTCAAACAGTCCATATATTTTAGATTTTCTAAATCTTGTCTTAATCCAATTGGATCATAGTCATTAAATAATTTACGATGAAGATTTAACATGTGTGATTGTGTTTGGTCATTGAAACAATCCATATATTCTTCAAGAACTATATTTCTTTCGTTCTCAAATTGTTCTTTGGTTACATTAAATTGACCTAGCAGGTTCATAAACTCACCTTTCCACTTGTTTACTTTTTCATCAAGACCTTGTATATAAAATACAATCTCATTTGATGATGTGTAAGCATTCCAATCGATTCCATCTTTATCGAAGTCTTCTTGAAGATGTTCAAAATTTTTACACATTAAGTGTTCCATTAAATGTGATATACCATACCATCCTTTTTTTTCAAGGTTTGTAGATCCTTCATATACAACATAGAATCCAGAAAGATCCGTTTGTGATTTTAAGTTAACTATCATTTTAATCTTTTAGAGTTTAATGGTTATATAATTTTATAAAATTAAGTTTATATTTTAACAAAAAAGTGATTATATTCATCTATTATTAAATTAGATATTTATATAAACGATGGTTGCTGTTTAACCAAAAATTTCAAAAGAAATAATATCAAAATATCATTTGGTCAATCAAAAAAAAACGAGAAAATCAATGTTAGTATGAAACAATTACTAAGTTTCATCAGGTTGTAAATAATCTATCTGATAGATTTCTATATTAATAGGTTTATTATTATAGATAGTTCTACTTTCATTTATTCATCTTTTACATTTTCTTCTTTAATTATCTCTTTATTGATGGATTTTAATTCTTCAATAATTTCTTGTGAAATTACTTTTTCAATTTCCATCCATTCTGGATCGCAATATCCAATATCGCTATCGTTGTAAAGAGGCTGTTTTCTCATTTTATCGTGGTTAATTTTTTTTAGTATATATTAATTAAAATTTCCTATTTTAAATGTAAAATATTTTTCCTCAATACTTTGGCATCTTGAAAAAATAGTTCGGTGATGTGCCCAGCTCAGTTCGGTTAATACAGTTTGTTTGATATTCCACATCTTAAATTGTGTCCCTGTTGAGGACACAATTATTAATTATTTTTATTAATGAAGTTAATTACTTTTAATCGTTATGTTTAACCTTCTATATCTTCTTCTTTTGAAAGTAATGTTCAGCAAATTTACTATTAAGATATTTCTGAAATGATTAAATAAATTTCTTATTATAGAAGCGGTTCATCATTATCAACAAATATTATTATTTTAGATAGTTTATTTTTTATAACCTGATATGATAAACAATTTGTGTAAATAAAAATTATAATTTTTCAAATTTGTTTTGTTAAAATATTCTTTATATATTTGTATATATGGTAAAAATAGGTCTCACCGGTAATAGATATTCAGGTAAGGATAGAGTTTCTAAGATATTCCAACAAATTAGTATTCCTGTATTTCATGCCGATATTATATTAAAGTTTATAATCAATCATAACTTTGAAATTCGACATATACTAAAAAACAAAATCGGTACAGGTATTTTCAAAAATGATGGTTTTTTAGATGAAAAAATGATAGCTCTATATGGCGCTTTCGATAAAATAGTTGATCAAGCAGAATTTGAGTTATTCAAGGCATATGAGAAGTTTCGACTTAAAAATAAACATTCAATCTATACTATATTTCATTCATCAATTTTATTTGAAAGAGGATGGGATAAGAAAATGGATTATAATATAAATGTCTTTTCGCCTCCTACCGAGAGAATGGAAAGATGTAAATATCTAAATCCTGATATGCTTATTTCTGATATATATCAAAATATGTCTGTTGAAATGGTTGATTTAGATAAAAATCAAAAAGCTGATTATATAATTCACAATTATGAGGACGTTGATAAAAAAGTGTTTGGTGACTTACTAACACAGGTTAATAAAATTGACCAAAAAATAATTGATAAATATTTAATAGAAGAGCATAAATATAAATAATGATTTTACTAAAATCATTTTAGATGTTTATCTCATTCGATGTTTAAAAACATTTTTTAGATTAATATATGTATTCAAAGATATATGACTTCTGTAAAGTAAGAAACCTTGGAACAGTTTATGAGAATGATCCGAATGAACCAACTCCAAGAGTTAAATTCTTAATGTCTTTACTTGATTCGGAAGGAATTAAATATGAATTAGATAAATCCAAAATAGGAGAGACAACACTATATAACCTTATTCTAAAAGGTTCATCCAATAAGATGGTTGTTGCTCATCACGATATTAATAATCCAAATATTGATAATGCTAATGATAATTCTTGTTCTGTAATCAATGCAATTATGGTTAAGAAACTAATGCCACATATTCATGTTGTTCTTTTAGATGGTGAAGAATTTGGAGGTAAGGGTTCAAAAGCTATATCTGATAAAATAAATGATGGGTATTTCGGAGATATTGAATGGGTACTTAACTTAGAACTTACTGGTAAAGGTGGTAAGTATTTCTTTATTGGTAATTACCCAGGTAAACTACAAGACAAGATTAAATCATTATTCCCTGATGCACCGATTGTTAATACACCATTTAATGACTCAGTTATATTCAGACAAAATGGAATTGATTCTTGTGTTATAAACCCGATTCCCCCTACTGATAAAAAAACAAGTGTTAAATATGGTGATAATTACTTAGATTTCTCTATGTTATTTAACTGTCACAGCAGTAAAGATACTGTATCAACAATTGATCCAAAGGATATGAAAGAGTTTGTTGAGGAAGTTGTTGTAAAAATTCTCTCTTAATATGAAATACACGTTAGATAAAGACTAATTATGCCAACATTAATTGGTCTTATTTCATTTGCATGTCTGTGTTTTCTTTATCCGAATTCATATAAAATCTAAGATTATATTATTAATATATAATATAATGAGATATAAATTATATGAAGAATTCAGGTTTAATTAACCTGAGGTTTTAGAACTCAAAGTTGAGGTTTGCGATAAGACCATAATAAATATCTCTAATGTTATACATATAAAAATTGGAAAATTTACTAATGAATCATCTAAGAACATTTGAAAGATTCACTCGTGGGTATATTGATAGAAAAGCTATGTCATTTAAAGCTCCTAAGAGTATTGGATATCTTAAAGAGCCTGTTGAGATAAGAATAGATATTGAAAAGATACAACATGCTACTGATAGACAATTTAGACATGGTGGTATGAAAGATGAAGTTATATCAGATAATGATATAATTGAAACGATAGAATTAGCAATAGAAGAAATCACAATAGCTTTAATGCAGAATAAATTTGATATTTATCAGAATGAAGATGATTATCCAACAAAGGGCGTTAAAGCTGGTGAACCAAACAGATTTGTTATAAAGAATAAGACAAATAATATAAATGTTGTTTGTCAATTAGAACCGGGTGATAATGAGTTTAAATTAACTGTTATAACAGTTATGAGAAAACCGGATTTCAAAACTTACCACGGTCAATATGTAGTTGAAGTAGAATCATAAAACCCCTCAGAGAAATTTGAGGGTTTTTTTATTTATTAGAAAGCAATCCTATATAAAAATAAAAAAAAACAAATACTAAAGAAATGAGTAGAATTTAATATATAAGAAAAATTAATAGCTAAACTATGCCAGCAAGAAGCTCATTTCCATCAGTAGCAGAACAAATAATAACATTTAATAAAAATTTAGTAGAAATTTTATCTAAAATAAACACTCTTTCTACAACAACAGAGTCAACTGTAAACGTATCAATCATTGATGAGGAAGGTGTTTTGAAACAATATACACTTCCATCATTTAATTTCTTAAAGAATGAAATTGATAGATTAAATAATAATGTTAACTCCATTTATAATATTGATAATAGCAATGGAGCTCTTATACAAACTGCGGCTGGTATTAATAAGTTTAAGAAAGTTGTTACTGTTGATTTGAATAAAGAACCTGCTAGTCTAAATGAACTTCAAATTGTAGATAGCTTTAAATCAAGTAAAAACTGGATATTTGATGGATTATTAAATCCACTATTGTCTATTGAATTGGATCTAACTGGTAAAATAGAAAACAATGTTAGAAAGTGTTTAGTAAGAAGATATATCGTTGATTTTGCAAAAGATGAGGCAGGAAATTTAACACCACTTGGTCAGTCAGCTCTAAATAGCTTCAATCAAGAATTTAGAGGAAAAGCAAACATCAACATTGATGATTTTGTTATTTGGCACAGAACAACACCTGGTGTTGTTGAACCATTAAATCCTAATTATGACGAACAAGTATTTGACTTGGAACCAAATTCTTTATTATATGATGGGGTATTCTCTGTTTTAAAAACAGAAGAAGATAGACTTAATAGAAAACTATGGTATCACTTAAATACACTTGATTATCTTGTAACTGAAACAAATGAAGTTAGACAATTATCACAAGGTGATGAAGTGATGTTAAATGCTGAAATATCTAGCACAAGATATAAAGTAATTGAGGTATCAACAGTTGAATCAAATTACAGAGTTAGATTCGAGAGAATAGAAGGTAATCAACCAATTCCAATTGGAATAGGTACTATTAAAATGTATTCTCCAATCGTTTATACTAAGAAAATAAGAGTTAGTATAGGTTATAATGAGAGAAATGTCCTTTTCATCAAACCAATAAATGCTGATAATCATTTGGTTGCTAAAAATTGGAGCTTAGGTACAGGATATTGGACAAATGATCTTAGATTATCATCTAGTAGTAACGATAATGGTCTAACTATGGAACAGTACTATATCGATTATGTATATGATTATGGTGAAGTTTTAAAAGACCTTGTTGCTAAGAAGACACCTAATAAATTAGCGGGTACTCCAACACCACCAACTTTAAATATATCAAACTTCAAAGTTGTCCAGATTAATAAGCATTTAACTGATACACCCGATGCTAATTTAATTAAGACAAAGCATAACTTAATGAATTCATTAAAATCTGAAATTACTCAGATAAATGATGCTATTGAGTCAAAGAATAAAAAGGATAAAGTTTTAAGATTCACTTCCGAAGCTGACAAAAAACAGATCAACTTAGAAATAGAATCTCTTAGTAAAAAGAGAGAAAGTAAATCGAAATTACTAGCATCTATAACTCAAGAGATAATTGATATCTCTAAAAGACCTGGTCTAACTAAAGTTGAGCCTAAGTTTAGAGTTAGAGGTTTCTGGCCAATGCCTGAAGCTATTGTAACAAGAGGTACATTTCCTCAAGAGATTGTTCAGTTTAGAATACAATATAGATATTTGTCTAAAGATGGTAGAGAAACACCAACTGAAACATTCAGAGTTTCTAATAATCAAGGAACTAGTCAAAACGCAGCATATTCTAACTGGATAGAATTCAAAACTGATGCTAGAAAGAGAACATTTAATCCATCTACTGGAACATATACTTGGGAGATTGAGGATATTGAAAATGCAGACACTCCAAATATCAATCAATTGGATATACCAATACAGCCAAATGAAAAAATTGAGATAAGAATTAAATCTATTTCAGAAGTTGGTTGGCCAGAATCACCGGTTGAATCTGATTGGTCAGAGATTCTTACAGTTGAATTTCCAGATGATCTTAATAATGTTGTTAATGAAAATGACTTTATTTTACAAGAAGCCACTAAAGAAGAGCTAAAAGTTAGAATGAATCAAGAGTTATCAGCTAAAGGTTTAGACAACCACTTATCAGGAACGATAGTTGTTAATAATGTAACTTATCATCATGATACAACAAAGATTCTATCAGGATTCAAAGATGCTAATGGTGTATCTCTTAGTTTATTTGATTATTTGAAAAGTCTTCAAGACAGAATAATATCACTTGAGGAGAAAATTAAAAGAGCTAAAGGTGAGCTTGAAATTATTGTACTTAGGAATAACCAAGAATTTGTTGTTCAAAATGGATCTGAATTATCATTCAATATAGAATGTGAAGATTACTTAGAAAGATTTATAGGTTCTGCTAACACTAGACAAGTTCAAGCGGGTAGAATTTATGCAAACAATATTTATGTAATAAAAGACTTTGTATTAAAGATTAGAAATAAGTCTGTTGATTCACCACTAGGTTTATTATCAAATAGGACTTATAATTCAAATTCTGATATTTATAATGCTGGTGCACCACAAGTATTCTGGGTAAATGACAAGGATGAATTATTATCATCTTCATCAACTGGTCAGACAAGAACTCAGTTGAATAATCAATTTATATGGAGTGTTAACTTCGAAAGTGTAACTGATACTGTTGTAACTAAGTTATCTGAAAATATAAATAATAATTTTATAGCAAATAATAATAACTCAATAACTTCGGTATTAGCATCCAACGAGTTTAATATTGGATATAATGAAACATCTATATTATCTTTTGTTGGTAATAATAAATCACTATTAGATACTAAGAAATGGATTGATACAACAGTGAGTGTTGCTTCAACATCTAAACTATTAACCACAATTCATCCTGTTGTTCCAAATTTAGAGGATATAACAGAAACAAATGCTGATAAAATAAAAGTTTTAAATGGAGGTGATGATAAATCGATTGTAATACCTATAAATATCTACTTCAAAATGAATGCGCTTGATCCAAGTCAAGGTGGATTAAATTATGAATATATTGATTTGAACTCATCTACAAGTACCATTAAACATATAAAGAAACTTAAATTCTTTGTTGAAAATGAATCTGAAAACAAACCTTTTCAATTCTCAATTAAGTTTAATATAAATAGAAGCAAAGTAGTACTTAAAAAAGTAGCTACACCAATAAACATGTCAATTACATAATGAAATCATTCTCAATACTAAGGACAAATACTGGATTAACAACCAATATGAAAATAGTGGTTGGTAGTAACTATGATCTATTCATGGATAGTATTGACTCTGCTCCAGAACTATCATCTAATAAATTTAAAAAAGTTAGGTTTAATAAAGAGAACTATTTTGATGAAATGGTTCCTTATTTTTTCAAAAATCTACCAACTGAGATAGCTTTTTCCATTAGATACAATAATGATAATGATAACATGTTTTCTAATTATAATGAACAATATGATGATATGTATTTAATGGGTGCTAGGAATATTATTGATAATAAAAACTATAAAGAGGAATATGAATTCTTCGCTCCTATTTACTTTGCAAAAGGATCTTTTCCAAAATATTTTGCAATATTCCGAGTAGATGGTCCTGGTTTAATTGATCTAACTAAGGATAACTTTAAAAGTGAAATAATTAATAAATTGAAGTGTGTTAAAATATTTGACCTAACAAAGAATTCACCATTAGGAGAATGGATAGAAAAGAACTTCCTTAGAAATGATCTTTTCCCTGATACACCATTAGAGGTAGATTATAGAAAAGATGAGTTTACTAAATGGTTTGGTATCGATTATGATACAGGTGGATATACATATAAATCATTCTTTATGAATGATGTATTTGAATATGAGAATGCCATTTTCGATTTAGAGAAGTTTATATTTGATGGATACGCTAAAAATAGAGTAGTGTTTCCAAATATATTAAATATGTCTTTCCTTTTTGATGATACTCCAGCAACTAAGACATCACTTAGAAAATGGAGCATAAATAGATATTATGGTTTTTATTTAGATGATATGGATTTAGTAACATCAATATCACCATACTTAACAGTTAAATTAAAGAGTGACGTATATATAGATTCTACTAATACATTAAAATCACACACCTCTAACTATCCATTTGATGATAATAAATCAGACCTTGATTTTTCAAAAAAAGAATACTATGTTGAATATTTAGGTGATTTTTATAAAATTGAGCAATATAAAGAAACTCAACCTAGAACTATTGGTAAAGTAAATACATCAATCAATCGAAAAAGTACTGTATCATCTGAAGAGTTTATAACTACAGATATTTATAGATATAGAATAGTAAGTGATATAAGCTTATCTGGTAAAGAATCCTATCTGAATAAAAATATCTGTCTTTTTGACAAAGACAATTATATTATAAGATATAGTGATTACTCATATTTTAGTATACCTGACTTTGACAAAGCCGATGTTTGGCTAATAGAAATTGATGGTAAATATCACAATATAGTTAAAGAAGATGATAAATTAAAAGTAAATACTGATTATGGATTTGATTTTTTAATCGATAAGTATAGTTATTACATAAATCAACCAGATAAATCATATACAACTACTGTTAGTCTATTAGTTGATAAAGACAATGCTCCTAAGAAATTTAAAATTTATAGAATTAACTTCACAGATATTAAAGACTTTGACACATCAATTGTTGATACGGAATTCTCTAAATATGAGTACGAAAAAGTTGATGAATTGACTAAGACCGATGAGACAAAAATGTATCTTCCGGATTTAAGAACCAATAGCTTCCCGTATGATTTAGATGATTATGTTTATAAAGGTGAAGTTACAAATATTCCAGTATCATCTGAATATACAGCAAATCTTGAAACATTCAGGATTGTGAGTAATGATCTTTCTGAAATATGGAGGAAGAATCCAATTTATTGTAGATGGGGATTTCAAAACTCTTTATCAGCAAATGATTATCCATACTTATTGAATAATTCGAATATCTTTGAGGAATATAATAGAACCGTAAATCCATTTCAACCTATTCCTTCAAGAATAGAAAGAAATCTTGATTATTTCTATACTATAAACTCATCAACATCATCATATTCTCACCACTCTTTGCATGTAGAGGATCATATCGGTGATTATATTAACACATCATTTAGGTTTGACTTGGGATTATATCTAAATACATCAACATATTCGGTTGGCACACAATCTATGACATATAGTTCGGACTATTTTTCATACTTCTTTAGTAAGAAGACAAAATTTCAAAATGGTAAAGTGATTAAGAATACTAAAAAGTATTCTACATTCAATAGAGGTGATTTTGATACTCCGAATATTTCTCTTTTCAGAGGAATTAAATTCTCAATATTTGATATAGAAAATATTAAATATGAGGATGGCAAAATAACCAATATAAACCTAGTAACTTCAAATAAGTTTGAGGATTACAAATTATCTATATTATTATCAGATAATAAAAAGCCTTCCGTAACAACAACTTGCTATAGTTTTCAAACATATATTCCGGGTGGATGGAGAGATCAACTTGTAGAGGATCTAACTAATCCACCATTAGCTTTAACATCTGAGTATATTTTTGAAATAAATAACGGTGACTCAGATAAAATTTTAGTTGGTGATTTATTGTCAATAACATCCTCTTGTATTTCTCTATCAAATGTTTATGTAGGAAGTACATACCAATTAGGAAATAGTTTACTTATAAGTCTAATGGATGAAGATGAAAATCCTATATCAATAACTTCTTCATGTTCGGGTAATGTTTGTGTATCAAATACAAGTCTTTCAAATAAAATGAATTGGCTAATTGTTGATAATTGGGATTCAAGACAATCATATGAATCAAACTCAATAGTAGTACATGATGATATATTATATGTTGCTGCTACAGCACATGGTCCAATAAATTCCATATCAAATAATATACTTGCTCCTTATTCATACACAAGTGTATGGTCACCTAGTCAATTTGTATCACCAACATCTTCAATACTTTGGAATCCAAACTATGATGCGTCATATACAGACGGATATGTAATATACAATTCTGGCGAATATTATAAGTATGATTCATCAGGCACAGTATCCTTATGGAATCCATATTCTACATATGCTACAAATAGTGTTGTTATCTATAAAGGTGAGTATTGGATATCCAAAGTTGGTAATAACACACATAGACCTTCTACTGTAACAAGTAGAATGACAGACATTGATACAACATCTAATTACTTCAATCAGTATTGGGAAAAGACATCTGGATATGAATCCATGTCTAGATGGAAAATAGTATCACTCTGGAACTTTAATAAAACATATATTTTTGGTGATATTGTTGTTTATAATAATACCGTTTATAGATGTATTACAACATCGGTAAATTACTTACCAACAAATACATTATATTGGTCAAGAGTTTGTTCAATAGATCCAGATACTAATATAGTTTATGATTCGGATACTAATCCAGTAATATTACTAAATGATAAATATTACATAATAAAAAGTAATGAGACAAGATCAACACTTGAAAATGGTATAAATATCTACATAAATAAAAAGTGGAAAAATATACTTATTAATATAGCGATAAATGACAATACAATAAAGAATATATCTGGAGCTGATAGAGATGACTTATATGGATTCGCTTTATATCAGAGGAATCTTAAATATACAAAAAATGGATTAAAGAGTCCAATTAATTCTAAATTAACAGCTGTTAATCTAATAAACTGTATAAATGACATAACTAATAGATATGGATTCACCGATTATCTAAACTATGTAATAATAAATGAAGATGGGTCTATTAATACATATAACTATCAAAATATGGTTGGATTACCACATTTAATAAAATGTGACTTTCCTGATGAATTTAATGTTAGAGTTGATTCACTAAAACATGAAGTTGTTGAGGTTCCGAATAATTTACTAAAATCTAATAAACAATTAAAGGGAGGAATTATTGATAATATTGATAATCTAAACTATTATAACGGATTACCACTATCTTATAAAATTTCAAGGAAAGAAGAGTTTAGAGTGTCAGATAAAGAACCACAAAGGGTATTAGTTAAAAACACACATGGGTTAGTCAATACGGTTTATAATAATGTTTATAGACACAGTGGATATTATATGCCAATATTTTATGAAATTGAATTATTTGAAAGGCCAGGATTAACAACATCATTATATGGTAATTATAAATTCGATACATCACTTACAAATTTTGGAAAAATAAAACAAAGAATTATATCTAAAGTTAATCCTAATAAAAATATAATGAAGCTAAAGGATAGAAAAGACTACAAATCAATATACCCCATGTTAGATGAATTTGGATACGCTATTATAGATTTCTTTATATTCAAATCCACTTGGGATTATAAATATCATATTGAATGCTCTGATAATATTAATACTAATAGTATAGGAAATAATAATTTAAGTATAGAACAATGAGAAAAAACTACATATCACCAGAATTTACATATAAGAATGTGTTTGGTACATATAATATGACTGAGCAAAGTACATTCTTTGGATCCAAGATGTTAGATATAGAAGATAGTATTTATATAAGTGACAATAATATTATATATTATCAGAACTTGGAGAATGAGCAATTAGACTTTTTAATTGAGAGTTCATTTCAACCCATTATATATAATGCTAGCAATGATAAAAAGTCTAATCATACTCTTATAATTGATGATTCTCAAAATCAATATCAAAGGGATAATCAAACTAGATGGATAATTAATATCAATCTATCTGCTATATTAACTAATTATATTTTTGCATCACTAAAACAAGCAAGAACATTTGAAGGTGTTAAGAACAATATGACGATCTATAATGATATCACAGTAGCTATGAATGAATATGTGACCACTAATGTTCTTAACAGATATAAGTATTCTAAAATAGACTTATATTTGAGATATAATGACCTAAGAAGTCAATATGTTTTAAGATATAAAAACAATTGGAATAACAAAATAATATCAGATAGTAATCTAGTTAAAAGATTACAAACTGAGACATCTTATAATTATTCAAATGTTAGAGTTCTTTTTAATCAAGAAAAACCAAGTTCTAAATATTCATTTGATTACTATTTTAATATTTTATTCGAAAAGATATAAACTTAGTTTTATTTTTTTAATAAAACATTTATGGAAAACAACGAAGAACTAAATCGTAGCTTGGTTTTACTTCTTAAAATGTTTAAGAATAGACCATATCACTTAGCTAAGTATCTTATCGATAATTCGGCTTTGAATCAGGATTTTATTAAAAAGATACTAAAGAGTGATAAGCTGAAAGAGCTATCAGATGAGAATTCATCATCTGTTGTTCCTGTATATTTTGTTGATATATCTCAAATGGATGAATTTTACAAATCATTTATAGATGATATAAAACAAATATCAAAAGAAAAAAGTATAGAAGATATCACTAAAGATCTAAATGAAAAACTTAATGACTGCATCAAAAATGAAAAATATGAAGATGCTGCTCGTATAAGAGATTATATGCTTAGAAATGGTATTAAAAGAATTAATAATAATTTTTAATTAACCTTAAACTTCTAATTTTTTTCAATTACAACATCTTGTAACTTCTAAAAAAATATAAATATGACAGAAACAATCGGAAACCCAGAATCAGCTTTCGCTTTTGAAAGCGAAGATTATTCTAAAAAAGTAAAAAAAGGAACCTCTTTTGAAAGCAAAGAGAAAGAAGATCTACTAAAGCTTTACAACTTATACTCTGTTAGAGTTCCAGTTGAAGGTGAAGTAATTTCCGCTAAATACGAAGGACTATCAGGAGGTTCATTTGTATTTAGCGTGGAAGGATTCAAAGATGACATCCGAGTAGACAACAAAGCTTCTGAGGCAAAATACCTTAAAAACTCAAATGTTGGTGATTTTATTGATGTATTGATATCTAAAATAAACCAACAAAACTTCTTTATCAGAGGAAGCATTGCTGAACTATACGAGTCAAGAGCTCATCAAAATCTTAAATCTCTTGAAGAGGGACAATCAGTAGAAGCTTTTATTAAATCAATTAACCCAGCTGGATATGATGTTGAATTGTCTTATGGTGGTGTAACACTTCCCGGATTTATGCCAAACACCTTAGCCGGCATCAATAAACTTTATGACCCTAATTCAATTGTTGGAAAAACATTTGAAGTTATGATTGAGTCATTTGCTGAACAAGAAGGAACTTATATTGTTAGTAGACGTAAGTATCTTCAAAGCCTTATTCCATCTGCTATTAATCAGTTAAAATATGGTGAAGTTTACAGTGGTCACGTTACTGGTACAACACCTTTCGGTATATTCGTTGAATTCAACGAGTGTTTAACTGGTATGATTCACAAAGCTAATGTGAATCCAGAGTGGCAAGAAAAATTAACTTCTATTAAACCAGGATTCAATATTGAATTCTACATTAAAGAAGTTATTAAGGATAAAATTATCCTTACTCAAGTTCTAAGAGAAACTCTTTGGGATAACATCAAGAATAATCAAATACTTAAAGGTGTTGTTAGAGAAATAAAACAATTTGGAACTCTAGTTAATCTTGATGATGAAACTGTTGGTCTTATTCACACTTCGGAAATGGAGAAATTAAATAAAAAATTCACACCTGGTCAAGAGATTAAAGTGAAAGTTCTATCAGTAGATAGAATGAATAGAAAAATCTTCTTAACCGTTGTTTAGAAAGAAAATTAATAATTTATTAAAAATCCATTGAGAAAGTCTCAATGGATTTTTAATAAAGACTATTTAATATATATTAAATTATTGGTATTTAATATATAGATGATGAAACACCTAATTAAATATAGATTATTTGAGTCTAATCAGGATATTGAATCTATCTGTGAGAAATATAGTATACAAAATTTTACTATAAATGAAGCTGGATCTATTGATGTGGATGGTAATGTTGATCTATCCGGTAAAGAATTATATAAACTACCTCTTAAATTTAAAAACGTAAGTGGTAATTTCGACTGTTACAATAACAAACTAATTTCTCTAGAAGGCAGTCCTAAATGTGTCGGTGATGGTTTCTACTGTTCCAATAACAATCTAACTTCACTAGAAGGCGCACCGGAATCAATTGGTGGTTATTTCGACTGTTACAATAACAACCTAACTTCACTAAAAGGGAGTCCTAAATCGGTTGGTGGTAATTTCTACTGTTACAATAACAACCTAACTTCACTAAAAGGTGGTCCTAAATGGGTTGGTGGAGATTTCAAATGTTTCAATAACAAACTAACTTCACTAGAAGGTGCTCCGGAATTAATCGGCGGAGATTTCTACTGTCAATATAATCCAGTAGAACAGATATGGAATTTATTTAGAGATAAAGATAAAATAGAATTATTTAATGATATGGATATTATCCAAGGGGATTCAATTGTTCTTGATAGATTAATCGATTTTCTAGACCAAATAGGCAAGCCTAAAAGTGAAGAAGAATTAAGAAGGGTTATTAAGGGTTATAGATTTGTAACTTAATATATAGATGATGAAACACCTAATTCAATATAGATTATTTGAATCTACCGGGGGAGATATTGAGTTGATATGTAAGGAATATGGTATAGAGAACTGTACTATAAATAGTGATGGATCTATTGATGTAGATGGTGATGTCAATCTATCCGGTAAAGGATTAGATAAACTACCCATTAAATTTAGAAATGTTATCGGTAATTTCATCTGTCACAATAACAAATTAACCTCTCTAGAAGGATGTCCTGAATCGGTTGGTGGGAATTTCTACTGTGACAATAACAAACTAACCTCTCTAGAAGGCAGTCCTAAATCGGTTGGTGGAGATTTCAACTGTTACAATAACAACCTAACTTCACTAGAAGGTTGTCCTAAATCGGTTGGTGGTTATTTCGAGTGTCGTAATAACAATCTAATTTCACTAGAAGGGAGTCCAGAATGGATTGGTGGTTATTTCGACTGTTCCAATAACAATCTAACTTCACTAGAAGGTTCACCCGAATCAATTGGTGATTATTTCGACTGTTCCAATAACAATCTAACTTCACTAGAAGGCAGTCCCAAATCGGTTGGTGGTAATTTCTACTGCAACAATAACAACCTAACTTCACTAGAAGGGAGCCCTAAATCGGTTGGTGGTGATTTCATCTGTTCCAATAACAACCTAACTTCACTAGAAGGCGGCCCTGAATCGGTTAGTGGTAATTTCGAGTGTTCCTATAACAACCTAACTTCACTAGAAGGCAGTCCTAAATCGGTTGGTGGTGATTTTGACTGTTGCTATAACAACCTAACTTCACTAGAAGGCAGTCCTAAATGGGTTGGTAGTGAATTCTGGTGTTCTAATAACAACCTAACTTCACTAGAAGGTGCTCCGGAATCAATTGTTGGAGATTTCTACTGTAGTAATAATTTAGTCTATCAAATATGGAATTTATTCAGGGATAAAGATAAAATAGAATTATTTAATGATATGGATATTATTCAAGGGGATTCCATTATTCTTGATAGATTAATCTATTTTCTAGACCAAATAGGCAAGCCTAAAAGTGAAGAAGAATTAAGAGGTTTAATTAAGGATTATAGATTTATCGTTTAATAAAAAAGTTTTTTTTTTACATTTAGAAATAGATTAAAAACACGTAGTTACTTAACCCCCCATATTGACTTCTGATATACTTGAAAATACATTTTTCTCAATTAGTAAAATTCTATCAAACATCTCTTGATTAAGAACGGCATGATGCACAACAAATATATTAATGTTATAATCATTAGAGAATGACTTTAATAACATCAATATGCGTTGTATATTATCAATATCAACACTTGAAAATACCTCATCTAAAAATAAAATATTAATATGTTTCTTGGTCCTGATAAGCTTCAAATAAGCTATTAGAATTGATATATTTGTTAGTTTTTGTTCACCGGTGCTAAGTGAATCATGTTCAATAACAGAACCTAATTGTCTGATTTCGGCGGTGAATGTTTCATCCAATCTAACATCAAATGATAATCCCATCTTCTTGATGTTTTCGCTGATAAAGTGATTAATTGGCTTAATTATACCAGCAATAATAGACTTTTTAACGCCATCTTCACCAAATATCTTATTCAGTTCTTTGTAATAAAGTTCTTTATCTTTACATAGCGCAATATTATCAGAACTAAAATTTTTCTTCTCTTTCAACTCTTCAATTGTTTTCTGAAACTCTTGAATATTAGCCGATGTTTTAGTAACAACCGGAACTGACTCGGTTGACTTTTTTTGAATTAGTTTCTCAATTTGAGATTTATAATTTTTCAATAAATAACTTAAATCATTAAAAGATGCTGTAATTTTTTCAGACATCGTTTTTAACTTAGTTTGTTTCTCCTTAACTCTTTTTATATTTTCTTCAATTTCTAACTTAATAGCATTAAATCCGTCTCTCTTTTGAACAAGAGCACTTCTTAAATTGGCAAAGTGCTCTGAATTGGTAAAATCAGTCTTACATGTTGGACATTTACCAGAATCATATAGATCAATTTCTTTTTGAACATTTTTAATATCATTTTGAGTATTGATATATTGTTTCTTTTCCTTTTCAAGTTCATCAGATAATTCATTATCTTTCTCTTTTATCTTCTCCATTTTCTCCTTCAAAGACTTATACTCATCTTTTTTAGAATTCATCTCTTCTGTTAATCTGTCAATCTCAGCTTGTATATCTTCTTTCTCTCTTTCAAGTGCCAATCTAGCTTCTTCCTTTTCTCTTTCAATTGCTTTATCAATAGATCTTTGAATTGATTCAATAGATTCATCTAATGTTTTTATTTCAGAATCAAGAGAAGCCATTCTTATTTTATTATTCTTATTGATATCTTTAAGAATACCATTTAATATATTGATAACTTCAAGATTAAATAGTTTATCTAATAGCAATTGTTTCTCATCATTAGAAAGAGATATAAAGTTTTTGAAATCATTTATAGACATTGATATAAATGATTTGAATGTTTCAATATCCATACCAATATATTTTTCTATTTTTTCATCGATGTTTGATTTACCAGATCTTTCGTTTGTGATACCGTTTTCTATTAGTTCTAATACATTAGGTGAAATGCCTCTACGAACCTCAACCTCGGTGCCGTTTGATGTAAATTTAATTCTGTTAAGTAGTTCACCATTAATTCGGTTTGGAAGTGTTGATAGGGTAGCCCATCTTTTCTTACGACCTCTTACTTTACCATAAAGTGTGTAATCAAATGAGTCTAATAATGATGATTTACCAGCACCATTATTTCCAACAAGAAGAATAAGTTCTCCTCTTTCTGTATTTAGTCTTAATATTTGTTCATTATTCCCATATGATTTAAATCCTCGAATTCCCAATTCACTTATAAGCATTGATAATTATTATTTTTTTATTTTATATTCATTTTTTATTTGTAAGTTTAATATATAGAATATGATTAAAAATTTGGTAAAATTTAACGAATCATTTAAAAATAAAAAGGACCGGAAGATTAAACTAAAATTGATACTTAGAGAAATATCTCTTTAGGACTAAAAGTTAATATTCAACCACAAATAAACCAATTGAGTAAATACATCATAATGATGATTAAAGATTATGATATTGGAAATTAGGATTTAGTGATAAGGCTTATTTTTATTTTGATAAATAAAGGTAAAAAAAACAGATAGTGATATTCTAAAAAACTAAGTATAACATTTATCAACAACCTCATTAAAATTTAATCCTAATTTCGATAATAATTCTTCTATTTTGTCTTTATCTTTCACAAATTCATCAACATTAAGATAGTCACAAATTATCTTATTTAAGAAATTTTTAGTTCTTCTGGATAATCCTGATTCTTTTGATTCGCTAACTCCTTTAAATTTTGGAACCATTTTATTTTTATAAACATCGGTTGGCTCAATTCCCAGCTTTTTACATATAGCCAATAACGATGATTCATCCTCAACGTCAAGAGGCTTATCTTTTGCATAATTTGATATTATCTTTTTTAAGATATTTGCATAAATTTTATTTGACTCAAAAACTGAAAAATTTTTAATATACCTCATATGATAAATTATATTTGAATTATATATTAAAAAATAAAAACTAAGATTGAGTACCACCAAAAGTAATATCATCTGAATCAACATCTCCTGCTAGGTAAACAGTCTCGGATGTTTTCGGGTCAAAAATAGATAAATCTAATTCATCAATTCTTGTTATCATCTCGCTCCAAGGAACAACATTCCTAATTAGATATTTAAGAATTTCTTTATATTCTTTGTGTTGTTCTATTTTAGAACCAATAGCTTTTTCAAAATCATCATCAACATTAAGTAGTATTTGTTCATCGGTATAAAAAAACATACCCTCGTAATACTTCTCTTGATAAACAAAAGAAACAAGAACAAGTATACCCTTTTCTATTTTACCTAAATAATCTAATATTGATACTTTTATTTCCATTGTGATTTATTGTAAGTTATGATAGAGTTATCTATCTTATCAGCTAAATATGTTGAATAATCTATTATCGATTACTTCAGATATAAACCTCGAAAGATACTCCAAATATTAAATATTTTTATCTAAAAAATCTGCTAAGTATTAAGAATATTTAATTCCTACAATACATAGAATTTACTATTTCTATAACCACCATATGATTTATCCGGAATATAGAGAGAATTGTATATCTTTTTTATAGTCTCAATTCGTAGGTATAATAGATAACTTTCTCTATTACCTATGTCAATTCCTTTAACTATTTCACAATTACTCATCTAATATCTTATCAATTTTATCATCTCTATTATCAATCAAATATCCAGCGTTAATTAGTGTATTCATTATAGACTTACCCATCCCTTCTCTTCCTTCTTGGAAAGCAATCATCATTTCTGTATAATAGTTGTGAATAATTTTTCTTTCACTTTTTGATTCTATATCTAATATCTTTTTCAAGTCTAAAAAATAATTACCAAAGTTCATATTTAAATTTAAATTTTATCTCCTATAATAAATTCAACTTTTTTGAATTTATCATCAGTATCAGTAAAGACTATCTGAACTTTTTCAACACCAACAAACTCTTTCGCCTCACCTGAAAACTCATTAATCATAACATCTTTTTTATAGACCACTTCAATTCCAGGCTCTTCACCTAAGAATCTTCTCATATCCTCTTTTATTTTTGATAACTTCCAATCATCAGAATTGAAGTCGATATTAGAGATATATTGCCTAATAGCCATTTCTTTCATTGAACTCATATATTTTTATTAATTTTTTCTATCTTACCATCTTTATTATCTTCTTTATACTTATCCATTAATTCAGCGATTATTTCCGCCTCTTTTTTATTAGTATTTTTACCAATAGGTATAATAAATTTCATTCTTACTTGATTATTACTAATTTCATTCACACATACATTATATTTTATTTTTTATTTTATTATTTAAAATCTACCACCTCTATCTAAAACATAAGTATTAGTTGATGATATTAACTCTAAAATATCATTTATTGATTGTGATAATTTTCTAAACTCCTTTATATCATCATCATTTAAATCAAACCACTCACCATTAATCTTTTTTTGTTTAAATATCTTTTTTAATCTCGCTTCAATTTTTGTTCCCCACTTTGATTGAAAAGTATCTATAACATAAAAAGATGAGGCATTGCCAGTTTTAAACTCTCTTATTCTATCATCAATTGATCTCCTAGTATATCCTATCTTATATAATTTCCTATTATCTATTTCAGCACAAATTAAATAAACATTAATCATTTGGTATATATTATACCAAATGATTCCCCAAACATATTTTTATAGTATTTATTTATTGTATCAATATTTTTATTTATGCCAAAAAAATTCAATTTATTTTACCTTTTCTAATTTGTTTTTTTTGAAATATAAAAAATAGAAATATGAACCTTTTTGTATAAATTCTAAAAATACCAATCATAATCCTCTACCTAATTTACCAAGTATTGAATTATCCTCATTATCAATAGAAGATGATGTAGAATTTTCGTATCTATAATCAAAATAGAATAACATTTCAGGACCTTTATAATCAGGATGTTCTTCTATTTTCTTCTCCGTATAGTCAGTATCTTCGATAATAGAGTCTATTTTACTATCACGATTTTCTGCCTTTATTTCTGCTTTAATTCTTTCCATTTCTTCTTTTGAGGTACCACCCGATCCTTTCATAGGTTGAACTGAAACTAAATCCATTGCAATAGACATAGACATTGGTAAAATTGAAGGAAATTCTTGTTGTGGTTGTTTTAGGAAATCTTCATTAACATATTGAGACATCCAATCAGATTTACTACCAGTAACACCCATCGAATTAAGTATGTGTACCCATTTATCTAAAGCTTGTTTCTTAAAGTCATCTGCACTTTGGGTCATCTAATTAATCTTTTTTTCTTTTTATAAGAAAAAGATTAATAATAGTTTAAAACATCATATTCTTTTTTAATTCGATCCTTTAACTCAATTTGTTCATCAACTGATATTTCACCATATTCTTTCATATACCAATCAATTAGTTGATCAATAACAACATCTTGGGCTTCTCCATTGTTATGTTCAACATACCAATCATATTCGGAATCATACTCGTCTGACCAATCTGGATCGACCCATTCAAGTAACTCGTTATCAAATAAGATGTTTACCTCATCCTCGCTAAATTTATCTTTTATTTTAGTTATAGCAAATTCAACGTCAAATTCTACATTAGACTCACTTAACCAAGGTGGTTCGCCCATTCCATTTTGCCAACCTCTTGATGTAATATCATCTATTTTGTCATCGGTATCTCTTGGATACATACCATCAGGATCTTCCTTATATGATTTTTCTAATCTATTTTTTCTTTTCTCAGCTTCTTTTTTCTGTAAATAAGGTGAGTTAGAAATAGCAGTTTTTTTAGCCTTTTCTTGTTCTTCCTTTTCCAAGTCAGAATAATTCTCATTAAATTTTCTTAAATATTTCATATTCCAATTATTTTTTTTTATTTGTTTTAGGAAATTCTGTATATATTTCTTTATAACTTTGATTACCACCTTCTAAAGATGATTAACCCAAGATTTATTTTCAATATATTTATAAGCCTGTAATTTTAAAGATTCGTTATTAGACTCGTTAGACTCATTAAATCTTCTTATCTTATTCATTTTTTTACTATTTTTTTTTATTTTAATTTAATATGTATGTATAACCAAAATGATTGTGGTTTAACACTTATTAAAACTTTACTACCCCACCTTTTAGAAAGTAACCAATTGGTAAAATTTGTTTTAATATTAATAAACTCACCCTCATCTAACTTACCATTATCCCATCTACCAACACCATAATATCCAAATGAAATAACCTTATCCTTTAAAATAGGAGCTAATTTCTTTTCATGATATCCAGGATTAAAATCTTTCATATCTGTTTTTATTCTACCAAGAGTAATTATATCAGATAATGTTAGATTCACTAATTCTTTTTTAAGAGAGTGAGCTGATTGTGATTCTAATGTTGTTATCCATTTTATAGATGATGATGATAACTTAAATTCTCCGATTGGTGATGTTTTATCATCATAAATTATACCATATTCAAAAATGCCATCACATCTAACACCATAGTATAAGTTAACTTCATTTTTACCGTAATCAATCATATCGGAATATCTCGATAAAGACTTAAATCTATTAAATATACTTTTAACATCAATAGAATTCAAGTTTGGATAATAATAAAACAAAAGGAAATTATCAGGACATTTTTCCCAATTAGCATTGATCATTTTTTGACCAAGAGCCGTTAATGACTTCAAGAATGAACTAAATATTCCTTTACCAGCCATTGTGATTTCGGACTCTGTTAATTCTTCTATATTAGTTGAGACAATTATATTAGGATCTTTGTCTTTAATACCATTTTGTAGATATTCTTCAATTTGTGATTTTATTTCAGATTGAGTTCTTTTATCAAGAATATTAATAGCATTTGATAGATCTATACCAGGATTAATATCTTTTGTGTATCTACCAACTATGTTTTTCACATAATCATCTTCAATTAAAGACTCAACCCATTCACCCAATGAGTTAAATTTCTCAGACTCTGATATAAAGTCAATATATTTTTTCAATTTCATAACTTATATATTAAAATAGCGGATTTATATTTTAATATATAATTTATGTCAAATGGTAGAATTAATACGAAACAATTAAATGGACTAGTATCAATTGAAAATGGTGGAACAAATAACTCGACTTTTACACAAAGTCAAATAGTTATAGCATCAACTGCATCACTTGTTTCATCAGGTTATAAGTTCAATGATTTCGGAACAGCGTCTAGTGATATATGGACAGCTGATAAGATAATATCTTATATTGAAAATAAAATTATTAATCAAGGAACAAAAGCTGGTTATGTAGCGGGATCATCATTTAGTTCACCACCACAAAGATATTACGATGTAACATTTGATACCCCATTTAGCGGACCTAGCTATTCAACTTCTATAATAGGAAATGTATCAAGATCATGGTCTATATCAAATCAAACAGTAAATGGATTTAGAATTCTATCAAATTCTAATGCGGCTATCACTGGAAATGTGTATTGGATGTGTATAAATAATGGAGAATCTAGTTCAGCTAATAAAGGTCAGTTGGGTGTAGCATTAAATGGAAATGGATATGTAATAACAACTGGAGTAAAAGCATACTTAACAGTTCCTTATTCAGGTATAATAACAGGATGGGAAATACTTGGAAACGCTACTGGTAGTATTGTAGTTGATGTTTGGAAGGACACATATGATAATTACCCACCAACATTATCTGATAGTATATGTGGCAATGATAAACCAACATTATCATCTCAGATAAAAAATAATAATAATATATTAACCGCTTGGTCTACAACAATAACAGAAGGTGATATAATTGCATTCAATGTTGAGTCAGCGTCAATAGTTACACAAGTTACTTTAACATTAAAAATAAATAAAACATAATGGCAACAAAAGCTTTAAATTTTAAATTCACAGGCACCACAACTCCTATATCATCTTATGATGAAACTAAGATAAATTTAGGAAGTTTAATAAAGAAATATACAGGACCTTTACCAACTGATAAATTTATAGGACCTGCTAAAATTGGATTAGCAAGACCAATGGAGCAATCCACTCCTATACCAGGAATATATCCTCATGTTATACCATTCTCATCAACTATTGATTGGGTTTTTCTAGCAGATAACTCAAATGCAGCATCCACAAGAAGAATTATTCTATATGAATATAATAAAGAAACATCTATATTTAACTGGAAAGGGTTTATAACATTAACATATCCCACTGCAACAGCTCATACAATAAGAGGGTTTAGTGTAAGTAGAGAATTATATACAACTGGAACAGTTGGTGTATCGGGAACGACGGTTACTGGATCAGGAACATCTTGGTTAAGTGATAGAATGTCGGTTGGTTGTAGAATTGGTTTTGGATCAACTGATCCAAGTTTAATATCAACTTGGTACGAAATATCAAACATAGCTGGAGAAAACTCAATAACACTAACATCTAATGCGGGGACAATATCTCCCGGTACACCATATGTAATAGAAGATATTATATTAATAACAGCAAATTTAAATGTGACTGCTACAAATGGTGGTCTATTTATAGCAAAAGGTATTAGACCAGAAATATTTACATCAACTGGAACAACAATACCAGCAGCTACAACAGTTGATAATATAAGAGCGGTTTATTGGTTAGCTGATGCACCCACAGTAACAAATACTACACCATGTGGATCGGCACTTAATTCAAGAACAAACTGGGTAAACCAATTGGTTTATGTATTAAACGCAACAGGACCTAGAGTATATTGTTATAACTTTCGAGCCCCACTAACATTAACTGCCGGTAGAGACACAACAACAAATACGATACAAACGGGTAATCAAACGGTGACAGGTACCATATCACAAACAAATAATGGCAGAATTGGTACACTTTCACATGGACCTGGATCTGGAATACCATCTTTATATTTTGTAACAACAACTCGTGTTTATAGATGCGCATTAACCGGAATAACAAATGGTAGTACTACTTGGCAATCTGATGCAATGGTTGAGATACCACCAGGTGGAACAAATACATACTCACCTACTAGCGTAATGACTTCATGTGAAATATCATCAGATATTGATAGATTGGTTATATCCACATCTGGTGCGGCTGGTGCTAGAAGCTATATTACTAAATATAATACAATTTCAGATCCATTTGACCACATATTTCTAAATGATGATAAACAACTAGATCAATCATCAGCGGATTCAGGAAGTGTTCCACATCCTGCTATATTATCATTGCCATTTTCTTTCTGGATAGAAGGAGGAATATTATATCTAGCTAGAGTTGGCACAACTGCTGCAACCAATCAATTATATACTCTACCAATAGGAGCTCACTTGAATTATGCAATTCAAAATAGTCAGTTATTAATAACTCCAAAATTAGACATATCTGAATCAAGTAGGTTATATAATATATATGTAAATAAAATTGAAAAACTAGGAACAGATGCATTTTCATTGCCAACTGAACCATGCAGAATTTATTATAGAACATCTGGTATATCCGATAATAGCGGAACTTGGAATCTACTAGATGATAGTGGTGATTTATCTGGAGTAACCGGAACAGAAATACAATTTGCTTTTTCATTTAAGGTAATAGGAACTACTTGCATTCCAGCTAGATTGATGGGATTTAGTCTTATATACGAAGATAACTCAACAGATGGTCATTATCAACCATCTGTTGCTAATTCAAATATCACAACAAATGTATTTGCGTATAGGCAATCTATTTTATGGAACTCAAATATACCAAATATGAGAATAAGATTGTATAATGCATCAACAAATAACTTAATACTAGATGATGATATTACATCATCTGCTTATGGAACTTGGGAGTATTCATCAAATAATGGAACATCCTGGAATGCTTGGGATAATACACAGGATGTTGTTGGTAATTATATTAGATACACAGCAAATTCATTACCTGGTGGTACAAGAATAAAAGCTTTGTTAACTCAAGCATAAAAATAAATTGATATTATGATAGATGATATAATTTTTGGAAGTACAGCATCTGGTGACACATGTAACTTTATACTAGAAACACCACCAACTATTAGTGGTGTAATATCTTCATACTCACTGGATGGATCATCATATGATTATATTGCAAGTGGAGAAGCAATATCAATAATAATAAATTAAAGATTATGATACACTTAACAAAAGGTCAAAAAGTTTTAAGTAATCCTCAATATGTTGTTTATGAGGGTGGTGATTATAATGATACAGATCTAGTTCAGGTATGTAATTCGAATAACCCAGAAATACCAATTTATAGTTATCAAGCATTTTTCATACAAAATGGATATGATTATCTATCCGAACCTGTTAATAACTTGAAATTTAAAATTGGAGTTAATGATCCGCTTATAGTTGACTATGATATATTAGGGTTTCATAAAAAAAGAACAATAGTTAAAGGAGAATTAACATCAATAGAATATTACAGAAATTTTGATGGTGTGTCATATAGCGATCTATTAATTAGGGAGAGTAGAACATATACAAGAAATGAGATTGGTATTATCATATATAGAGACGTACTAATTGAGTGGTATCTAACAGATAATAGTGTTGGTGCTACAAAGTCTTGGAGAAAATATTATTCACCAGAAGAAGCCATTAATGAGGGTATATCAAGAAGAAAGAATATGTTAGCTTTGGCAAAAACAGTTCTATTAAGAGAGTTGAATTTGTTAGTAGGATCACCAACTAACCAAATTTATGCTTTTGACTTATTAACTACACTATCGGTACAGATAAAATATTTTGAAGAAGGCTATACACAACCACTTAGAGATGCTATTAATTCATCAACAAAACCATACTTAAATTCAAATATTAAGGCAATGTTGATTGAAGAGTTAACATTCTAAATAATAAAATAATATATAGATAGGAATGACATTTAGTATATATGATATAGAAATAAATAATAGTCTAGCGTTAAACGCTGGAACATATTCGTATTATATATATGGTACAACATTATCAAATAATGTAAATTTATTTTTACCAACAGCATCAAATGGTGAGACATTTATACTTTCTAATAAACCTCAAACAATCTATAATAAGATTATACTATCATCAGGTAATAATTTAATAGACGCAACAAGTATTAAAGGATTTACTATATCATCAGCCACTCCTAGTATAGGAGACATATTAATATATGATGGTGCATCATGGTACCCAACACCTGAATCCTTAGGTGCTTTATATACCTGGACGCCTACTTCTACATTTACAGAAGGGCAGAAGTTTGCATGGCAAGCGGCGACTAATAATTGGATAATTTATGTGGTTAGAAATGGATTTACATTGAATGCTGGCGAAACACCTTTTACTGATCCTGAGAAAGTGGATAAACTAAATCCATTTAGTACCTTCTCATTAAAATACATGACCTTAAATCCTGGCAATATAAATAATGGTAATGGTTTATTAGGATTACAAAATTGGTTATATGATGAAGTAAATGATAAGTATGTAATAGCAGGCGGACCCAATACTGATAACGTAATAATATTTACCAGACCTAATGTTAATGAAATATACACAGGTATTACAGGTATTAACTGTGGTCACGATGTTATGAGAGTAGTTTATATAAACAATGAATATTGGGCTATTAATAATAATGTAGCTGGTACTTTAACAATAACAAGAATAAATGCTGTTACTAATACTATTATTGGAACATTTACAAGCACATATAGTGGTACTCTATCTGGGGGAAATTACATAGTTAGAAATAATCGTTTATACTATGCATCGTTTCAATCAACTTCTTCTTTTTTTAGATTATATGAAATAGATTCTATTACTCTTACAACAACATTATTAATAGATCAAACTACAGGATCTGGATTTACATATATGGTTTGGTGGTTTGATGAGGTAAATGGATTTATATGTACAAGTACAAATGCTGCTAATAGTTTTAGGGTGTATAATATTAATACATACGCATTGATTGGTACGTATAATATGCCTTATTTTGGAAATAATTCTTATTATATACAACCTGTTTATGCAAGTAATGGAAAAACTTATGTAATTTTTTCACAAAGTAATTTTGGTAGTTTAAGAATTCTTGAAATAAACCAATCAACAGGAGAACCTACAGCAGTATTAACAATAGGAAATTCAATAACTGCCCCAAATAATGCTTATCAAGTTTTATACGATGCAAGTAACCCTGATTGGGCTTTATTTGCAGCTAATAATAATCCATTAGGTATAGCTTATTTTATTAATGTTATAACAGGCGAATCTGTTGTGATTAACATAACGATGTTTTCACAATTAAGATATTTTAATAAACAACTTGAATATTATTATTATATTGGTCCTGCTGGTGTTGCAACTGTTAGACATATTTTAAGATATGATTTTAGATAAAAAATTAAAATGCTATGAAAGTACAAATAATCAATAATAAAATAGTAGCTATAGGTGATTTAGAAGATAACGGTAAAAATGAAGTTTTTGACATAGATGAAAATATTTTACCTCGTACAGAAGAAGGAAATATTGATTATGGCTTACTTTTTAGTCAAGAATTTAAGCATAATGAGTTATTAGATTCGGATTCATTCAATTTAGCACTTAATAATTATCTTACTGCTTCTTATAATGGTTCAGTTATTTCAAATTCATCTGAATTTCAATCAATATCAGTATCATCTGATTCAACAGGATCAGAAGGTGCTACCGGATCAACATGGCCAGCAATGATAGTAGTACAATACACCAATACATCACCACAATCAATAGGTGTATCATATACCACATTAACAAACATGAGTGCTTCATTATCAACAGGAACATATGTTGTGAACTTTAGTGGAAATTTCACACTATCTGGAAATGCACAAGCATCAATTACCATGTTTGTTGACAACACCGAAGTTGGATCAACAAATGGATATACATATAGAGAATTTGGAACAATTGCTTCTAATGGATCAAATGATTGGATAGGATCCGTGCATACACAAGGATTTATTACAATAACAGGTACTCAAATTGTTGATATTAGAGGTAAGTACACAACTGCTGGAATAAGTAGGATATTTAATAATGGATCTATGATAATTATAAAAATAACTTAATGTTATAATGGAAATTACTAAAAAATAAATCTAAAAGATGAAAGAACTATTTCAAGGATTATGGGCTCTTATATGGGCAATTATGGTGAGTATATTGGTATTTAGCATTGGAACTTTATATTCACTAGGATATTCGATATGGTTATCAATATCACTAAAAAAATGGTATGCTTTTTTTCACTTTTTGGTGGAGACTAATTGATGGATTCTCAGCAGCTATTGGACATGCACTATTTGAATTAGCCTACGCATTGGATTTAGCATGGAATGTAAATGGTGAAATTATAGAAGATATAATAACAGCTGAAGAGAAAACACACTTCACAGAAAAGAATATTTCAGTTTCAGCAACAACTGGTGATTTAGAAATAAGAGGAAAATTAAACAAGACTGGTAAAATATTCAGTAAACTATTAAACTTCTTTTTTGGACAAAAACAACATGCCATAGATGCCTGGCTTTATACAAAGGCAAAAAAAGAATTAAGAGAAAAATACTTCGAAAAGAAAAAAAGATTCAAAATTTGAGAGGTTTTTTTATATCCTTATTAAGAAACTCTTGTTAAGTAGTGAACTGTTATAACATCTGTATTATCTATTGTATAATCCAATACATTTGGATTTATATATAAAACTGAACCATTTTCAACAGTAATTGTACCACTAGCCCCATTATCAGTAGAGAAGTAAGCCGCTGCTGATAGTGTAGCAGTTGTCGGTAAAACAAATGCCCCATTTATAAAAATTTGTGCAATTCCATCAGATGGAATTGAGAATGTATAACCTAAGACATTTTGTGGTAAGTTTATATTCTTAGGAAATGTTCCAGTTGGCACATTCATTATAGCTATGTTCTCTTGCGCACCAACAGTAGATAATTTATTATCAATAGCTGTTAAAGCTGATTGAATTGTTGAATTAGTAGCTACTGATATAGTAGGTAAATTAGATGTTGTTAATATTGTATCAGCGTCCGCAAATAAAGCATCGCCACTAAAAGTAACACCTTTTATAACATTTATATCGATTACTCCCGCTGTAAATGATAAGCCATTTCCAGCTATTGAGGATGCCACCTCAACATTATCATTGTTTATTGTTAGACCATTTGCTGTATTAACGTTTAATTTACCACCGGATGCAGTTAAACCACTCCCTTCTAATTGAAGAGCAACAATTGAATAATCTACTTGTACAGTAGAACCAGTACCACTACCTGAGAACGTTAAACCACCGTTATCTGTCAATTCGACATCAAGTGAAGCAGTAGGACCACTTAATTGATTACCACTAATACCTCTACCAGCAACTATATCAAGTATAGCATCACCAGCACTTATAACAGTTAGTGCTCCGTTACCATCAATAGAGATTGTTGTTGGGTCATATTTAACATATATACTATCTGAATTAACTCCGATAGCCGTAGAACCAGTTATATTAATAACTCCCGATGAGAATGTTAAACCATCCCCAGCAACAGTATCGGATATCTGAACTGAGTCATTTATTATTGTTAATCCGTTTGATGTATTAACATTTAATTTACCACCAGATGCAGTTAACCCATTTCCTTCAAGACCTTCAGATACTTGGACATAATTAATATCAACAGTATTGGGATTAACTATTATACCATTACCGGAACCAACCGATAAAATACCATTATTAATTGTCAAACCATTACCAGCAACATAATCGGCAATTTTTAATTTACTCGTTGAGAAAGTTAAACCAGAATTAGGATCTAAGTCAACGAATATATTGTTTCCAGTATTTGATAAACCCTCACCCCATGTAAATGAGCCAGCTCCATTAAACTGCGTCCAATATTGAGTGTTAACACCAACAGAAACCGTAGAACCTGGAGCATCTGTGTCATATAGAATCCAACCTGTCTGACTATATGTTACACCTCTCTCAACAAATGTATAATTTCCTAAAGAAACTTCATTTCCTGGATCACCATCTGAATCATCAGCTCTTGACCAAGCAGTAACACCAACAACATAGATACCATTATCTACCGCGCTTGATTGACCAACTAATAATACTCTTGATCCAACAGATGCTGTTACGCCATCTATGATTTGTATACCAGATAATGATGGAATATTATTAACTGATACTAAATAAACAGATTCTTTTGGATCTAACCCAGAAGAAAGTGAATCAACATATTGTTTTGTGACGAAAGCCTGTGGAATATTAGGAACTTCATATGTCCCTAAATATGATCCTGTGCCAAAAAGGTAGGCACCTTGACCGCCAGAAATATCCAATTTTAATAAATCTATCGATGTATCTCTAATTTGTTTACCGTGAATTTTACCGTTCATATCGTAGTGTTTTTTTCTATTCTATATATTATTTAAAATTATTAATTTTTTTCCTATATCACTGAAAAACTACCACCTGGTTCAGTGTTAGTTTCTATTCTTATAAGGTCAGTTGGTTCAACTTGATAACCAAGTGACGCCTCATCAATAATCAATTCATTAAGTGAATTATATGTCCATCTATAAATCAATATACCATTTATAGTAACCGATATTATATTATCTCTTCTTATATTAGAAGTTAGTGGTATTATATTAGATGTTCCTGTTGTCTCAATTATATTCGTTAATCCACCAACAAAATTAAAACTACCTAATCTACCAGTATATTTGAAATATTTAATAATTGGTGGATTAGTTGGAGTAACAACGGGAGTAGATGGAAATCCACCATAGAATGTAATTACATCTCCTGATATTTTCCAATATGGAATACTTGTCGCTGATATAGGTGTCATGTCAACTGATGAGAATAATAATGGTTGATAAAAATCACCATAATCATCCGGAACAACTCTTGTCTTTTGGTTTGGATCGATCACAAATGAATAACTATTCTGAACCCAACTCATAGTTGCAGATGATGATGCAACTATTGTGGATGATAAAGCATCATTTATATCTGTTGGTATTAAATTAGATTCAACCCATAGATCTTCAATTAATATATCACCTTTTCTACTACCTGTATTTTGTTGACTAATAACATTATTATTGAAGTCAATATAGTTCTGAATCTGCTTATCAATAGAGTAAGGAACCTTAGTCCTTAAAATATCTAATTGTTCCTGTAATTTAATTAAAGCCGCTTTAGCTTCATTGATTGTTCTAAAGTCTAATGAGTGAACCTTATTATACTTTAAATTTATTCTCAAAAGATTATTAGATATATTAAGTCTTGTTACAGAAAATGGATTAATAGTAAATTGAACTACATCATTATTGTTGTAGATCTGTATATTTCTATCTGAATCCGACAATGGCTTTAAAAACTTATCCAAACTAAAATTCATCTAATAAAATATAATTTTTATATAACATTAATATTAACTAATACATTAGGACTATTAGTTGCTATATCACTAAAGTTAAATGTAATAATGTATGATCCTGTTGCTGTTATAGTATTATAATTATTGTTTAAATTATCGGTTATAACAACACTTGATGATGTTAATGTTATAGCACCATCTCTATTATCTGTTACAATATCAATAAGTCCATTTAGTATATCAGTCTTATTAATAATTCCACCATAACTATATAATGATGTGCTTGTACTAAATGTAACACCTTGTGAACTATTATAAGGAACACCATATGTTGCGCCATTTAATGCAATAAAATCACCATAAGGATTGAATGTTGAGTTAAAGAATATAATAGGTGGAACTAAATCTTCAAGTGGATCTATATCATCTATATCAACACTTGGATTTTCTAATACATAATTAATTAATGATTGAGCCTGTACAGCATCAAACTCTGTCAAAAACTGTAAGAAGATAGGTCCCAAACTTGAATCATATATTGTTAAAATATTACCTACTCTCTCAATAGATTGTATATTGACCAACATTATGTAAACCAATGGTCTTGGAGGATTACTCTTATCATTTATAACGATAGACTCACCAATAATATGTGTTTTAATATCAGTATATTCAAGACCAACAAATGATCTACCTGATTGATTTATTGTATCTGTGAAGAATGAATAGTTATCATCAATAACTGCAACCATCACATCAAGATATACCGGATATTTAGTATTTGGGTTAGATAGATAAATCTGTTGAACTCTGTTTGTAGAATTACCGGTTAATACCATCATCTGCGCAAAGTAATAGTTTCTATAAAAGTCGTTGTAATAGTTCCAAATAACATAATTATCAGCTTCAATAACTGATTTAGCATCATAGGTGGCTTTTATTGCTAAAAATGTTGCATTATCACCCAAACCTAAATGGTTTAGTAAGTAATTAACCTGACCGGCTTTTAGTATTATTCTACTTTTTAAAATCTGCTTATATGGAATCCTCAAGTCCGATAGTATAAGCCTCTCTCTTATATTAGCTCCTTCAATTGAAATGAAGTCGCCACCGTTAGTTTTTATATATTGACTACTAGGTCCAAATAAGGAATTACCACCACATCCTATTGTTGACATAAACGACTATTTAATTTTAATTTATATATTAAAAATAAATAGTCATTTTATAATCTAATGTGTGATTCATATAAGATATTCGGTTTCTATTAGATATCTATTCTCAATTGATGAACTATTAGACTCATCAACTCTAGTTATCTTAAATCTATAACCCTTATTAAGTGTGAAATATGGTATATTTGATAACTCTGTTGAATATGTACCATAATAACCAATAGGGTCATGTATATATTTAGGAAGTGTAGCACTTGCGCCATAAGCTACTAATTGAGAATTAGAACTAATGTCTAAGTATAAATATGAATTGGTAACACCAACACTATCAACCCTATATTGACCTGAGAAGTTAAATACTGAAGTAGTACCAACCTGGAAGTCATTTAGCATTAAAGTATCACCCTGTTTAATAGAGTTATTTACTAACATATAATGAGCATTTAAAGGAACCTCCAATATATTACCTGCATTTAATATTATAGGTTGATTTAAATTAATGTCAAAGTTAAACTTATTACTTATACTTGATAAATTAGGCTGTTGAGTAACACTATTATAAAATATTGGCAAATCTATATCAGTAATAATAGGTGTTTCAACTGGTAAGTTATCTAATGGATTAATAACCGGAACATTTGATTGAATATTTGAACCAGCATTCTCCACATCTTCCGGTGTTGAGCTATCAACCATATACTTAATATATATATCCAGTTTTTTATTTTGTGTTGATAAAGCATTTGAATCAACTAAAATGTAACAAGATTGTCTATAATCCAAATCTCTATCCAATACGATTGTTAATTTATCCTCATTAGGCAATGTAATATCAACTTCATCATTATTCGTAACTTGAATAAGAAAATTCTTATTCTCAGGAACATTGATGTTCATAGGTATAATACCTTGAGTAGTATATAAATCAGTTGTATTTATTTTAATAATCTGCTTATATGAAGTATCTATGTTTTCCAATTTCAATGATGAGAAGTCTGGTAATTGTTCAACAATAACTTTTATACTATCGGAATCTTGAATCTGATTTGTTTTATACAGTTGAAGTAACCCTTCAAGATATTTCATTCTAGCATTTAATGTATTAATATCAGTTTGAGTATATAACAGTTGTCTTATATTCTCGATCTCTTCTTTTATTGTAATTTGTTCAGCGAGTATATTAAGAAAGCTATCATTAATAGATGCTAATCTCGCCATAGCATCATTAAAGTTATTCATGCTATAAAGAGTATTAATAGCCTCAGGATTATAAGAATCCTGTGGATTCTCATTGATAATGTTGAAACTCAGATTTAAACTAAACGCATAAGATGTACCATCTTGCATTCCATTAGTAACTAACTTCTTGAAAAGTGGAAGTCTTATTGAAGTTTCTTCATTAACTGGGTTGTTATCTGGGTGATCCAAGAAAGATATACCATAAAGGTTAGTTGAAACATTTCCGTTAATATCCTCTATTGTATAATACCATAATATAGCATTAAAATCAAAATCCTTTGGTGGCTCATTATTAACTTCAAGAGCATTAAATTGATCAAATGTCCTTAAAACTCCACCATTAATATTCATTTTAACATAGTGATTTGTGTTAAAATCAACTATAACACCATCAATTGTCGACCCGTCTATAATAGGGGCATTTATATCACCATTTATACCATAATAATCACCGCTTCTTCTTATCATATCACCGGTAGATAATTCATATGTATAGTCTTCCGTATCAAAATGACCAAAATAACTACCTGGATAATTTTGAGGTGTATTAACTATTGGTGATGTAAATAACTCGGCTCCTATAATCTCTGGTTGATATTGACTAGGTATAATAGGAAATACTAAATTTGGCTTATAGTTATTATCAGAATGTATTCTAAATAGTACATCTGGCGTTCTACCAGTATGGTCAGGAATCAAAGCATATACCTCAGTATATGATCTATTAGCCTCCTGAACATTATTAATACCATTAACCTCACCAATATATTGAACTAATCTATGATATACCAATTCAGCAGTACCAGTAGTTTCTAATATCTCAGAAGTTAAAATAAAATCACCATCACCACTATCAAGGTCAAAAATAACTTTTTGACCTTGTGTAGCACCAGCAGGTATCACTTTTAAAACTTGCATTTGTAATGTACCTTCCTCAATCCCAGGAATCTCATAATTAGTCACATTACTAACATTTGAGAATTTAACAATATCACCTACTCTAAAATTAGTTGTTGAGAAAAATTGAACCTCTAACTTCTGTGATATAACATTACTTTCATAGAAAGAGTATATAGGCCAAGGAAATACTTCTCTTTCTCTCCAAAGATATTCTGGAAAATAAGTATCATCTAATGGGTTTCTACTAGCAAATTCAGCAAGATTTGAAAAGTACTCATCTTCAGGTGTTGCTGGTTCAAAATCTATAAGATTTAACTTTTTACACCACTTCCAAAATATTTTCTCGGTTGGTGTATAAGGTTCATTATTATCGTAATAATATTCACTATTATTTAATCTAGATTCTTTTATAACCACTTCTTGATTAGCAACATAGTTTCTTAATGACTCAATTAGTTGTTCAGAATAGTTAGTTGGAGGCGTTGCATTTTTTGATTTCTTAAAATTATCAAAGTTCCAATATATTGGAGTTGCTTGTGTACCACCGAGATTAATAAGTTGTTGTTTTGGAAAATTCAACAATATATATTTTGAAAAATACATTTTGTAATTTTCATTCTGATATGCTGCAGATATATCTTCAGCCGCTCCTGGAAAAGCATAAAATGATGTACCATTTGACTTTAAAAACTTATACAGAGGTGTAGAGGCCATTTATTTTTAATTAGATTTTATTAACTATATATAATTATTCACAACTTCTGTTTGTAATAAAAAGGATTAAACAAAGTCAAGTTTTCACATATAAAAAAAAATAATAATAATAAAAAATGTTAGGTCACATATACTACGCTATAGGTCTGTTCATTTTAATATCTATAATATCATATATATCAAGATTCAAAAAGATACAATCTATAAGTGAATGGGTTGAGAAATTCAAAAATGTAACCGGAAAAGATCCTCAAAAAGAAGATTATAGATCAAAAGAAGAATTAAATCTTTTCTTAGGTATATCTGTTCTAAATTTTATAGAATTTATGTGGGCTCTTGGTGGATTACTAACAGGTAGTTGGTATATTTTCTTATTTCTTTTTATTTACTCTATAATAATAGGATTTTTAATAAGACCTATAAAGTTTACTTCATTTGGTAAGATAGCAATACTTCATTTTATAATACTGAAATTTTTAGTATATTTGTATTTAATAATAAATCATTTTCATTTACATTACGATACTTTAAGTATTATTAAATCATACATATGACTATAATTTTCGGTGAAGGATGTTCAGGTAAATCATCTTTAGCTTTAGAGATAGCAAAAAAACAGACATCATTAAAAAATAAAAAAGTTATATATTTTGCACTAGATAACGATAAGTCGCTAGAAAGAAAAATACTTTCTTGTCCAAAAATAAAATATAAATACATCACTTCACCTATAATGCTCGATATCGAGTTCGCAATTGAGGAAGACACATCATTTATTGTTATAGACTCAATAAATTGGATAAAATCAAATAGTCTTAAAGATATAATCAGAAGCCTTGACTATATTGAATTGTTTTATAAAGTTGAAGTTATTGCAATCTATAATACATTAAGAATGGTTGATGTTTCATCAAAAATACTTATAGATGCTTGTAAAGGAACAAAAATGAAAATGTTGGCAACTTCTAAGAAAAGTAAAAAATTTACAGTAAAAAGAGAATCATCAAACAGAGGATAACATCTTAACAGCTTCCTCAATAGCTCTCTGAGTTCCTTTTATCATATAGTCATATAATCCAAATGAGTTAATCTCACTCGGAACCTCATCAAAGAATTTAGAATCATTTAATATTTCATCTATATCATTTCTCCATTTAAGGTAAAAATCATAGATATCTGAGTCATTTATCAATCCCTCAATTTTAACATCTGTTGGGTTTTTTATAAATGATTCTAAAAATGATTTATACTCACCACCTGATTTCTCAATAGTTTTCTCAATCATAGATTTCAATTCCTCTTTGAATTCAGTAAATTTATTAGAATCAGTAGTTTTATTCTCTACCGTCTCATCAGCCTCTTTTATAAATTGTGAATATCTCTTTAACATAATCTATATATTAAATTCATAATCTAATTTTATCCCCAAGTACCATTAAATACACCATTGTACCAGATACCACCGTTCCAATTACCATTTTCAAAAATACCATTAGTCCATATACCAGACTCCCAATTAGATCCCTTAAATTTACTAACAACTCTCAATCCTAAATCATATCCACTAAGAGAGTATGTTAACGAATATGTGCCGATATTACTTAGATCTCTATTTACATAAAGGGTTGTATAATTAGTAATTAGATCTTCAACTTGATACAAAACCTTATATGTATATGGGTTATCATTGCTTCCATAAATTGAGAATGTATTGCCAATATTGTTGTCAATAATAGATATCTCATCACCAATATTGAATTTAAATACACCATTAACATCAATTGTATTATTAATCGTATCAATACCAACAACTTGTATATCATCCAATATACCACCATACCAGTTACCTGACCTAAAATCAATATTGTAGGCAATACCACCATACCAGTTACCAGATAACCATAACCCAGTTCTCCATATAGAAAGTTTATGATCATCAGCAACATCCGGTTGACCATTATCATTTAAATTTAATCTTGAGTGGAAATCACCAACAATCCATTTACCAGCATGCCAAGTGGATGTTCTACTATTATATGATTTAACACCGAATCTGGACTTCTTACCATTCTTTTGATCCCAAACACCATTGTACCAAATACCATTCTCAAAGTCTCCACCATTCCAATTACCATCAATCCAATATGAAGGCTTATTATCTGTGTTAAATATACCATTATACCAAGTACCAAGAACCCAAATACCTCCAATAAACCTACCATCTAACCAATGACCATCATTCCATATACCATTAAACCAGTCTCCGTTCTTCCAAGTACCATCATACCATCTACCATTGTACCAGGTGCCATTTTCCCAAGTACCATCATACCATCTACCATCAAACCATATAGAATTAGTTCTATTAGATTCATTATTAATTGATATTGAAATAAGTTTATCTTCTATCGAATTTGATTTCCAAATACCACCATACCAATCACCAGATATCCAAATACCGGATACCCAAGTAGCTGTTTTACCATTAGATGATCCAAACCATCTACCACAGTACCAAATACCACTATACCAAATCAAATTTTGATTTGCATCCATTCCAATTAGAGCATCTGATATCTCAGCCTCTAATAACCAAGGATACAGATTGCTAATAATATCCAATGTCAATCCATCAAATAACTTAAACTTATACTTTTTAGTATTAACATCAACTAATTTATAAATAGAACCTTCTAAATTAGTATTATTTGGCCTCAAATCAACAGCTATTTTGGTCTTCTTATCAACACCAAGATCAATTAAATCAATTGGTTGGTAATTAAGAAAAGGATCTCTTCTCACATATTTAACAATTCCTGGGTCTCCAGATACCATAGAAGCTGATCCAAACTGGGTATATACAAAGAAGTCATATTCATTGCTTGGTATAATACCAACCGTGTGAAATCCAAAATACTGAGGATTAATAGTTTGTGAAGAACCAGTACCGCCATTAAACTCAAGTAGAACACCATCACCCTCAACCAATCCATGCTTTTCAGAACATGATATATATAGGTAGTTATTTGATCCAGTCGCAAAGTTAGTTGTTGATATAATAGGAACCTCAATTTCTCTATCCAATCTGGTAATATTCATCGCTAACTCATTTTTATAATCAGTGTATATAATAGCACTTAAACTACTAACAATATCACTATCGGATAGTAAAAGTTTAGCATATGAATCAGTTGGAAACTTAAAGTTCAATTCGCTTTCATAATTCGAATATGTATATCCGAATTGAATTTCCTTAACAACGGAGTTTGGTCTTTGAATGTTATTTAACTCTTTTAAATCTTCACTTATTTGCCATAAGAACCTTCTTGATACAATAGATATATACTCAATATTAACATTTAAAGGATAATTAAGCGATTTATGAAATTCAATAACATATCCCTTTTGACCAGCAAATGTAGACTCATATTTATTAATGATTAATAACTTTTCAGTAATATATGATGACGAGGCGCCATGTAAAGTAATATCAACAAACGTGTTTATGAATAAACTATCCCACTCTAATTTCAATCCATCACCGAAAATTAATTTATTTTCAGGAGGACTACTTGGATTTAACCAATAACTACCAGAACCACCTATAAATCCTTTATTAGTATCTAGATATATGTTACCACTTGTTAATCCACTAAATCCTGAATAATATGGAAAGTCAACACAAGGAACATAGTAGTAATTAGGCATAGCTAAGATTTCTTTACCACTATTAAAATTTGAATTTATATTTTCAAGATATGATAGTATATCATAGTGTGGCTTATATCCAAATTTCAAGAATGTATTTCTATAAGTCATACTATATGTTGTTCCGGAAAGATTAACTTTTGAACCTAAATTGTAATAAGCTGACTCTCTACTAAAAATAGGAGATATAGTTAATATATTACTAGCGCTTGCAAATGAAGTCTCAAATGCCTTAGATATTGGATGTAAATTAAACTTATTACTGAAATTTGAAGCAGCACTATTAGCAACATAATCCGAATCATCATCATATAATGGTGGAAATATTGATGGAATAGGATAAGCAGTTTCTCCTGGACTTGAACCATATTTATTTAGATTAACAAATCTAATAAATTCTGTTGGTGGTAATGATTTTAAGTCGTTTAATATTGTTTCATTAAAGTCTGTATATAAATAATAATATCTATTAGCACCTGAAGAAATTACTTTATTAACAATAAAATGACCCTCTACAACTGAAGAATATAAATATATAACATCACCTACATCAGCACCAATAATTGGTGATTGAACTTTTATTATCATTAAATACTTATATAAATATACATCAGTACTAATAGAACTTGTAGCATTTATAGAAGGACCAGTTCCCATTACATACCTACTTCTACTATCATCTCCAATTGTTGGAGCTAATGGTAATATACTATTATAATCTATATGTATACTTGATGAAGTAATAGAAAGAATCATAGAATAAGTAATACCACTATATGAAAAAGTAGTCGATGGATAAACAACATTGGCATCACTCATACTCGTATAATACTCAAATGTTTTTTCTCTATCTTTCCAATATGTTATCCAGTTTTTTTCACCAAATAACTCATCAACAACGAAATAAGAACCGGTAACAAAAGATGCTCCACTAAATGTCAATGAATTCGGAAGTCTATAGTTTTGTTGATCATCAAAGAAATTAAGCTTAGCTGCTATATCATAATCTAGAAACAACAACTTAGACTTTAATCTCTGATTAAAGGTTGGATCCATCACTCCATCTATAACATATGAATAACTAGCAAAATCTAAAAGAGAATTATTTCCTGATACTAATATCTCATCACCGTTATAGTCAGCTATCTTATTAGCATATAAACTATATGATAGTGTAGCTCCGGTTAGTCCATATATGACATTAGATACTGAGCTTCCTATGACTTGGAAATTATTTATATCAAATGAATAGATGTTATCGGATGAAAAATAAAACTCATTAGAATTTTTTCTAAGAGAAACACTATTAATATCACCATATCTTTGATTGAATTCTAAGTATAAAAAATCATAATCAACATATCCATTTAGGTTATAAACTATTAAATTACCATTATTAGTAACCAACATCAATGATTCTTTATTAGTTGGAATGCTTTGCGTACTATAAGAATAAGTCAGTCCCCAATTACTTGATGTGAATGATATAATATCATTTATATCCTCAACAAGAAGATATTCATCATCATCTAAATATTTAGCTACTCTTTTTCTATTTATATTCCATTCACCTAAAACTAGCTTAAATTCAAGAAATACACCAGAATTACCACCAACAAAGAAATTATCTATGTCATAATATAGAACTTTATTATAGCTATAGGCATTAAACTCAGGAACCAATATTCTGTTCCATTTCTTACCACCATTATCTGTATAATAAATATTATTGAAATCACCAACAACAACACCTCTAACATCATTAAAAAATGATACAGATCTCAGTGAACCCAAAACACCAATATCCACCTTTTGGATAGAAAAATCAACCTTAGATACTTTAAGTAGTGTACCTTGATCTCCACATATCCAATAGTATCCATTAACCTCAGATATACTTCTTAAATTAACCTTATATTTATTGTTAATTATGTGTGATACATTGTTTTGATAGTTTATAATTACTCCAAACTCACCAACACCAATTAATCTTTCTGGTATGCTATAAGTAAAGTTATCAACTATATCAAAGTACTCTTGAGTGCCATGTTTAATAACATCAAAGTAATTTAGGTCTAATACGTTATTATAGTCAACTCTATTTCTCATAACCCAATTGTGCTTTTCCTTAAACTCAATTGGTTGATTCTCCGAAACACTTGGATAATAACCATCCTTCATTCTCACAAGATGATATTGTTTATCTTTATTTTTGGTTCCTAATTTTACACAGATGCTATATCTAATACAATCCTCATATGAATCAAGGTCAGATTCTCTAACTAATTTGCTACCGTCATATTTATATATACCATTCAACTCATTATAGTAATAGTATATAGTATCTAATGATCCAACTGGTTGATTTGGGTCAACATAATAAGGTATTGGATAAAAATATGCATCAGGATCTATCAGATTTGAAAGAGTAACATAAGTTTTTTGATCTTTAACTAAAACTCTATGACCTTCTTTCACTTTAAAATCATCAATTACCAAGTCAATAACATTTTGACCTATATTTTCCAATTCTTGAGTTGTTGCAATATCAACATAAATAAAATTTGATATTGAATCATCTATTAATCTTTTGGGTGTAAATAAATTCTTTAGTGTTAAACCATATTCAGCAACATATTTATTGTAATACTCATTAGAAGATGTTGATGTTATTGGTCTTGGGTTCTGAGATGGAAATGAGGTTATACTATATGTAGTGCTAACATACCAGTTTCTAGGTACATATGAGCTCATAATATCATAGATATTATTTAAATCATTAACAGGATAATATGTAGCACCACTTAAACATTTAGAATAAAATCTAACTTTGTCAAGTGATTGTTTTAAATAATCGAAATTTTCTTTAGTTAATGAATCTCCTTGTTTATACCATTTATTATACTCAGTGTCTAATTTCCACATATTACTTTTTTACTTTTAATTCCCATATAGCAGTTTTGCTATCTAACAAAACCGAACTCTTTACTATTGTGACTTTTGATTTTTTTAAAATACTTTTTATATCTGATACGAATTCATTATGTTCATAAATATTCTTAACATATTCAGATATATCTATTCTATAAGAAGTCTCCTCAGAGAAAATTAAATCATATATAAGATCATCTCTGTTTTTCACTTATAAAAAATTAAAATTTTACCTTATATATTAAAACTTTATGTTTCTGATTAACATATAAAGGTATAGTAAGGAACCGAATATATAAAAAAATAATCCTTAAATGAGCAAAGAAAAGCAAAGAAATCAAAGAGAAATCGAACAAAGCATTGACGATTTTACTCGTAACAGAACTCCTAGAAAATCAGGAATCAACAAACAAGAGTGGGAAAAAATAAAACAAATAATATCACTAACACCTAAACAATACGAGCTCTACAATGGAATAAGGAATAATACGCTAACTATATGTCAAGGACCTGCTGGAACTGCTAAAGCTCAACCATTAGATTCACTAATATTAACACCAAATGGATGGATAACTATGGGTGATATAGAAGTTGGAGATAGAGTCATATCAGATGATGGCAATTCAACCATTGTAACTGGTGTATTCCCACAGGGTAAAAAAGATATTTGGGAATTATCATTCTCAGATGGATCCAAAGTTGAATGTTGTTCTGATCATCTATGGTTCGTTACCAGTGAAAAAGATAGAAAAAGTAAAAATCCAAAATCAGGATCTGTCAAAACAACGTTAGAAATTATTGAGAGTCTATATACAAAAAGAGGTAGATTGAATTACACAATACCCATAACATCACCAGTAAATCTAAATGAAAGAAAAGTTGAAATAGACCCTTACCTATTTGGAATTTTATTAGGAGATGGTTGTTTCAGAGAACATGTAGAATTAACAACATCTGATGAGGAAATAATAAATTATTTTCAAAATAGTATAGAAGAATATGAGATTTTAACAAACAGAGACTTATATAATTACTCTGTCACATCTGATATTAAAAAAAATAAAAATAAATATATTAAATATTTAAAAGAATTAGGATTATATAATTTGAAATCCGATAATAAGTTTATACCAAATGAATATAAGTATAACTCTCTTGATAATAGAATTAAGCTACTAAGGGGTCTTATGGATTCTGATGGTAGCATAGATAAAGATGGATCTATCTATTTTGGCTCTAACTCTATTAGGCTAGTAAATGATGTTAAGGAGTTGATACAGTCTTTGGGTGGCATAGCAACTGACCATTCACCATATAACCCAAGTGTAAAAAAATCAGAAAAGATATCATATAGAATAACTGTAACAATGAACCCAAACATAAATCCATTTTCATTTAAAAGAAAATTGGATAGGGTTATACCAAAAACAAAATATAAACCTAATAGGTATATTACATCTGCTAAATTAATCGGAAAGAAAGAAGCTCAGTGTATAATGGTAGATAGTCCATCAAGGTTATATCTAACAAATGATTATATAGTAACACATAACACATTTGTTGCTTGTTATTCAGCAATTGGTTTATTAGCTGATAAGAAAATTGAAAAGATAATTCTAACAAAACCTATACAAGAAAGTGGTGAAAATTTAGGATTCTTACCTGGAACAATAGAAGAAAAAACAGATCCGTATATGCAATCTTACTTTTCAACATTTCAGAAAATATTAGGAAAGCAATCATTTGAATTTATGAAGGCAATTGGTGAAATAGTTGTAGAGCCTATTGCATATATGAGGGGTACTACCTATGATGATTCAATAATGTTATTAGATGAAGCTCAAAACTGTAACATGCATCAATTAATGTTATGGTCAACTCGTTTAGGAAAAAACTCAAAAGCTGTTATGATGGGTGACATATCACAATATGATATTAAGAAAAAAGATTCTAAATTTTTAGATTTTATATCACTTGTAACCGGTGAATATGAATTCAAAGACGATGGAACGGAAAGTCAACAAAACTATAAAAATAAACTAAGTGATGTTTATAGTCATAAGTTTGGAGTTGAAGATATTGTAAGAAATAAATTCCTGATCGACTTAGTTGATAGATATGAAAAATATAAATTTCAAAACGGATTATAAAATATAAATAAACCCACTTAATAAGTGGGTTTATCTTGTGTTAGAATGAATTGAAAGCTAATTCCGGCTTGGTTAAATTTATCTTGACCTTCCCCGACCACCTCCTATACTTCCTCCGCCACTTCTTGATGGATCACTGAAAAATCCATTACTATTATTATAGTTGTATTGAGGTTTGTTACTTAGTTGATTATAGTAATTATTTTTAGGTTGAATATTAGATTCTCTTTGAGTTGGAAAATTGTTTTCTCTCCCATTATTGGTACGACTAATATTATCAATAGATTGATTCCTTCCACCGGTATTTGGTCTTTCAATATTATCTACGGGATTAGTATTACTCATATTATCTCGTCCTTTTTTAGAAACATCAGCATTATCAATTCTTTTACCATTTCTTCCATTTGATGGATCTATTTCAAAAGAGGATTTTATATCTTTTGTTCCCGAACCACTACCTGTATTTCCTGATCTTATGTTACTAATATTATCAATTGGTTTAGAAGATATTGTGTTTCCACTATTTCTTATACTACCTCTTTCATCAATAGTGTTTATTTGGCGCATTTGTGGATTGTCTCCGGTAGCATTTTGATAAATTTGTCCCAAACTTCTAGGTTCTCTTGTATTAGTGCCATTACCTGCACCACTTGAAGAACCTCTAGAACCATACCAACTATTACTATCGAAACTATTGTAATAATTTATTGCTAAACCATTATTTAAGCCATTGTAGTAACCGTTCCAGTATCCATTCCAATAACCGTGATTGTATCCATACAAATAGCCACTACCCCATCCCCAGCCGGGCACCCAGTCCCAACTTGAACCCCAACCCCAATACCAGCTATATCTTACCCATGGTGTTAAATACCACCAACTATATGTCATATAAATACTTATACCAAAGAAAAATGGGTCGTATGTGTACCAGTACATATTGGTAAACCATGGATCGTAATAACCAAATGATACTCCGGAGTGGAATCTTCTTATTCTTGCTGAATAAGCATAGTCATAATAATCATCTTGATAAAAAGTATTATTATTTCCATAGTAGTTGCTTGTAATATAAGTGTTACCACTAACATCAGTGTATGATTCAGTATTTTGTTGGCGCTGATTAGGATCAGAATTTGTATTATTATTGTTTTGAGTAACCGTATTATTATTATTAACCGGATTTTGATTATTACTTCGAGGTGTGTAATAGATATCATCATCGTATATTCCGGTGTTACGGGTACTTGAGCAGGCTGTTGCACCTATGGCAATCAGTGATATAAGGACTTTTTTCAAGGTTTTCATAAGCTTGTGTTTTAATTTTTTTACTTACTAATTTTAGGCTTTATTTTTATAACTGAAAACAAATATCGTGCCAAAAACATAATTAAAAGCTAATATGGTTGAACATTCACTTATTCATCAACCAATTCATCATCTTCACTTGGTTCTTCATTTGGTTCAAGAGCACCATTAGATTGTGTTAAAATGAATTGAAAACTAGACATATCATTATTATGTAGAATTCCTTTGTTATAATCAAAAAACTTAAATGTATCAAGATAGGGATAATGCTCTAATCTCCATTCATCTAACTGAACATTTAGATATAACTTAGTTTTAACATCATTAACAATAAAAAACTTTTCTATTTTAGCGCTTTGTTCGGCTTTATAAATATATCCATTTTCCTTAGCCCAATCTTTGAAAAAATTTACATCGTGATCATACACACTATAAATTCTATCCATAACCTTATAAGTGTTTCCATCTCTATCGTAAACCATATCCCATAATAAGGCCCTAGCAGATAACTTACCACTATCATCTAAAAGTATTAACATTTTGATATTTTTGTTTCTGGCGTAAAGCTCCATATACTTATTTCTATCACGATATCTCATACAAGAATTCCAAAGAGTCCCGCACTTCATATCACCATTGATTAGTAGATAATTTTCTTCTAAATACCACTTTAAAATTTCTTTACCTTCAACAATTTTTAGGTTTTCAGGTTTTCTTATAAAATAGGACTTATATAGATTTACAAATTCTTCAATTTCCTTATCTGTGATTTTATATTCGGAAATTGCTTTCTCAGATAGAAACTTCTTGGCAAATCGACCAGCTCTGATACTCACTCTACCAATTCCTTCTTCCCATGGTTCGGTAGTAAAACCAAGAAATGGTTTGGTATGATCTACCATAATTCTTTTATATTTTGATTTCGGAAAGTATGTCCAAACATCGGCTTTTTTTGGATCACGAGAGATAAAATTACCTTCTTCGGATATCAAATGACCAGATCCATGTAGTAATAACATAGAAACTTTGTTTCTAGATGTTCTATCAAGAAAGTTAATTAATTCTGAATCAAAAATAAGCCTATTAAACATTAATATATAGTTTTATGAAATTTATATTAGAATACAAATCATTCTATAAAGAAGGTGATATCGTTCTCATTGAGTATTGGTACAATGATATGATAACGCCTGTTAAAATACTAAAAAAAATTTCTAAGAAATCTTACAAAGTTACACATAATGTTCCAAATTCCAAAATCAAAAATGCTCCTGATGAAATAATAAAATTATCTGATATTATTGACCATGCTCGTTAATATGCTCTATTAAGTATGCATAGAACATTCTATCACTTTCAACCCCCATATCTAAATACTGATCTTTAACAATCTCTAATTCATCAAATGTTAAAGGTTCACTACAAAACTTAGAAAGTATATAATCGTAGTGTGTACTATATGAATTAGTAATTGATTTACTACCAATTTCAATCAATTCGCCTCCATTATCATAGAACTGACGGAACTTTTTCTTCTTGTTACTTCTTCTAGTCTTCTTATTATACTTAAATATATCGTAACTCAAACCATCCAGATTACCATCATACTCCTCATCAGATATTTGGTCATACCAATCATCATGATATCCATATGTTTTCTTTGTATGACTCCAATCTCTGTTTCTCCAATTGTTTTTATTGTATTCATAGTATCTACCAGAAGAATAAGTAGATCTATAATTCCAAGACTTGTATTCTGTCTTTTTTATATCTCGACTAGTTGGAAGGTTTTCCCAATCAACTTTCAAACAAGCATTTGCTAATTCAATCAAGTGTTTTATATCTTGAGACTCATTGTAGGTATGTTCTCTATAATAACCAACAGATAAGTTTGTACATTCAGGAATTATATCAATGAATTCAGCTGAATCTGTATAAACACCAGTATCATCCCTTTCGTATTTTAATCCGCTTTTATTAAGTTCTTTCACTAAAGCATCAGCAAATTCATCAGAACAACATCTTTTAGATGATTGAAATGTAATAACAGAATCAACACCACGCCTATCAAAAGAGATGATTCTATCATACTTACCTTTAAAATCACCATATCTTGAAGCTAAGCCTGAACCAATACAACCAACTTCCTCACCAATAAAAAAATAATAAAGACCTGGAATATTGTGTAACATCATGAATAACATTACAGAAACACCAGCCTTGTCATCAGCACCTAAAACGCTTTTACCATCGGTCTTAATAATATTACCATCAATAACATGAAAAACCGAAGTTGATTCTTTACAAGCTGTATCAAGATGTGATGCAAATATTGTTCGGGAATCACCTACTCTATAAAAGTAGTTACCGTATGAATCTTTCTCTAAATTTTTAGGAAAAAGACCACACTTAATCATTTCATCAACTAATTCATCCTCATGTCCATATGGGTAGGTTTTGGATGTTAATTTGATAAATGTTTCAAATATAAAATTCTCTTGTATAATCACTTATTTTTTATTTATAATATACAAATATAAGGATATTTTTTATTTATAATAAAACAAAGAGAATAATTTTTATATATAGATTATAGCTGTTCATTAAACTTATGTCGGGTATTCATTGTGATACCGTTGAGAGTTTGAATAAGACTCAAAGATATAGGTCAAAAAAATAAAAAGAATACTATGATAACAAAATTACCTAATCGCGCTATTCAGTCCAAACCAAGCGCATGGATTGTAACAAACAACCAAAAAGACAAATCAAAACCTTCAGACCGAGGAAGAAAATCAATCAAAAACGGTAAAGTTTATTTAAAAGATGGTCAAGAGTTCGAAATAGAACTTCACAATCCATTACAGGAATGTGTATTATGTGACATCAAACTAAATGGACAATCAATTTCAAAAAATGGATTAGTACTTAAACCAGGCGAAAGGTTCTATCTTGATTGCTTTATTGATGATAAAAAGAAATTCATATTTAAAACATATGAAGTGGAATCATCAGAAGAATCAGAAAAAGCAATTGAGAAAAATGGATTATTGGAAGTTTTCTTTTATAAAGAATCAACTCTAACAATAAAAGATTGGAAAACAAGATTCGATAGAGTTATAATTGAAAGACACCAAGTATATTATCCATACTATCCATATTATCCATACTGGCCATATAGACCAATGCCAACTATAATATATGGTAGTGAAACAACAAATATCGGAAAAGATAGCGGAGTATTAAATAATGTAACCACAAATACTGTTAACAATAATATAATATATGGTAGTGAAACAACAAATATCGGAAAAGATAGCGGAGTATTAAATAATGTAACCACAAATACTGTTAACAATAATAGTTTATACACAAGAAATCTAAATGTATCAAATTTTAGTGGTAATCTTACATCAATCAGTGGATCAATTGAAACAGGTAGAGTTGAAAAAGGAACACCATCTTCTCAAAAATTCACTGAGATAGACATGGACTTCGACAATAACTACATAGCCTCAACTATCATTCAGATATTACCTGAGAGTAGAAAACCTGTTGAGACTAAAGATATCAAAAAAACAAATCTCAAAAATACTCTAAATAGCGAGTCAGATGAAGTAATTGATTTAATCAAAAAACTTGCTGACTTACATTCTGCTGGAATATTAACAGATGAGGAGTTCAATACAAAGAAAGCTGAATTACTTTCTAAAATATAATTCAAATAACGAACAGCTATTAAAAAGAGGGATTATGTCTCTCTTTTTTTTTATATATAGTTTATGAAAATAAAGAAATACTACCAGTTTATAAATGAGCAGATAAGTCCAAATATTAATAAAAATACATGGACATTATCGAAAGATGATATAGAAGAATATCTTATAGATTTTATCCATAATAGATATATTATAAATATCGATTTTGGATTTGCTGATAGATTCTTAAAAGAAGACAAAACTATTAAGAGTGTATTTAATCAAGATTTGAAAAAATATGGTAGTGAAGAAACACCAGCATATTTTATAACAATATTTCCTGATATGAATCCAACAAACCCAACACTTGATGAGGATTTAACAGATTCACTACATTTTGCATGTGATAACTTTAGAGATTTGGTTGCACATGATAATTTATTCGGAGCAGATGTTGAAATATATGATGAAGGTGGTAAATTAGATATAAATAATATTGTAGTAAAAAAAGAATCCTTTATAAAGACAGATGATGGATCTCCAGAGATTGAAGGATATCTTGGTATTCTTATAATAGAAAATAAAAAAGTGAAAATAACTCCGAAAAAATTCTGTGATTACTATGGGTGGAAATATGATGAGTTAAAGGGTGATATGGTGTACGCACATATAGATGTAGAAGATATGTCAAATGCTTTACTAAGTAGTAATTCATCTTTTAAAAAAGAATTAATTAATGGTATAGATGATAGTGAATATTTGAGCAGTGATTATCAACCAGATACATCATCACTAATACAATATATATTAAATAAGGATAACTCAATACTTCTAATAAAAAAAGTTATAGAAGAAATTGGTGGTATCAAAAAAGTAATAAATAAAATAAAAGATGAGTGTTATAATAGTGTTTATGAAAAGGTTAAAGAAATGTCAGAAGATCAATTGATTGAATTCTTACTAAAAGAAAAGTCCGAAAGTACTCTAAAAACACTATGTAAAAAATCAGAAATCGTTAAAGAAATAAAGCAAACTTGTGGTTATTGGGAGATGGATGCTTGTATTGAGCAAAATCAAAAAGAATTATGGGATGAATTCATAGATATTGTGGATAAAGAAATTAAGAACTACAAAATAATCGAAAAGGAAGTAACAAAATATTACACGACATCTTCTGGTGAGAAAAAAGAATATAAAGAAGTTGAAAAATTCTTCTCATTACCACTAAATAATGATTGGATGGAAGAAATGGACTATGATTATAAAATTCAACTTGGATCAGTAGCTGATGTGTTCTATGAATGGCAATCTAATATGTGTTTCAATTATGAATTAGAGCCAAACTTTTCAAGTTCAGGATATGTGGATTTAGTAGGGTTAAATAAGGAAATAAAAACTATACTTGAAAACTATTTGAAAAATTAACTATAAAATTCGTTTCAATTTAAGTTATCTATAAAAAAAAATTAAAATTATTTTCTACTAATACTACTTAAAAGTCTTTTTGGTATCTGGTTATTCTTTTTCCAAAAGGTATTTTAGTAACTCATCACACAAGTTATCTTCTTAACGCCCTTCAAACCCAATGAATTAGGATAACACTGGTTCAGACTTGCTTTCATTGACCAATGTAAAGAAATATCATTTAATATAGATGAAATTACCTAATCGCTATACTTATCTCATTTATTTAAGGATTCAAATGATTCAAACTTATGTATCATAAATTAAGATATTCTTTTAGTTTCAATAACATATAATCAGTAATTAAATCAGAAGTATTAAGTGAATTGATATACTTAACATCAACCTTAACAGATTTGCTCATTTTTTCCTCTTTAGATCCATCCCCTTTAGCAACAACTTCATGGTAGTCTCTTTCAGTTAATGTAAGAATATATGGATAGTATTTATTCGCTGTTCCTTTATTCATAAATAAAGGTTTCATATCTTCTAGTTTGAAGTCTTCTCTCAAAACTATACCAGCCTCTTCTTCCAATTCTCTCAAAAGAGCTCTATTAGGTGTTTCACCAACCTCAATTCCACCACCAACTAAAGTAACATGATATTCTTGACCATCAACATATTTGAATGTCGGTATATATTCATATCTTAATACTATTTGATTTGTTTCTATAAGATATGGAATACAGACAACAATATCTTTTTCCTTAATTATAGACCAATCTTCAAACTGAACTATTTTAAAAGATGAGTCGGTATAAAGAACTTTGTCTTTACTATCTTCTTCGAATTCGTTTTTTGGTTTTAATGAGGAGAATTTTTCCATTAAGTAAAATAATTTTTCTGTATATATTAAACTGTAAGTTTAACTTTATTTAATAATTGATTAGAAACACGAGTGTAAATTTCAGTCGTTTTAGAAGAAGAGTGTCCTGCCATTTTCTGAATAATTCTCAAATCTGTTGCATTTTCTAAAAGACTTGTAAGTGAAGAATGTCTTAGTGTGTGAATTGAAGAATTTTGATCTATATACTTTTTATAAAGTTTTTGACAAGATTGAATCGAATATTTATTATTCTTTTGACCATTAAAAAGGTAATTTTGCGGCTTATATTCCTTCCAGTACTCTCTAAGTAGTACTAAAACATTTTGTGAAAGAGGAACTATTCGGTCTTTCTTACCTTTACTATTTTTAATATGAATCAACATTCTTTTAGAATCAATATCTTCAATTTTTAAATTAACAATTTCCGATACTCTAAGTCCAACAGAATATGTTAAAGTTAGAATTGATTTATGTTTGATATTTTCTATTTTATTGAAAAGATTTACTTCTCATATTTGCAATCGTTATAAACAATACTTCTCATATTTGCAATCGTTATAAACAATTAATAATAAGTGCAACTACAAAGCATATCGCACTGTAATACATAATTTTTTTTGAATATCTACTACCTAATAGTCTTACTTCTGGTAAGTAATCATCGTCCAACACCCACATCATACCACCAATAAAAAAAATAATAACTGATGCTTGTAAAATAAAATCTATCATAAATTAACTGTTTATAACAAGGTATATAATACCCAATTAAAATATATATGAAGTACCCTTGTAGAAAATTAACAAATTAGTATAAACCTTAATGAAAAGATTTACTTCTCATATTTGCAAACGTTATAAAACATAAAAATTATTCCTCCATAGAATCCAGTCTTGTTGAATTCTGAATCTTTTTTACCTTCTGTTTAATAGATTCACATGCGGTTAAATAACCTTTAGTTTCATCTTCAGTCCAACCTTCAAAAGATTCAGACTTCAATTTGTCAATATATACCCAAGCGTTATGTTTAATTGTTCGTTCCTCACTAAACATAACAAAGTATAAACTCAATTAAAAACACTAAGCATTCGTTTCCAAATACTTTTATTAGGGATTTTAGGTGGGTTATCTTCATTATGCCACTTGTTAAACAGTTCGTTCAATTTATTACTGTCTTCTACTTCCATAGTTAACGCAATAAACCATTGTTTACCTTCTTTAATAGGGTTGTGTTTAAATCTTACTGTTGGTGTAAAATCCCTAATAAAAGACTTTAGTTCATCCAATCTATTTTCTGCTATATAAAAACTTGTGTACATATTATCCGTGTTTTTAACTAAGTTTACACTCGTCCGTTAGTGATAATGATTTATTTCAGTCTCTTGAAATATATTGTTTGTGTTGGACCACCTGTGTATGTTTCTAAACGAAAAACAAAATTATTATTGTCAATTTTTGAAAGTTTCATTTCTTCGTGTCCCGAACCTAAATTAAATTTTTTGAGATGTTTTAATAACTCTCTTTCTTCTCCTTGTTTCAAAAATTCTCTTTTAATTTTGATTTTCTCACCGTTGTATTCCGCTTGAAATAAATCACTATCACTAACATCAGATATATTCAAGTTTTCATTGAACTCTCCAAAATTTTGTATATTCTTATTTTTCATCATGTTAAATTATGTTTAAGGTATATATTAAAAAGAAAACCTAAATAGAAACGTTATATTAAATTAAACAAAAATTATGGTTTATTTATTTTTTGTCTCCATCCTTTGTGTTGCATCCAACCTTTAGGTGGTTTCGTCATATTATCCCAATCATCTTTTGTTTTAAGATATACCCAAAGTATTCCACAAACGATTCCAATTATAATTACTACTGTCATTTTTTTATTTGTATAATTTTTATTTAACTAAATATAACAACAAATATAAGAAATAAATCTTACTTTGTCTAATTTTTTAATGAAAAGATTTACTTCTCATATTTGCAAACGTTATAAACAATAAAAAAACCTTAAAGTGGTGGTTCTAAATTGTCTTTTATCTTATCGTAAGAATCTTTAATCACATCCGAAAATGTTTGTTCAATAGGTTCTTTTACTATTTATAACAACGGATATATGAAATAAAAAATTAATAGATTCTACAAATTTTCTAATTTCTTCCTCTGATTTACATTCTCGTTGAACAACACAAAATTCGCCTCGTATCACCTTACAAGTTTGGGTTTCTATGTTATAATATAATATTGGTAATCTACAAGGGTTTCCACATATTTCAGTATCTTCCTCACCTAAAACCCAAACTTGTTTTCCGTTGAATATATCAAGTATTTCATTGAATCCTAATTCTGTTAAATTTTGTGTTGTTATCATCGTTTATGTATATATTAAACATTCGAAAAAGTAAAAGAATTATTTTTTTATTCAGGATAAATTTTTATTAAATCTTTTCTAACATCTTTTTTTGCATTATATTTTGTTGGATCTAAATACAGGAAATGTTCACTGTTTTTTTTTCATAGTGAATAGATATAAATGACAAATCATTCAAATACATTATATACTGCACAAACAAGATATATCTGAGAAACGTTATAAACAATAAAAAATTAAATGAAATATTTTATAAAAATTTTACTATATACCTTCCCACCATTTGGGAAAATATAGAATCTTCCATCAAAATTACAAGTTATAGTATCACTAAATATATCTTAGAAACGTTATATTCAATTAAACAAAAATCAAATCACTTCCATTTCAACAATTCCATCCCAAGTTCTGATAATCAAATCATCAATAACTATTTCACTACCATCTCTTCTCATTTTAGAGAGAGCATTTTTTACAATTTCATCAGTAGGTATGACTCTATTAGGATAGTTTCTTCTTAACTTATCCAAATATCTTTTCTCATCTTCTGTAAATTTCATTTCATTAGTTTTTTAAGTGTTTCTAAAATAATTAGTTGATTTTCTAAAATGATAAGAGTATCATCACTTACCCATTTATTTTCAAAAGAACCATCATTGATGATTTGTTTTATTTTTTCAATTTGATTTTCTAATTCCTCCATATAATTTTTATTTAATTAAATATAACAACAAATATAAAAAAAATAAATCTTACTTTGTATATTTTTTTCAAAAATTAGTTTTTTCATAAGTTTTTTATTTTACTGTTTATAACAACAAATATAAAACATTTTTATTTGTTTTCCAATGTTGTATTTTTAATTCATATTCTATTTTTCAATTAAAGTTTAGTGTTAAAACGTTTTATATTTGCGGACGTTATGTGTAATGTAATAAAAAAAAAATTAAATTTCCTCTACCTCAAATCCAAATTTGTTCAACATATTATTCTCACGTTTTACCCACTCACTTATATTATTAAATTTTTTAAGAATATTATCTATATTTTTATACATATCAAAAACTTCTTTGTAATTGTATATATTATAACCATTTACAATAGCTGATTTTTTTTCTTCTTTTTTATATAGTTTAATACCCTCTTTTTTTGTATCAACTTTATAATAAATATTATGACTTAAAAAGTCATCGTATCCAGTATATATAATTAGGTATAAAGACTTCGGATCTCCCTTATATTTAATTTTTATTCTACTTAATGTCTTTTCAAAAAATTCCAAGTTTTCTTGATGTTCGTTGAAACTTTTTATGTGTTTATTACTTTTCATGTTCGTAAATTATTTTTTATGTAAATATTAAAAACTTAAATTATTTTTTTGAAAAATTAAAGAGAATCTAAAAATTTTTCCACTTCTTTCATATAAGCACTGATATAATTATTTTCAAAAAAACTTTTTAGTTCTTCTGTTTGTGATAAATAAACTAAACTTTGTAATAATTCTTCAGCCTTATTTAATTTTTCACTATAACTAACATCAGATATATTCAAATTTTCTTCTGACTCGTTAAATCTTTTTATGTGTTTTAAATCTTTCATCTTCGTGTGTTATTTTTTAGTATATATTAAAAAAAAACCTAAATATATCTATTTCAACAACTCTTCTAATGTATTTATCAATAAACTTAAAGCAAAAAAATAACATCTGAATCTTTTTTTAATTAATTCTTTTCCATTTCTAAGTATGACAAAAAAGAAGATGTTTTTTGAAACACGTTCAAAGATATTATTCACATTTAAATTTCATAATATCTTGTTTATTTTGTCTGCTTAATCTCAAACTACATATAAATCAAGACGTTAGTGATTATTTGCAATCCGTTATGTGGAATTAAAGAGTACCATCCCACACAAATTCAATATCTTCTGGTTTTATATCAATACTATATTCATCCAATAAAATTTTTGATGCTTTAATCTTACATTCATTTTCATCATCAAAACCAAACGAATAATGTTTACCATTAACATCCATTGAGTACGATGACCCAACAAATCCGCAACTATGCCAAAATTTTATTTCCATGTTTTTTTTATGAAATTACTGTTTTATAAACTTTTCTTTTATTATACCAAAGTCTCCTTCAATTTCCATATAATACCCGATTACCGAATTTTAGAAATTAAAGACAACAATATCTTTTTCCTTAATAATGAACGAAGTTAAATTCATTATCTAAATCAACAAAATAACCATTTTTTCAGCATTTTTGATTATTTCTAATATATCTTTTGTTTTTGCATAATCCCTTGTATAACTATCATTATCACCGTCCAAAACTTTGTCTGTCCAAGGTAATTTAACAGCAAAATCATTACACATGTTAGGACTATTTGCAGTTTCTTCATCAATCAAAAATGCACAAACATCATCATCAGCATCAGTTAATTTAACTAAATATGCTTTTTTTATTTTGTTGATTTTCATTAAAATTTTGTATGTGTTTCATATTAAATTCATTTATTTGCATACAAAAAGAACGTTATAAAACATTTTTTAATTTACTCAGTGGTGAAAAATCTGGGACACCATTTTCAGAATAAATATTAAAATTCCATAATCCATTATACATATACCAACCTAATTCTTGCAATTTTTTACCTTCCTTACTTTCAAAATCTACCCATTTATTTGTTCCAAATTTTATTGAATTATTAGACGATACAAAATGATTGTATTCGACACATTTCGGTTTATTTGAATTAAGAATGTTAATTCCTTCTACAAAATTTGAAATTAGTTTTGATGTGAAATTTTCCATAATTAAAAAAAAAGATTTTATAACAACAAATATAAGCAATTATTTCATTAATTTAAGTTTCGTTAATAACTGCTTATGTAATAAAAAATAATTAATGAAATCTTCCCAAAGAAGTTGTGTCATCATCACTTTCAATATTATATTTACACCTACCTAATTTCTTATAGAAATTATAATCTGTATCTGTGAAAACAAGACCTGGATATTTTTCATTCCAGTCACTTTCATCCAAAGTTAAAGCATTAGCAGATTTTATTAAATCTTTATCACCATCTTGTTTTTTGATGTCTATGTTTTTCCAAATATCCATTTCATTAATTTTTTTTAATTTTCATTTGTATTATAAGAAATAAATCTTACTTTGTCTAATTTTAATGAAAAGATTTATTTCTCATATTTATTTGTAAACGTCATAAACAATACTACGGTATCACTTCATATAAATCATACACTAATTCAAAAAAAAATCTTCGTTTCTACTCAATAATGGAAAACAATTTTTTAAAGTGCCGCGTTCAGTTACTTTAACACATCTAATGGTATAATCAATTTACCATTTTCATTATATCTTGCAACGAAGATTTTGTTGTTTAATTTTAGTTTCATAATTTATATTTTAGTTATTAATACGTACTGTGTATAACAAGTTTACTATCATCAGTTATGTTAATTTGAAATCTCGTCTACGACAAAAACGAATAGAGTTATTCCATATTTGAAAACGGTATACATAATTACCTAGAAAGTGGTTTATCTTTCAAATCATCATGTTTATTTATCTCATCCCACATTTTATTTAATGTCAAGAGTAATGGGTCTAATCCCACTTTCCCTTTAATTGAATTATATTCTTCTTCGGTAAAACTTGTTACCATATCAACCCCATCAATCTGTAACTTAATTTTTATTGTTCTCATAATTTTAAAATAATTTTTTAATTAATAACTGTGTATAACAAAGAATATAAGTAATAACCGAGTTATACGGTTCATTTAAGTTACTACTTCTGCTTAAAATTTATATGTAATTTAAGTTTTTTGTTTCAAATTCTAATAAATTTTTCTCCAATTTATTTAAGTGTGATCCCAAAATCCTGCATCGGTTACTAATTACATTCTCAATAGTTATAAATAATTATTTGAAATTAAGCACATATGATATATCAAAAACACCATCATATCTCTTTTTGAAACCTATTTTCTTGTAAAATTCATGTGCTCCCAAGTTTTCCTTATTAACATCAAGATAAATTCTCGTTTTACCTTTTGATGATAGATACTCTTTTAGTTTATCAAAAAGGAGTTTACCATATCCTTTACCATTTTTTCTACTTTTAACATCATATATTTTAACAAACTTATCATCCTTATCATTAAATAGTTCTTCCATGCCTGTATAGATAATGAATAATTTCCGACCATCCTCTGTAAACTTATTTGGAGATAAATTGGGATAAGTTATTATACAAGAACTTACTACCTTACCATTCACTCTTGCTGTAAAATATTCATGTTGAAAATAAAGAGTTCTTTTTGTTTTTGGGTGAGTATAATTATATCTTGTTTTAACATCAAATGTGGAATTATCAAAATCTTCATACATTTTCAGATATATCATAATGTATATATTAATTTCCAATAACAAAATTAAAAAGATTGTTTACCATCAGCCTTTATAAACAATTAATAATAAGTGCAACTACAAAGCATATCAAACTGTAATCCATAATTTTTTTTTTTGAATATTTACTACCTAATAATCTTACTTCTGGTAAAGTAATCATCGTCCAACATCCACATCATACCACCAATAAAAAATCATAACTTTAACATAATATAAATTATATGATTTAATTTTCTACGAGGGTACTTCATATATACCCAACCTTTAGTGGTAATTTTATTTTTTATATTTTCTTTTGAACCATTTTTCAAATTCTTTTAATAACTCATCTTCGTTATACGGTTGATTACTGATACTTTTAAAAGCGTAGTATGAAAATGCTTCAAACAAATCTTTTTTAGTAAAACTACCACTAACATCAGATATACTCGATGAAGCACTCTTCGAGAGTTCACCATTCAAGTTTTCTTGATGTTCGTTGAAACTTTGTATGTGTTTATTATTTTTCATCTTCATAAATTATTTTTATGTATATATATATTAAAAAAACCTAAATATATCTGAGTATCGTTATACAACATTTTTTCAAAACACCAAGTTCTTTCGACTTTTCTAAAAATTCAGTTTCATCTTCCAAAAAAAGAGTTGAAAATAAATTATGTTCTACTAAATAACGTGGTGAGTTAGATGTATTTCCGAGGAAATATTTAGATTTTTTTTTAATATATACATAAAAATAATTTACGAACATAAAAAATAATAAACACATTATGAAACACCTAATTCAATATAGATTATTTGGACCCAAAAATATTGAATCTATCTGCAAGAAATATGGTATACAAAATTTTACTATAAATGAAGATGGATCTATTGATGTGGATGGTGATGTTGATCTATCCTATAAAGAATTAGATAAACTACCCATTAAATTTAGAAATGTTACCGGTAATTTCAACTGTTCCAATAATAATCTAACTTCACTAGAAGGAGGTCCTAAATCGGTTGGTGGTGGTTTCTACTGTTACAATAACAAACTAACATCACTAGAAGGTTGCCCTAAATTGGTTGGTGACAGTTTCTGGTGTTTCAATAACAAACTAACCTCTCTACAAGGCTGTCCTAAATCGGTTGTTGGACATTTCAACTGCTCCTATAACAAAATAACTTCGCTAGAAGGAGGTCCTGAATCAGTCGGTGGTGATTTTATCTGTTCCTATAACAATTTAACTTCACTAGAAGGCAGTCCTAAATCGGTTGGTTTTAGTTTCTACTGCCAAAATAACAACCTAACTTCACTAGAAGGGGGTCCTAAATCGGTTGGTGAAGATTTCAAATGTTTCAATAACAAACTAACTTCACTAGAAGGTTGTCCCGAATCAGTTGAAGGGGATTTAGACTGTAGTAATAATCCAGTCTATCAAATATGGAAATTATTTAAGGATAAAGATAAAATTGAATTATTTAATGATATGGATATTATTCAAGGAGATTCAATTATTCTTGATAGATTAATCTATTTTCTAGACGAAATAGGCAAGCCTAAAAGTGAAGAAGAATTAAGAAGTTTAATTAAGGATTATAGATTTTATTGAAATTTTGTAAATCTCATTTTTCTTTTTTTAAATACAAATAGAATTAAACCAACCATACCATGTGATGATTGGTTAGAGTTAAAACAGAATTGATGAAAAGTAAGAATTTGATAAAATTTGATTTTGATAAAGTATAAATTTGAAACACAAAAGTAGTATTGTGTATAACGTTTTGTACTTACCCTGATTATACTCAACTTTAAAAAAGGTTAAGATAATCGGGGTATATTTTTAGAGGCTGGTTTTATAAAATTTTCTAACACGGAAGTTAATTTCCGAGGAAATATTTAGATTTTTTTTAATATATACATAAAAATATTTACGAACATGAAAAGTAATAAACACATTATGAAACACCTAATTCAATATAGATTATTTGAATCTAATCAGGATATTGAATCTATCTGCGAGAAATATGGTATAAAAAATTTTACTATAAATAAAGATGGATCTATTGATGTAGATGGTAATGTTAATCTATCCTATGAAAAATTAGATAAACTACCACTTAAATTTAGAAATGTTACCGGTAATTTTTACTGCAACAATAACAAACTAACTTCACTAGAAGGCGGTCCTGAATCAGTTGGTGGTGGTTTCTACTGTTACAATAATAAACTAACATCACTAGAAGGAGGTCCTAAATCGGTTGGTGGTAATTTTATTTGTTCCTATAACAATCTAACTTCGTTACAAGGCAGTCCCAAATCTGTTGGTGGTTATTTCATCTGTTCCCATAACGACCTAACCTCATTAGAAGGCGGTCCTGAATCAGTTGGTGGTAGTTTCTATTGTTACAATAATAAACTAACATCACTAGAAGGAGGTCCTAAATCGGTTGGTAGGGATTTCTACTGTTACAATAACAACCTAACTTCACTAGAAGGCGGTCCTAAATCGGTTGGTGGTCATTTCATATGTTCCTTTAACAAACTAACCTCACTAAAAGGAGGTCCTAAATCGGTTGGTGGTCATTTCGACTGTTGCAATAACAACCTAAACTCTTTAGAAGGCGCACCGGAATCAATTGGTGGGTATTTCTACTGTATTAATAATCCAGTATATCAAATATGGAATTTATTTAGAGATAAGGATAAAATAGAATTATTTAATGATATGGACATTATTCAAGGAGATTCAATTATTCTTGATGGATTAATCGATTTCCTAAATGAAATAGGAAAACCTAAAAAGGAAGAAGAATTAAGAAGGGTTATTAAGGATTATAGATTTTATTGAAATTTTGCAAATCTCATTTGGATATTCAAAAAAAAAACAATGAAACATATCAAAAAATTCAATGAACTAAATGAATCTATTATCTATTATTGCAGCAGGAGTACGTTTACGTTATCGCTATAAATTAAATACTCCAATAGCCGGTAAAACTGGTACTACTCAAAACAATTCTGATGCCCGATTTAGTATAAATTAAAAAAAAGAAAAATGAGATTTACAAAATTTCAATAAAATCTATAATATTTGTTTATAGTTTTTTTTGATTTTATCAATCATATTATCGTTTCTATTAAAAAATCGAACTTTTCAAACCGTTTCAAAATTTATAATTCTTGGTAGGCTTTCGACACTTCAATTGATTCTTTACATTATTCAATTCTGATGTGCCTAATTCTAATCTAGCATTTTTCCTTTTCATGACCAATCCCTCCACCATATCAATCTGAGTCAATTTATCAAACAAAGCTCTAAATCCAGTGTTATAAGATTTAACACGATAAATATTATCAGATATTTTATATAAATAATCTTTCTCGGATTCAACTTGACCATATAATTCATCAAGTAATTTGACTCTCTCTTCGAAGGTTTTACCAACTAGGTATTCACCATTGAAAGTAAGAATATCAAAGATAACAAATTTGTGATTAAACAACTGTCTGTTTTCATCCATCTTATTCTTATTCATATACTCACCATTAATAACCATCCATCCTTCACCATGATAAATCCCTTTAATTTCAGATTCAGTTAGACGAAAGTTAGTAAGTCGTTGATTATGACGATTCATAACTATTTGCCTTTCGCCATCGGTGAATATAACACAGTTTGAACCATTAAGTTTTGGTTGAGCAATCATTGACCATGTACTCTCAAACTGGGAGATTTCATGATCAGGAATGGCATTCTTTGGACGAGGAGGGTAAATATATCTATATTTTTCGTATCTCATAATATAAATATAGTAAAAAAATTCTAATTTTCCAAATTAGAAAGACTATGTAACATTCTAAAGATATCTGTTAGGTCCTTTCTGTGTTTTATACCAGATTCACTATAAGGCATATTCATAATCATTGATACTTTACAATTAAGTATTTCCAACAGATTATGAAGCTTAATACCATCAACAATAACATATGAAGCAGATTTATTTTCAAAAAAATCAACATGATATTTCTTCTTAAATGAGAAAATTCCATCTTTGTAATAGATATCTCTATAACCTAGTCTATTAGAGAGATTTATCTCAGTATCATCATAGTCTGACTTGTAATAACTTGAATATCTGTCTCTATCAGATATTAGTATATCAATATCATTTAATTCTCTATTAATCAATCCAAAAGCCTTCAAAACAAAGGACCCAGATACTATATCATTTGGAAATATTTTCTTAATAAATCTAAAAAGTTTTTTATTGGATCTTAGAAAATCTTTATTGATTTTAAAATCAATTTCACCTGAAACTAATATAAGTTTCAGGTTTCTCATTTCTGTTAGAATTTCGTTATCATCAAGATAACGGTCGAATTTGTCAAATTTAGTCATTAAATTTTAATTAAATAGATAGTTTGAATCCTGATTCTTTTCTCCTTAGAGAAACTTTGTAAACTTTATAACTAAGACCAAATCTAAGAGTATCCTTTTAGATCGATTTTCGAATTTCTTAAATGATATAAAAAAAAATTAGAGGTCTGGGATGGATTTTAACCACCGTATGAGCCTTTGCAGGGCTCCGCCTAAATGCTCAGCCACCAGACCTAATTATTAAAACGGTAAGTCATTGGTACTATCAATGGCTTCCATCTTATTTATTGATTCTAACTCCTGACTGTTTTTATAATCTTGAGCCATAGTAATAAAGTCATTGAAACTTCCAACTTCAATATCGAAGTTTTCAATGTAGTCATTAATCACTATATTGATATCCATAACTTTTTCCTTATTTATATTTATACAAATATATAGACTTTTTTGAATTATCCAAAATATCATCCTTAAACTTGATAACACCATTATCAACAACAGAACAAATAACTAACATCCCATCCTTCCAAATTAGACCAAATTTCCTTTGAAATCAATGATACACGATATATCCAAGTACTAAAAAAATGTATAATAATCTCAGTACAAATAAGAATCATTATAAGAATAATCATTGCTGACAGGACGACCATTCACTATAATTCTTCTTTATTACCATTTATTAAACTTTCTATTCTCCAATCTCTAATATTTATTTTGAAATCCTCAAAGTTGTGAGATTGAGAAATAACCTCTATCCTGCTATTTATTTGTTTTATTAACTCAGTTAATTCCACTTTTCTATTCTTAACACATCCATCATAAATACACTCAATCTTCGTAACATCAGATGCGACTATCCAAACGGTAGCATTCTCGTAAATATTATAATTTTTTTGACAAACTTTTAATATTTCGTTTGCTCTTTCTGTAGAATAACCCTCAACATTGATATAAAAAACAAAAATAGGATTATCTAAATTCAATTTAATTTTTTCACTTTGTGTTGACTTGTCATCATTGCCTATATTCATAAGACATAATAAGAATTATTTTACTATTATATCAATGGAAATAAATATGTTTTATATGTTCATGCTTTCCAAATTATACCTCTTCCTACACCTCCAGCAGACTATAAAAGACTCGAACAAGCGCGAAGGAAAGAATTAAAAATGTTTTTTTCAACTTTTTTACATTGATTCTAAGTTTTTTTTTTAAAAAATCAAAATCATCAGGATGTCGCATAACAATAACTATACACTTTGGAATTCTTAAACCACCAAGCTTTAAAAAATAAAAAATTAAATGAAATATTTCTTAAAAATTTCACTATATACCTTCCCACCATTTGGGAAAATATAGAATCTTCCATCAAAATTACAAGTGATAGTATCACCAACCTTAAATTCATATTTACCATTAAAACTACCTTGAAAGATGAAGACTTTATCTTTAATACAAGTATATGTTTTCATTTTTAATATTTTTTACTAATTTTATATTTTACAAAAAAAATCTGCCATATTAATAAACTAAATCTCTCCAGTGTGGTTCTTCCACAGGAACAACAATACAATTATGATTATGTTCTTCACAAGATTGATTTATTAAATCAACCTCATATTTTGAATTTTCAAAGTGCATATTAACATTCAATCTAATAATAGTTGAAAATTTCATTTCTCGATTAGTGAAATGAACCTCAGTAATTCCCAACTCCTTTGCCAATTCAAATACTCTAACGTGTTCATTTTTTAGTCCACGATGTGAGTTATTCATATCATACCTCTTAGTAATAATCATTACTCTATTATCAGGATCAGAAACATAGTTTTTAGCTATTTTCTGAATCTCGTATTTTTGTGGATTAGGAATACCACCAAACTCATCATCCAATGTGCCATCAAAGTCGAAACTTATAATCATGTTGTTATTTCTAAAATTTTAAATTCAATTATTCCACCAGGTGTTGTTACACTAACTGTTTCTCCTACCTTTTTACTAAGCAAACCAGCACCAATTGGACTATTGATTGATATTTTTCCTTGTTTAATATTAATTTCGTTCTCAGGAACAATTGTAAAACTAAATTCTTTGTTATTTTTAACATTTAAAACCTTCACCGTTGTTAAAATATTTACTTCACTTGTATCAACATCATGTTTACTAACAAGAGTACAATTGCTTAGAGTCTCTTCAATCTTTGCTATTTTAGATTGTAGCTTCTCATATTCTTCCTTAGCAATATCATACTCGCTATTTTCAACCACACCACCTCGGTCTCTAGCATCAGCTAGTTCACCTATTAATCTTGCTTTTTCTATGGTAGATAGGAAATGTAGTTCTTCTTGTAGTTTTTTCTTACCATCTAAGGTTAAAATTGTTTTTGTCATATTCTATTTTTATTTTTTCTGAAATGTTTTTTCGTAGACATCCCTAATAGCTTTTAGCCCATTGGGTTGTAACTGTCTTGTACCAATACCAGCAAAATTCTGAGATTCAATTTTCGGAACTTCATTCATTTCAACAAATGAAATACTTGAATACGACCATCTAAACCACTTATCTCTTACTTGATCAAATACAAAGACTTCTTTCTCGTTATTAATACCCATCATAACTGCATATCCAGTTCCACCATCGACAGTATCATATTTACCCTTATTATAGTAACCTTTAGAGTTTTTATCTCCAGGTCTAATTATAGTACCAATTGCAAATATTTGATCTGAGTATTTAACTTGAGCCCAATTTCGAGCCAAAAGATTCATATACTTATGAATTCCATATCTATTAAGCCACTTATTTGCCCTATTAATTTCTTTAATTCCTTCCTTATAATCTTCATCCGATAATTCGACTTTATTTGGTGATGTATGATTCTTTGTCTTATAAGACCAAGCTTTAGTAACAACACCAAACTCTTCACCAATTCTCTCCCAGGCGGTATCTGATCCTTCAGCACCACCAGAGTGACAAACAACATTTGTCAAGTTAATTGGTTTTTTGTCAAATATATCAATCATTTAGTTTCACATTCAATCCATCAACCATCCAAATCGCCAAATTTCCATCCATTCTAAAATAAAGGTCTCTTATATCGAGAGGCTCTTCTATAATATACTTCTTTAATAACATAAAGAATTGATTACCATTACATCCAATCATTTCTTTGTGTGTATAGTTACCATCTTCATCGGTATAAAAGTTTATACGGAAATCTTGTATTCTTTTTACAGTAAAAAGTTTAATTTTAAATAAATCTCTATCAACCGTACTCAATATCTCTTTAATTTGTGAATTATCTTTATATGTATATATAACCTCATCATTCTTAACACAGGCAATTTGTAGACCAAGATGTTTATACATAGATATAACATCTTCTATAATTACTCTCTGAGCCTTACCCTGTCTTCTTGGGTTTATATTACCAAAGATATACTGCCTGAATTGTTTAGAATGTCTGAATAATTCGGGAATACCAAACTTATCAAGTAAGGCATCATATGAATCACCCAGTTCATTTAAAAAGGGCGGATCATACTTTTTAAGTACGACCCAATTGGCTTTCTTAATATCTATTGAAAGATATTTCACATCATCTTCATATTGAAAATTCTTAGTTGTTGGATAATCCGGAATTAAATTATCATCATTTAATTCATTATAAGCACGAGTATTTCGAAGAAATTCAATCAACTCATTTGATTTTTTAATTCGATAATCAAATAAATCACCAAACTTTTCTTCGGCCTTTTCATAAAGCAAAATCAACTCTCTGAGGTTTTTCCATTTATCTACCTTAGAAAGTTGTTCAATATAATATTCAAATTCCTCGTAAGCCGGAACATTCAAGTCAAAAAGCTTACAAAATCCCTTTATGTCTCTCATTCAATATCTAAACTTATTAATAATTGATCTCTATGATAAGATTTATAATATTCCCCATCGGTTATAAAATAATCTTCCATCTATCCGAATTAACCCACTCATCTTCTATACAAAGCACATAACCTTTCCTACCATTTACCTCAGGATCAGCATTAAATTCCAAGTTTCCCCTACCTTTTATCTGGTAACTTCTACCTGGAACAATAGTCTTATATGGTTTAACGCAATAAACTCGACTTACATAGTCGTATTTATCATATAAATCTTTTTCACTTATATATTCTACCAATAATTTTAATTCTTTTAATTCTTCTATTATATGACTTATATAACTTATATAAGTTAAATGATTTAATTTCTGATCTACTGATTGAATCACCTCTACTGATTAAATCACCATAAATAGAATTCAACTGCATCTTCACAAATGCCTTCTCACACTCAATCTTATTGATGTCTTTACTCACCATGATGATCAACAGCTGAAATTACTTTCTTGGTCATTACATCCTTAACACCTTGATAAGAAATCGGCGTGTAATCAATACAGTTACAACCAACATCAATCACTTTACGTTTGTAGTAATCTTGGTTAGATTTCATCAAACTTCCGTGACAATGACCGTGTAAATGCCAACTACCATAATGTTGTCTGTTCCAACTTAGTATTGGGTAATGTGACATTATAATTTGTTGATATCCACCAGAACCTCTAGCGGATTTAACTTCATCATCTTTAATAAAGATTTCAGTTCCGTATTCATGAATATCTTCCCATCTACCGAATTTAGAAATATCTCTTTTCTTATCGTGGTTTCCTAAAATATAAAAGATTTTACCTTTAAGTGAGTAGATGAACCATTTAGTTACATCATCACGAGTGAAAGAAAGATCACCAAGGTAATAGACAATATCATCATCATCAACTACACTATTCCAACGCTTAATTAATTCTTCATGCATTTCATCAGTATCATTAAAAGGTCTTCCATCAAACCTAATTACATTCTTGTGTCCAATATGGAAATCACTGATAAAAAATACATTTTGTTTCTCGTATCTCATATTACAAATATATTAATTTTTTAACTAATTAACCAATCAAGTTTCATATCTCTCATTCTGTCTTTTGGTATATTAATTTCAAACTTAACTTCTATTTATCTAATTTCAAAGCGTCTACCAAATAATTTAATATTTAATTAAAATCAAATATAAGAAATTATTTTATTTTTTACAATTTATATTTTAATATATACAGTGAAAAATAAAGAATATTATGATTAAAAAGTGGAATGATTTTATAAAAGAATCTATTGATGATGAAAATGTAGTGCCTGGACCTGAAGAATCTGGAAGTGCTAGATTAGAAATAAGCAATGAAGAGGAAGAAATGTTTTCTTCTGAGCCAGCTCTTGAAAATTTAATTTCAAATGGTAAAGTATCATTATTTGATAATGAAATTTGGTATTTTCCAAGTGACAAAGAAACATTGAGTGTTCTTAAAGAATATCTACCTCAAATAAGTAGTTATTAAAGAAAATTTAGTTAAAAATAAATAAAATTTTAAAAATTCACTAGAAACCCTTGAACTATTTGACATCTGAGAAGGGTGCGATCCAAATTAACAAACACAAAAGTTTTTTTCAAAAATTAAATATAAAATTTTCAAATATGAGAAGTAAATAAAAAAGACCGTTAACTAACGGTCTTTTTCTTTTCTATATATTTTATCACTCCTCTGATAAATAATTCTTGTATAACAGATTCACAAGTATATTTTTTATCAAAATAAAATTCTATTTCAGATTTAACATTATCCATTCCAGCTAGATATAGATCATCCCAAGGGATATTTATATTATCTATATTTCTCTGTCTTAATATTTCATATAACTTATACCTCATGTTATACAATTAATTTTTTTTAACTGAATAAGTCTTCAGCATCAGAACTATCAAGAAATCCATCAGAATCGTCTTCATCCGATTCAACAATACTATTAAATTGTTTTTCAACCTCTTCAATTTCAGCAAGTGACTTATATCTAAAGTAGTCATTAACAATTGGTTCCATTGCCTTCAAAACATCCATTGTAAATACTTCTGGTGTAAATAACATCTTTGTTGTAACAGATTTATCCAAATGTCTTACATACCAACGATTGCCACCCGGTATAAATTTAATCTCACCGGTTGATTTATCAACCTCCATTTTACCTTGAGCAATACCAATTTTATCAAAAAACTCTGGACGACAGAAAGCATCTAATCCAGTATATGGATTCATACCATTATTAAATGAAATATCAAATCTAATCTTTTTAGGTTTAGCTAAACGATTTTTAGCAGTCTTAAATAGAACTGTAATACCTGATTGACCTAAATCCATATCATCTTCTTCACCAGTCTTTAATTTAGACTTAGACATCATACCAATAACCGATGCCGAATAAACCAATGAACGACCACCTTTGAGCACCTCTTGTGGAAAGAGGTCTTGTGTTAGGTAGGTATGGTTACAAACAATCATTGGGATATCTAAGAAACCAAGGTCTGTATTAATCGAACGAAATAATGAGCCAATTGCCTTAGCTTTAGTCATATCTTGTTTAATATCACCTTTTAATAAATCAGACTTTTCTTTATATGATGCCATTTGACCAATAGAGTCAAGTATAATCATCATTGGTTGAATATCTTGACCTGCCAACTTTTGTTCTTTCAATGTATCTAATAACTGAGTCAATGTGATATTGATATCTTCAACTTTATTAGATCTAACAAGAATGAATTTATCAGGAGAAGCATCTAAACCAAATTTAGGTAGTTCATCTAACTCAACTGAATACTCTGTATCGATATAAATAATACCATATCCTTCTTTTTGAGCATGTTTAGCAACTGAATATGCTAAGAACGACTTACCTGTTCCAGATTCACCAGCAAATACAGTAATACGATTCGACTGAACACCACCACCAAGTAGTTTAGATGATATAGCAGCATCTAATAAATAAACACCGGTTGAGATAAACTTTTTTTCTTTGATTTTATCATCAATAATAATAGGAACACTTTTTGCAATGTTATTCATAATGTTACCAATCTTGGAAAACTCAAATTTTTTCTTTTTATTCTCTTCTTTTTTAGCCATTTTAATTTGTTAATTTTTATAATTTATATATTAACTTTTTACTACCCCCTTTCAAAAAAATTAGAAAAAATTCCGAAAGGGGGTAGTGATTTTTTTTATATATAAACTATGAAAAAATTGGAATTTTTAGAAAAAGCTAGGAATATACATGGTTATAAGTATAACTATGTTGGTTTACCAGATAAGATAATATTAACCGATAAAATAAAATTGGAATTTAATGGTGAATTATTTACACAAACAGTATCTAAACATCTAATGGGTAAATGTCCTGAGAAGAACATTAAAAGAAAAACCACTGAAGATTTTATTTCAGAATCAAAAAAAATATGGGGAGATAAATATGACTATTCGCTAACAGAATATACGGGTTCTCTAAACAATGTCAAAATTATATATAATGGTGTTATCTATGAACAAAGAGCTTCATCACATTTAGAAGGAATGGCTCCAGAATTTAGAAAAACAGAAGAATCAATAATAAAAGAATTGATTAATGATATTGATTCAGAAGGATTAGATGAGATAAGAAAGTTCCTTAATAAGTTTAATATAGAATACACAAATAAAATTGATGGTATAAATTTAAATTTCAATTTCTATCTTAAAGATTTAAGAACTTGTATAGAATATAGAAGTAGATATCATTATGAACCGATCGATGAAATTGGAGGTGTAAAAAAATATGAAATTATTAAAAATGAGGATAGAATAAAAGAAAACTATTGTGAGGAAAACTTTATTGACTTAATCAAAATAAAATATGATCAAATTGAAGATATCCATCAAATACTTTGGGATAATCTTAGAGAACATATAAAAACAAAAAAGACCAGTTAAAACTGGTCTTTTTATTTAGACAAAAGAAATCCTAAAAATCAAAGTTTTTAGGTATCTCACTGTACATTTTTAAAAAATGTAGGACTATTATTACCATAAAGTGGTGTCTTACCATCCCATTTTTCTATAAACATTTTTTGTATCAACATTGGAGTTAACGATGATTGTTTTAACTCATTAGCCTTTTTTTCAGCTTCTGCTTGTATTATAAGTTTTTTAGCTTCGGCTTCTGCTACTTTCAATTGATTCTCAACCATCATAGCTTCTTGTACTGCTCTATTTTTGTTGTTTACAGCCTCGACTATTGACTGAGGATATTGCAAACCACTCGTTAGTTGTTCGAAATTAAACCCTTCTTTTTTTAGAACTTCTGATAAAGTATTTTGAACATCGTTTTCGAATTTCTCTCTGTTGCTAACTATCTCATCAGTGGTGTATTTATTCATTTGTAATCGGAAAGCATCTTTCACATAATTAAGAATGGTAGTCTCGCTTATTTCTTCTATTCTTTTTCTATACTTTCTAAATATCTCAGGAGATTTGCCCGGTATAACATGAAAAGACAAAGTTGGATCTACCATAAATTCACTTCCATCCTTTGCATTCACAGAAAATTCTTCATAATCTATTGTCTGAATAAATGTCGGATATTGTTCAACATCCTCTGTAAATGGATTATACCATACACGACCTGTTACGAGCGATACATCCTGTACGCCTCGATCACTACCATATTGTTTTATTAAAATACCTTCATGTCCTGCATCTATTCTAGTGCAGCTTACTAACATAACTAATGCTAATGTTGATAATAAAATTGACTTTTTCATATTTGATTTTTTTGTTGGTTACTAATTTTTAAATTTTGATTTAATGAATACTATCAAATAATAATTAAAAATAATAAATACAGTGAAAAGTATTGTACCTATTACAACTGTAATATCAGATGGTTGTCTCATCATATCTGAAATCAGACCAAACAGATATATGTCAATAAATAAGATAATTGGAGATGTAAATATAATGATTTTTTTTATATTTTGTTTGATGAAATTTTTGATTTTTTTCATTTCAATTTAAATTGTTTTGTTTCTATATATGTATTATTAAGTTTATCATAAACAATTCTACAAAGGCTACTATAACCGTTATATTCAATTATTTTTAACATAATCAATAAAATTAACTTTCTCACCAGTTTTAAGTATTGTTATGAAAGTTATATTCTCACTATTTATAACATCAACAGAAAACTTATAATCTTTTTCACTGAGCAATAACATAAATGCTTTATTTTTTTTCACTTTCTGATAATCCAATAAAATTTAAATAACTAAATATAAAAACAAATATAAGAAATAAATCTTAATTTGTTTAATTTTTTTAATGAAAAAATTTACTTCTCATATTTGTACATATCATACTTAACTTAATCGGTCTTATTGAGAGGGATTTTTTATTGATAAATATTTACGTTTTATAATAAACATAATTATCCAGTATAATATATTAATTGAGTTTAAGACAACACCAAATCCCTTAATACCTAATAAGATGCAAATAAAATTAATCACGGTAACACTTAATAGAACCGCTGTCAATATAAATATCAATTTTCCCGACCCATCAGATATAAGATAATTCCTAAGCTTTATAAGTAAATTACTCTTTTTCCCAAAAAGAATATCAATTGACTCATCACGTTTACAAGACTTACAAGTTGTAATATTATTAACACCTTTTTTCAAAGGTAGTTTTCCTGACATCCATAATTCGGTTTCTTCTTCCAATGTATAGATATCTTCTTTACAAGAAAGACATTTAAGCCCGTTTCGAATTTCCCAAGATATATCCTTCCACCTATTATTTGTGGCAAAATACCAAGCAATTATAATCATCACTAACAATGAAAATACTAAATCTATCATTTTCCTAAAAACTTATTGAAGGAACTGTCAATGTTCTACCATATTTACCACATTTACCCTCGTGCCAAACTTCTATAAAATCAGGTAGGTTTTTGAGTTTTAACTTATTAATAACATATTGAAACACCCTAACAGATTGTGCATCGGTAGTTATTTTTGATTTCTTACCGTGTCTATAAACACCTTCAGTAACAATACCAATGAATTTGAGCGCGTCTGTGTTATTAAGTTTATTTTCCTTCATATTAAAGTGATCAATTATACAAATATAAGGATTTTTTATAAAATCAAAAATTAATATATACCATTATGATACTAAAATATGATCAATTTATAAAGGAGGGATATGCACCAGATAATAAAGTGGAATTTGGAAATCCACCAGTTAGTTTTGGCATAAAGTATTATGAACTCGATGAAATACTTTATGAAATAACTGATGAGTTTCCAGAATTAGACTATATGGTTGATAATTCATTACAGTCTTCTATTATAGAAAAAGATCCAAATTCCTTCGTAGTAACATTTTATAATAAAAAAGCAGAATTTCCAATGAACTTACCTGTTTTACATTATTTAGAACCGAAAATAATTGAACTAATAGGACACGTTAATGATAAACTTGGTCTATATGGGTTAGAGGTGTATTTCTCAGACTTTGGTGAAAATGATGCTTACTATGAATTAGTAATAACTAAAAAAGGAAATAAACCACCGGTAAATCCACAAAGATATATTATGGATAAAAATAGTAAAATTCACTACAAGTGATAAAGAATCATTTATTTTCAAATATTTCAATAAAATATAGACCGATATAGAAAATGATATTTACTATATAGATTATGAATATAGTAGGAATAGATCCATCATTAATTTCAACAGCCATTGTTGTTAATGGTAAAATAATCAATTATTGCAGAGAATCAAAGGTTTATGGAAAGACCGGAATGACTAAATGGTTCAAATTAGCTGAAGAGCATGTTATCTATAAGTTTATAGAATACCATGATTTTGAAGATTACTCAGAAGGTGAGTTAACGAAGTTAAAAGATTATGATAAAATAACTAATGATATTATCCAAGACATCTTGAATAATATTGATCAATCACAACCTACAAAAATAGGAATCGAAGGATATAACTTTGGTGCCCAGGTTGGCGACTTAATTGACCTTGTTACATTCTCAACACTATTGAGAAAGAAACTATATGACCAAATATCAAAGAATATATTAGTATTATCACCATCAACATTAAAACTAGAAGCTTGTAAATTAACCTACCCACCAATAATAAAAGAAATAGGTGGTAAAAAACCGAGACAAGAGTTTATATACAAGAATAAAATAGGTATAAGTGGTGGTAAGTTTCAAAAAATAGATATGTACTTAGCTATCATAGAAAATGAAAAACTAAATGATGACTGGAAAAAACACTGTTTATCATTAAAAGATGATTTAACAAGTATATCAACCATACCTAAACCATATGAAGACTGCAATGATGCATATTTATTATATCAAATACTAAAAAAAGAAACCCAATAATAAGATTGGGTTTCTTTTTCATTTTCCACTTTCATATTTATTAGCTTTTTCTCTTAAATAATCTAGTACTTTAGCCTTCGCATCATCTGTCATTTTTCTACTGTGACTAACCCAATCAATTGCTTCCTTAAATCCAACCCTAATATTTCTTTCACGAATCATATATTCGATAAAACTAATCCTACCATACTCAGCCGCCCACTTAATACCCATATGTCTACCTCTATCATCCGTTAACCTAGCACCATGATCTATAAGTAACTTAAATACATCAAAGTACCCATGGCTTTCCTTAGTTCTATCTGTATAGTTCCCTCTACAAGCTCTTCTAATAGGAAGGCTATTCCCAAAGTTAGGGTCCAGTCCATTATTTAAACAATACTCAACTGCACCAACGTCATCAACAATACTATTAAATACCTCAGATGTTAACTCAGATCCATTAGCAACCAATAACTTAATCATATCAAGTGTTGAAGCTTTACTTATAGCAGCCTCAGAACCTGTTCTCAAGTTGGGTGAACCACCAAGTGATAATATTACTTTAACTTTTTCTAAGTCATTCTCCTCAACAGCATTTACTAAGGCAATACATCTATCTTTGTTGATATCAGCACCATCTTCTTTAACATATTTCTTTATTTGCTCAATACTGATACCTTTCTTAACTATCTCCCTATTAGCAACTTTAGCTTTTTCTCTTCTAGCAAGCTCTTCAGGACTAATAGGAATAAGTATATCGTTATATATATCGGTACTAATATTATATTCTTTCTGCCAAGCTTGCAATTGAGATTTTATTTGATTTCTGAATCCAGTATCATCTTTAAGGTGACAAGCATAATTCTTATCTCTACCAGGTATAATAGTTATACCAATAACAGATTTATTATCATACTGACCAATATTAAAATTGTAAATGTAATATTGCTTAGCATCTCTATTAGTTACATAGCTTTCCCACTGACTCATATAATCCTTGATACAGTGTCTAGTATGGCCATTTAACATCTGATTAGCTTGGAAGGATTTAACCTCAATTATTAATATACCATTCTCATCAAATACAATATCAGCACCTAAATAACCATACTTCTCATTACATTTATCGATTCTATCATAGAAGGCAACTATGCCCTCATTTTGACTCGACACTAAGAAGTTTTGAGCGGCTTTTATGAACTCTCTAATATTCTTATATCTTCTTAAAGATCCAAAATATCTTCTACCAACACCAGCAATCTCTCTAACCTCACCGAAGAATGATTTCCATAGCTTCTCTTGTTTAACTGTATCTATTTTACCATCATCACCTTTACCCAATTCATCAGTGAATGCTATAGCAATACCATCAAATAATTCCTTAATAGCTGGTGGAGAATTATTATAATCCTTTTTAAGCTCTGGAGTTAATTTATCAATAACTTTTTTTATTTTTCTATAATCTTTAATATAATTAATACCATCAACCAACTTCTCAAAGTTATTATCGATATTAGGATCGATGAAATTAGCATCAAATTTCTTAGGTAGCTTATCCAATAGCTGTTTATTTTCAATCAAATCATTATACAAATCTTCTAATTCTTTGAATCCTACCATTTCCACATAATAAAAATATGTGAACGCATAAAGATATCCCAAGTTATCCTTTAATAGCTCTCTAAGTTTAACAAAATCTGGATCTCTCTCAATAGTTCTAGCTTGCTCATCAGAGATCTTAATGTCTCTCATCTTAGACTTTAATAATGCCTGTTGCTCAGGTGTAAAATCTTTCATTGTAGCAGTTCTCTTTTCCCCATGCTTCAATTGAGCAGCCAACTCACCAGTCAAAAGATTTAATTCTTTAGCAGCGGTAATTAAAATATATCTATCCTTTAAAAACTTTTTAGCTTTATCAAGGTTCTCATTTAAAATATCACCTCTTAAAAATTGATTGTATTTAAATAACTTCATTGCTCTTTAATTATTTTTCTTGTGTATGGAAAAATGACCTTCATTAATTCTTCTTAATTCTGTTTCCCAAATCATTTTAGCCTCGCCTTTTAAGAATTTTCTAGTAAGTTCACCGGCTAATTCATAATTTTCTTCCTCAACAGCTTTATCGATTTCTTGTTGAATTTCAGATTGAGTCATTTTCTCATATGGTTTTTTATTAACAGGATTTTCATCAGGATCTTCTTGTTCAAACTCACTTCTTTCATCATCTTCATCCTGATCAAATTCACCTAATTTAGCAGCAGCTTCATATTCAGCTAATTCTCTTTTATAATTATCTTCTTCATCCATTATACTTTGTATAATTTCATCAACCTTAGTTCTAGCAGAAGGAGCATCAGATAATATATTCTTAACTAAGAGTAAAAACTGCTCAGCTGGCATAGCAGCCAACTTACCACAGAATTTCTCTCTAACATTTGTATAATTATCAATATTCTTTTTTGTTTTATTAACAAAGTCTCTTATATCAGCAGCTATTTCAGGACCAAATCTAAATTCTTCAGCCTCATCAGAGAATGAACTAGTATTTAAAATAACTAATTCAGCAGTTCTCTTATCTTCTGGAATACCAGCAGCTGCTATCAACTCATAAATACCTTTAACAGTCTCATGTAATAACATAGGAAAGTCAACACCTCTAGCTTTAATTATGGGATTACCATTGGATAATAAATCTTTTAAATCTTCATTATTATCATCTATATCTCCATTTTCTAAATCCTTCAATACTTTACCAGATAAATCTTCAGACTCTTCATCTGATTTTTTACCAGGCCATTTAACAGAACAAGCACCCGCCATTCCTTGGGGAGCTCTTTCCATCATATCTGCCTTAATATAAACTGGAATTAACCAATCCAATTTATCAGCTAACTCAGTAATTCTTGTCCAAACTCTGTGAGCTTCTTTACCATTTTTATCACCAAGTATAGAAATAAGTTCATCTTTAACTTCAGGCATAGCTAATATTCTTTTAGTATTCTTAGCCTCACCTTGAGTTATGTTATTAAGTATTTTTCTCTTATCAACTTCCTTTTTAATTTCTGGATCAGTTAATAACTGATATGAAGGTAGTTGGCAATCCTCACACTCTTCGTCCATAAAATCTTTAACATCTTCCGGTTTAATAATCTTGATATCTAAATCAACATTTTCCAATATAGATCCATATTCTGATAAAATTATTCTTTTTGCTAAATCTTCCAATTCTTTCTCATTTCCTCTAATGAATCCCATCGATTTTTGCATTAATTCATTTAACTCTTGGACTATACTCATAGTTTGAATAGGTGGTTCAATCATTGGATTCTCCTCTCTTGGAACACCCAATCTTTGTCTAGCTCTGCGTTCAACATCAGATAGATATTGTTTTTCACTATTCTTGTTATTACCTGATTCACCAGGAATACCACTATTACCTTTTATAGTGATTTCTTCTTTTATAAATTTTGAAAAATTTTTCATTACTTATCTATAAATTTTTTTATATCTTCTCCCCTTTCTTTCATAAGATTAATAAATCTCTCCGCGACATCATCAAATGTAGCTAATTTTTTTTCCTTATCAGTAAAAGCTTTTGGCTTAGGATCAACAGAAGGTTTATCCCTTCTAATAGGAGATGGAGCACCTGGTTTAATAGGTTTAACAGTAGGTTTTGTTTTTGTTTTACCAGGATCAACGATTGGATCAGCTGCCTCTACACTCTCAAGGAACTTCTCAAAATTTTTTATAAATCGCATATGTAATATTTATATTTTTATTTTTTATATTAAATTCCGATTTTATATATTAAATTCCGATTTTACATTTTATTAAAATCAACAAAAATATTAATAATAAAGAAATAATTTTATAATATACAAATAGATTAAAAAAATACCCATAGACTTTTAATATATAGTTTATGGGTATTTTTAATTTTAAAGATTTTTCAGTAAATGAAAGATTAGGTGTTGCTGAGCCAACCTTATTTTATATAGAAACTATATTCAACCACACTATGAACTACCTAAAAGATTTTATTAAGTCAGAAGATAATGAACTTGATGAATCTATAACTATCCCATATAGAAGATTTTACAGAAATATTAAAGATAGAAATCTATATTCGAAATTCCCCGTTGTTGGTATATCACTAAATTTAAAATTTGATAAATTAAGTCCATATAGATTTAACAAAAGATATAAAATAGATGAAAATGATACAAAAAGATCCAAGCATGCAGTTAGTGGATGGGCATCAAGATTCGGTCATATAAATTGGACAGGATATTCTAAAATTACCAACCCTATAAAAAAAGCAACAGACCACGGAATTATTATTGATATAGGTATAAATATTACAATATCAAAAAATTATAAGTTAGAAGGAATAAACCTTAAAAAAATATCAGATGATATAAATGAGACTATTTGGCACGAATTAAATCATTCATATGAGTATTATAATAGATTAATAAGAGGACGTGGACCAATATATAAAAGATCGCCAAGGCTAGCAATCACAAATACTGACATAAATAGTTGGAAAATATCAAAAAAAATATATGATTTTTGGAATAATAATTTCATATATTATTTATACGTTTCAGAAAAGCATGAGATGAACGCTCAAGTTCAGGAAGCAGCATATCATGTATCTAAATATGGTATTAATTCGTTGTATAATACAAATGCATGGGAATACGCTAAATATATGGAATCATTTGACCCGGATGATTTCATCTATCAACTAGAAGAAATAATTATGTTAGAGGGTAAAGACATTCAAAAAACTAAAGATTCATTAAAAAAAATGTGGCTGTTTCAATATAGAAAGTATGTTGAGGAAGAAAAAGAAGATCACTCTATAAATGATAGAATGATAGAACATATAGACTTCAATCAATTTGTCTATCTAATGGGTAGAAGACTCAATAGATGTGGTAAGAAACTTAAAAATAAGTTAGTTAAATTATATGAATTTGATCCAAATGTAACAAAAGAATAACCACCAGATCCAATAGGTGGCTATATTAAATATAAAATGAAATAATGAAAAAATTTACAAAAATAGTAGAGGAAGTAAGTGATAAAAAGCACTTTAAAGTAAATGCCGAGGTCGAATTAATAATCCCGGCAGACAATCAAGGTGAAGCAGCTTATAAGGCTGACACAATAATAACTGGAATGGATAATCTGTCTGAATATGTTATAAACAAAGTGGATGAGACAGAGGTGGTATTAGAGAATAAGAATGATTCAATCATATATCCACTTATTAAGTTAGAATCTAAATCATTTGCTGAATGGTTAAGACATAATTGTGTTATATCATCAAGCGAAGGATACTACTATGATGGTGAGATTTATGATATAAATGAAATATATGAAATTTATATTTCAAAAAAGTAATATATACCTTGTATTTTATAATGTAATAAATTTAACAAACATATAAAAAAGGTTTAAAAATATTGTCTGGTTCAGGAATTAAGTCGGACATTAAACAAAACCCGAAACACGTTAGTCTTTAGATAATGTGTATTTCATAAAAAAACGAATAAAAAAAATATGAAAAAATTTTCAGATTTTAGTAAAAATTGGAAAAAAGTAAATGAACAAGAAGAAAAAGAAACTCCTCTTGCTAAATTAACAGGTGAAGAAAATCCAAAAAAAGAAGAGAATGAAGAACAAGGTTCAACAGGTCCCGCGAAATTCTTTTCTAAACTATTTGAGTCAAGAGAGATGGCTCACGTTTATCACCTACAAGTTAGAGGTGATGAGGGTTCATATGCAGCACATATGGCACTTGGTACATATTATGATAATATTTTAGGATTTATTGATGATTTAATTGAAATATATCAAGGTCAATATGATATAATTGATGGATATGATATAATTGATACATCAACTACTAAAAGTAAAGATAAGGTTGAATATTTCAAGGAAGTTGCCGAGTTTATAAAAGCTGAAAGAAAATGTATATCAGCTGAAGATACCCATTTACACAACATAATCGATGAAGTTTTGGCTTTAGTATATAAGACATTATATAAACTAAGATTTAACAAATGAAATAAATATCAGATAAAGACTAATGTGTATTAACAACTGTGTCTATCTTATCAATACAATCATCGATATCCTTTTTAACTAATTACAGTGAAGAAATATAACAAATAAAAAAAACCCAACTATTCAGTTGGGTTTTTTATTTCAAATACTTTTTCTATTTTACTAATTCTCTTTGTTATCTTACTCATAAAGAATCCATAAAAACTACCACTAATATTAGTTGTTAAATACCTACTCTTTAACATATTAAATGATGAATCAACAATTTGTGTAGTTGATTTCATTATATAAGGAACATAGACATATCCTTTATTATTACTCATTAAATACTTTTAATATTTTATTCTTCTCACATTTTTTTCTTTCAAACTTTCTAAGAGGAGATTTTATTATTGAGTTGATATGCTTTTCACAAATCATATATGTTTTAGACTAACCCAAGGATCTTAAATCTACATAATTCTATTGCCATACTCTAACACTATATATGTGAAATTTAGATATTTGTTTTCCTATCTTATCACTATACTCTGGTCTAATAGCATTATTTAGAATAATAATCATATTCTTATCCCTAAACCATTTTAATGTTTTATCAGATGTTATTTGTCTAACTAAATGACCATTATAATATATTTTAATAAAGTCTTTAGTCCACCAGCAAGACATCTTAATTTTAGAACTATCATCATAAACAATGTGACTTCTAGCCCCTGACGAATCCTTATTCTCATTAAAATTAAAATGAAAATTAGTTTCTAATTTACCTTTGTAACTTCCATTTTCATCAGAGTATGACTCATTAATATCTATCTCTGGTGGCCAACTAACATCACAACTTAACCAAACAGCCGGCCACAATCCCTTACCTTTTGGCAGCTGAACTTCAAACTCATAATATCCATATCCATATGATTTATAGGATGTTATCAATCCAACAGAGTAAGGTATATGATATGTTTTTGTATTTTCCCATGTTAAAGTTGCTGGTTTATATTTCTGGTCTAGAATGAGATGATTATCCTTTACATAAACTGATGATTCACCATAGTGCTGATATGGATAATCTGGATGAAATAACCCCCAAGGTTGACCAATTCTCCAAACACTCTTATCAAAGGTCTTAAATGTATCTTCAAAGACCAAATTCATTTTCAACTTATTAGGCTCACAATTACCACTAAATCTTTTGAAAATCTTAACCTTTATGTAGTTCCATAGATTAAGTAGACTATTAACTACTATATCATTTAAAGATTCGTTTACTCTCATAATATTTATTTATTTTTTTGTATATGAAATAGACATTAGTAAAATATAATGTCTAATTAAATAACAAATCTATAATCCTTAATTAACTTTCTCAATTCACTTTCCGTTTTAGGATTTCCTATTTGGTCTAGAAAATCGATTAATCTATTAAGAATAATGGAATCACCTTGAATAATATCCATATCATTAAATAATTCTATTTTATCTTTATCCTTAAATAATTTCCATATTTGATAGACTGGGTTATATTCACAGTTAAAAAGACCACCAACTGATTCGGGATAGCCTTCTAGTGAAGTTAGGTTGTTATTAGAACACCAGAAATCGCGACCAACCCATTTAGGACCCCCTTCTAGTGATGTTAGTTTATTATTGTAACACCAGAAATCTCTACCAACCGATTTAGGACCGCCTTCTAGTGAAGTTAGTTTATTATTGTAACACCAGAAATCTCTACCAACCGATTTAGGACACCCTTCTAGTGAAGTTAGATAATTATTGCAACAATCGAAACCACCACCAACCGATTCAGGACCGCCTTCTAGTGAGGTTAGGTCGGTATGGGAACAGATAAAATCACCACCAACCGATTTAGGAGCCCCTTCTAGTGAAGTTAGATTGTTATAGGAACAGATAAAATTACCACCAACCGATTTAGGACCACCTTCTAGTGAGGTTAGTTTGTTAAAGGAACAGATAAAATGACCACCAACTGATTCGGGAAAACCTTCTAGATAGGTTAGATTGTTATAGTAACAATTGAAATTACCGGTAACATTTCTAAATTTAATGGGTAGTTTATCTAATTCTTCATAAGATAGATCAACATCACCATTTACGTCAATAGATCCATCTTCATTTATAGTCCAGTTCTCTATACCATATTTATTGCAGATAGATTCAATATCCTTGTTGGATTCAAATAATCTATATTGAATTAGGTGTTTCATAATGTATATATTAAAGGATAAATTTATAATCCTTAATAACCCTTCTTAATTCTTCTTCACTTTTAGGCTTGCCTATTTGGTCTAGAAAATAGATTAATCTATTAAGAATAATTGAATCACCTTGAATAATATCCATATCATTAAATAATTCAATTTTATCCTTATCCTTAAATAAATTCCATATCTGTTCTACTGGATTATCACTACAGTAGAAATCTCTACCGATTGATTCCGGTGAGCCTTCTAGTGAAATTAATTTGTTATTGTCACAGTAGAAATTTCCACCAACCGATTTAGGACACCCTTCTAGTGAAATTAGGTTGTTATAGCAACAGTCAAAATCACCACCAACCGATTTAGGACTCCCTTCTAGTGAAGTTAGGTTGTTATAGCAACAGTCAAAATCACCACCAACCGATTTAGGACTGCCTTCTAGTGAAGTTAGGTTGTTATTGAAAAATTTGAAATCGCCACCAACCGATTTAGGACCCCCTTCTAGTGAAGATAGGTTGTTATAGGAGCAGTAGAAACTACCACCAACCGATTTAGGACCGCCTTCTAGTGAGGTTAGGTTGTTATTGGAACAGTAGAAATTACCGGTAACATTTTTAAATTTAATAGGTAGCTTATTTAATCTTTTACCAGAAAGATCAACATCACCATCTACATTAATAGATCCATCTTTATTTATGGTAAAATTTTGTATACTATATTTATTGCAGATAGATTCAATATCTCCGGCGGATTCAAATAATCTATATTTAATTAGGTGTTTCATTTTTTTAATAAATTATTAACATAAAATAGGGTTATTTTTTTCAAATTCATCACAAAAAAACTTGTGTTATAAATTTGACGATCAATATAAAAATTTTCTACCATTATTATTATAATCAACAAGATTATTGATTACAGTGTCTATCTTATCAATACAATCATCAATATCCTTTTTAGCTACTTGTAGTGAAAAAATAGAGTCATCAATTTGATCATTACCTTTTTTCGATTGACTTTTAAAATTACTAAACTCATTCAACAACGATTCAACTGATTTAGACTTATCACTCATAAGTAATGCAAAATCTTTTAATTCATTGATTATCTCATCTATTCTTTCAGATGAAATATCAACCTCTTCATCTTCATTAAATCTTCTTATTTTCATTTTATAGTTGTAGATTTTAATATATATATTTAATTATGAAACGCAAGAATAGACTAATATTGGAATTTACAGAATTTAACATGCAAAGATTAAATCCAGATAGCGTTCAGCCTTCTACGCATGTTGATGATAGACAATTATCTATAAATGCCTTTGATAAGCATCAAGATGCCATAAGACAAGCAATGTCAAGAATAAATGACATTTTATATAATTTATCAGACACAAAAGCTTATAAAAATTTAAGAAATAAACTCACTCTTGATGATCAAGATATCAAGAGTATGAAAATACTTAGAATCGTTAAATCCAATAACATAAACTACGACGTTTATGTTTCATTTATAATAGGAGATGAGGAATACTGGGGAGTTGTTAAGAATATAATGAATAATCCTGATTTCCAATCTGAAGTATTCAAAGATTATGACCTTTATCAAAGTAAAGAATGGATAATAAAAATTAAAGGATTAATAATCAAAGTAATTAAGAGCTGGTTAAAACCTGAACCAGGAACGTATAAATTATTAAATGATGAAATAATATGCTATTCAACTGAAACCGGTAAACAATTAAGAATGAAAAAAGGAATTGAGGTTGAACTAATTAGAGCTCATGACAATAAGATTATAATTAAACACGAAAATGACTACTATAATCTAGTAGGTGATAACTACATTTATTTCAATTGGTGGTTTGAGAAGATATAAGGACATTTAAATGTACCATAATATTCAATATCAACATCAATGATATTGATGCTATCATATCCAAAAAAATCTCTACCAAAAAGGTCAAACCAAGTAAAAATACCACCTTCTTTAAGACACTTATCAACAATAAGATTCCTAAACTTGGGCGCATTTGGATCCATATGTGTATCAAAAAAAATACCATCATACTTCATCGAGGATATCTCATCCAATTTATCAATCCAATCACCTTCAATTACTCTAACATTTGGTTTATCCTTTGACCACTCATATAGTTTTGGTAAAATTTGAGGATGTATTTCAACTATTGTATGTGATTTGATACTATTAGATTGTATGTAGTTGGCGGATATTCCCATTCCAAATCCGATTTCTAGTATATCACCACCAAATTGTGTAACAACATCAGCATGTTTTTTCATTAATGGGTTCTCCCAATCTATCATTACAAAAGTATCAGGGTTGTGTTCCATACCATCCACTACTATTCTATTGTCATAGAATTTTAAATTATAACTCTTAAATCTATTCATTATGTAATTGTATAATTATAATAATATGTACATGCAAATGATGCAGGATTTGATGTTGCACAAACATTAACCACTAGGTTAATATTACCACCAGAAGCATTTATAGTAGGAGTTGCAATAGATGGCACATTAGGAGCGTTAATACCAGGTGAAACTCTATCGTGTAATATAGTAGGAGAACCAATTAAACTAACATTACCAAAATTATCAGCTCGTAATGATTGAATAATCTTAGTACATCTACTACCTTGATAACCTCCTCTACCAGTTGAAGCACTAACAACAAAGATCGCCTCAACCGTAATGGTGAGGGAAAATAGTCCCGTAAGAATTTGATAAGAAAGATCAGTACATGATGATTGAGCCAAGCTAATACCAGTTGAGTATGATCCTATCTTACCATTATTAAAACCTATTTTGGATCCATTTTCGATCATTGACATATCATATCCGGAAATAGTGATGTTACCATTATTAAGAATATTAAATCTTTTTTGCTCAGATAAAACAAGTGATAACGATGGATTAGTAGCTGATGTTTGTGTTGATTCAAGTATAATACCACCCATCTTATTATATTCACTAGGCATCTCACTACTCAACTTCATAATAAAACCCAATCTTCTAGTGACAGCGGATGGAGATATAGTTGGATGTCTTAAAACTATACATTCATTGTATCCAAGACTAGATAGACCACTAATAATATCTAATTTAGGTGTAGCATTAGGAAATAAAAGGGATGATCCTGAAATATTAGATGGTGAACCAGCCGGAGAATTCGGACCTATATAAAATTGACCATCCTCCCTTAACTCAAAAGTATGTGCATTCCAAGAACTAACACCATTAATTGCAATTGTATTACCACTCAAATCCCTAGGAATAATACTAAAAGCCAAAGAAGATTTAGTCCAATTACCAAGATCACCCCCGACTCCTCTTACCCTTGAATATATATCAGCAACTCTTTGATTGACACCCCCAACACTTCTACCCCAGAAAGATATCATCGAGTTTTTAGATCCCGAAGCAGCATTTGATGTATTCATAACAGCAAAAAGAGGCAAGTCACCCGATGAATCTCCAGAAACTAAAGATATAGGACCATATGTTCCCAACCCATCAATCTGAACAGTAGATACATTACCAATCATAACCCTTCCATTCTTCATATAAAAGGAACTAGCATTAAAATTAACGGCATTTGGCTCTCTAGTACTTAGAGTAATAGAACCATCAAATGTTGGATCAGCATACCCACCAAACTGAATTAGTGAAGAACCCTTGGTATTATCAAAATATTGATTGCCGTTACTAAAATACCAATTATAACCAATACGAGTATTACCGCCTTTATGAAATACCAATGGTAATGATTGACCAGGAAATGCAACAGGATAAGAACCTATTTGTAAATATTCTTTTGGATTATTTGTATTTATACCAACAGCAGATCCAGAAGCAGGTCCCAACCCATTATCATATATAGCTGAATTACCATAAGTTAGGTATGGTGATGTAGAAATAACCCTTGGAATATAATTAGTAGATCCGGTGCCACTTATAGTAGTTTCAATTGACCATGTAGATGAACTCGAATTCCAGATATATGTCAATCTATTATCCAGTTGAAAAACCTTCATACCATCATACTTCCAGGTAATAGAAGTTCTAGCAGCGGCGTTAGCTGCTGTCATCCTATAATCAATAGGTGCTGTAAAATTAAGGTTAAATCCATCATATATTGTATATGCCATATAATTATATATTAAATTTTAATTGCCATGGTGATGAGCTAACAGGAACAGTTGTTGGTCCAAATTTATAAATGTAATACGGTTTGTTCGACCAAAATCCACTAGGTGAACTAATTGTTGCGTTAATAATAGCAAAAGATGGAAATATGATAAATTGTTTCACTTCAACAAACGATCCAGTTATATCAAATCCATTATTATCTAGTATTTGACTAACAGTAGCATATCCAGATAAAGCTGGTACACAAAAATATATATAACTGTTAGTACCAGAAATCATAAATGATTTACTAGACGTTCCATTTACAACAAACTTCTCAACAGATTTATTAAGAGAAGGTAGTACAAAAGGCATATCTATCGAACCATTAATCGTATTAACATTATAACTACTCATACCATAGAAAAATGGAAAAACAAAGTCAATAGAAGCAGATGCTGTTACAGTACTGGGATTAGGACCACCAATATAACTCATGGTTGTTGATAAAGGTTTGTTTGTATCTCCAGTATCCTGTATTATCAATGTATATTTCTGATTAAATGGACTAACGGAACTATTAAATGCTCCACTTGGATGTAAATTTCCAGTAGCAATACCCGAACTTGTTGTTAAACCTGGTATTGTTATAGGAGTAAATGAGTAACCAGTAATATCAATGCTTGTTCCACTTACAACCGGATCACTCTTCTTAGTTATAGACCAGTAAACATCAACATATGCTGAACTAGTGATAGATCCCTTCTCAGCAACCTGAGAATATGTAAACCCATTACCTATGTCAACCATTAACTCACAAGTTGGTGGTAAATAAGGATATAACATTTGTCTAACAACCTCGACAACGGGAGCCTGACTAAATGTTTGACCTGTATATATATGACCAAATGTAGCAATTATTGGATTAACATCTGTTAATTCCATATCATTGCCATTTATTTGAACAGGACTACCTAATATGTTAGTAACTGATGATGTATTACCAATATTAGCTAAACTAATTGTATTATCATCCCAAACAAGAGATCCATTATAATATTTTAATATCTGACCATTTGATGCTGCTGCAGTTTGTAATTTAGTAGGAAAAATGACATTATTTATAGAAATACGACCGGTATAACTATCTAAAATAATATCACCAGTTTGATTTACTATATCGAGATTTATAGTTGAATTAGTTGTGCTATACGCATTAAAATATGGAGCTACTTGATATAAATATGATTCGGTACCTGCTAAAAATGATATCTTAGTATTGCTTGGTGTTACACCAGGTTTATTGTTATAAAAGAAAATATCTGTATCATTAAAGTTATAATTTAATATAGTATTATTTAATACATCCAATCCACCTATCTTCTTCTTACCAAAATACATCTTTTGCTTAATATCCCTATCAAGACCGATATATTCAATAGAATATGATCCTGTTGTTTGTTTAAAGACTGATGATTCCCAAGCGGAAAAAACAGCATCTCTAACATCTTTTGGAGATATTAACTTAAATGTATTATCAGGCAATAAATAAAGGGCATCTGTTACATTAGCCACCCTAAGTGACTCATATACTGTATTATTATTTATACTGTAAGTAGCTGGCATTTAGATATTTTTTTTCTTCACTATATATATTAAATTATTAATAGTTAAATGTCCAATTAACTGGATTAGGATGCCCGACCGTAACAGGACCTATCTTATAAACATAATAAGGTATATTCGACCAATAGTTATTTGGTGATGTTAGTCCTGGCCCGCTATATATAGAATAAGTATATGAAGACACAGTAGCACCATTTTCATCATAAATATTACTTAAATATCCATATGTAGGACCACCAGAAGCAACAGGGTAAGCAAAATAAATATATCCAATTCCAGAAAGTGTAGCCTCTTTATTAGATTTAAGTGTAACTGACTTAGTAAGTGATCCTAATATAGAGTTAACTTGTGAAGCATTAACCGCATTTACAGGACTAACTCCCCAGAAATATGGATACACCAAATTCATAGTAACTGATGCAGTAGCAGTCGTTGGGATATTACCATTAGAAGCACCATTATCAGTTATAGAGAATACATAGTTTGTTGTAAATCCAACAGGAGCGATTCCAGTAACAAATGGGGGTGATGATATGATAGAGGAACCGGGTGTATTTATAGGAGCCGGTGTTGTAAATCCAATAACATTACCACTTGTAAAAATAGCTGATATGATAGGGTCAGATCTCTTATAAATAGTCCAGCCAACCTGAATATTAATACTAGGATTTCCTTTCTCAGCTACAGATGGATTAACAGATAATGAACAGGATGGTGGTATATAAGTATATAACATATCTCTAACAACCTCAACTATACCTTGATTTGTAAATGTCTTACCATATTTCACACTTCCAATTGGTGATATAATTGGTCTATTATCGGTTAGTTCTATAGGACTACCATTAATAAGAACCGGATTACCTAATATGGATGTAATTGAAGATGTACTACCAACACTAGATGTAGCAAATATATTCATACTCCAATACAAATTACCGCTAACTGAATCATATACCAATAAATACCCATTAGATGCGGATAATCCAGTTTCAGAAATTGTTGGAAATCCAATATTATTTATATAAACTCTATTTGTAGATGAATAAATATTAACATCTCCGGAGTTATTACCAATATCTAATTGTAAAATATTTGAGAATGTTGGTCCTATAGCCGTCCTTGATTTTATATATGGCGCACTACCGTATAATAAACTATTAGTACCGGCCAGTATAGATATTTTAGTATATTGCTGTGATAAATTTGAATCCGACTTATTATTAAAGAAAAATATATCAGTGTCACTTTGAGTCCAAGATAATAATACATTATCCATTACATTATTTCCTAATAAATTCTTCTTACCTATAAAAATCTTATTATAGATATCATCTTTATCAATTCCAATATATTCAATTGTAGATATTGATCCGCTGGTTATTTTAAATATAGCATTTTCCCAAATAGAATAGATAGCATCCCTGATATCCTTTGGATTAATCTCTTTCTGTTGATTATCGGGTAACTGAAGAAGTACATCTTGTATATCTTCAAGTCTATTAGCGGCGTAAGGTGTATTATCAAATATGCTATATGTAGTAGGCATCTATAACAATCTATTTTAGATATATATTAAAATATATATTGAGTAAATAAAAAAGTCCGATATAATTATCGGACTTTTTTAATCTAATCTATCAGAATGATGGTGAGAACTATCTCATCTATCATCTGGTTTCATAAGTAGGATTTTTAGTAAAAAAAATGTTAAAAATCCAGGTTTTTCAACTTCAACTTATTCAAATAAAAATTCTAATTTAATTAAATCTTTAACCTTAGCAGTTGTCAAATTCAAATCTTCAAACTTCAACTTATCATATGGAATATCAATTTCAACAGACATCAAGTCATTCATTTCTTGAGTAAATGCTTCAGGATTTGTAATATTCACAGCACCATCAATAGCATTGCCGGACTCATCAGTTGGTATAACCGGGTTACCCTCTTCATCTTTTTGAATCCACTTATCTAAGATTCTTTTTTCCATCTTAACTTTGTCATCAACAATAGATGACAATTCTTTAATTATTCTAGTTAGTCTGAATGCTGCATTAGCATTAATATCCATCTCAATAAGAGAATTTAATGCTTTTATGGTCTCGCTATTTAATTGTGAATTTTTTATTTTAATACTCATATTATATTATGATTTTTATTTTATATATTACTAAAATTCTTTTTTGTTTGACACATTTTTAATTCTTTCTTCTAAAATTTTGAAATATTCTTCGCTTTTCTCAACCAAAATATAATTCCTACCTGTCAATATACTAGCATGTCCCGTTGTACCACTGCCTGCAAATGTATCTAAAACAACATCACCTGGCTTAGAATGTTTATTAATTAAATCAACTATTAATCTAAGTGGCTTTTGAGTTGGATGATTTAATCTTTCTTTACCATGACAAATTGGATATCTATAAACACCATTATCATACTCCGAGTTAAACGTTGGATTCTTACCCTTAGTAAAGGTAAAAAAATACTCAATAGCATTTGACAAATAATTTTTTTTAGAATTAACCGGAACTGGATTAGTCTTTTGCCACTGACAAACTCTTGGTTGTTTGAACTTATTTAGCTCAGCTGCCTCTTTTATAAGACCACTCTTCCATATATCAAAAAATACAATTAGTGTTCCACCATCCTTTAATATCCTATTGTATTCTTTAAATAAAGATATCCAATCTATATAAACTTTATCCCAATCTCCAAAATCTATGGATAACTCTCCATACTTTGTGACTAACTCTTTATTAGCACTGTCTGAATAATTCTTAAAGTTGGATTCTTTTGAGATTAAATAAGGTGGATCTATTAAAATTAAATCGACTGAGTTATCTGGTATCGTTTTAACATAATTGAAGCAATCACCATTGATTAACATAATTTATATATTTATCAAACATGACCTCCTCAAAGAAATATATACAAAAAAAAATAGATTTTTTTTATGAATTTAATAAATCTTGTCAAAGTATTACTAAATCTTCAAAAGAAGTTAGATAAAAAAACACTACCATCACAAGGACTATTCTATAAAAATGACTTTGAAATTTGGATAAAAAAAGCAGATGTTGCTGACATTATAGAATATGAACATAACTATGTCAAAGACGATGTTGGTATAGTTATAAACAAGATCAAGATGATAGTAGAAAAAAATACTATCTTATCATCAGGATATTCTTTTAATGATATTAAGAGTATAGATATCGTATTTCTATTTCTTGAAATAGTTAAATTCACAAAAGGACAATCTATAAAAATAAAATATTTCAATGATGAAATAGGAAAAGAGGATATAATAGAATTCGATGCACATCACTTTAACTATTTTGCAATAGATGAAAAAATAATGAAATTTTATAATAAAGAAAATAGATCATTTGAAGTGGATGGATATAAGTACACAATACCAACTATTGGAGTTGAAAATTGTCTTACTAATTTTTTAATAAGTAAATCATATGAACCAGATGCTATAAAATATAACTCATTTAGTTATGACTTCGTCTACTTCCTTGGTGATAAAAACACACTATCATTTAATGATATAGATAATCTTATACAGATATTCAATTATGATATGGAGGATGCGGAAAAGAAAAAAGTAAGAAATATAATTAAAACATTCTCACCTATTCAAAAGTATTCTCTTAAAAGGAACGGTAGAGTTATTGATATAAATTCCAAGATAGATTTAGAAAAAATTTGGAAATAATTAATATATACCATTATGAACATACTTAGTTGGGAATTATTCCTAGAAGAGTTAGTTGGTGAGAAACCTATCTCTAATTATGATAAATACATATCAGAAATGGAAAAAGGGATGAGTGACAAACTATTCTTCATTAATGATGTTGACTTTGATGTAATTGTTGACTTCGGATGTGCTAATGGTACTTTCCTATCAAAGATTCAAATGTTAAAACCAAATGTTAAGATAATAGGGTATGATCTTGATAGTGAAATGCTCAAAAAGGCATCTGATAAATTAGGAGATAAAGCATTATTAACAAATAAATGGAGTGATGTTATATTAGAAGTATCTAAATATAGAAGTCCGTTATTAAACCTAAGTTCAGTTGTTCATGAGGTATATTCATATTCACATCCAAATGTAGTTAGAAAATTCTGGGACAATCAAGTATTTGGTGGTGATTTCAAATGGATAACAATAAGAGATATGATACCATCTGTGCAAATGCACCGAAATGAAATAGAGAAATTCAAAGAGGATGTTAAAAAAATAAGAAAGAAAGCAGATAATAGATATCTATCATCATTCGAAGATAGATGGGAAAATATAGGAAATAGTTATAGAACATTTGTTCACTTCCTATTGAAATATAAATACACAGATAACTGGAATAGAGAAGTAAATGAAAACTATCTACCTATTACTTTAGAAACACTTAAAAAGAAAATACCATCTTCATATAAGATAACAAAAGAGGAAACTTTTATACTACCATTCTTACAAGAACAGGTATTCAAAGACTTTGGTGTGAAAATTACACACTCAACACATGTTAAATTAATAATAAGAAATTCAAGATTTAAATGAGATACGAATTTTGAAAATGCTGAAGGTCAATAGTTATTAGTTAATATGGAGAAATTGATATTTCGCTAATTAACTAATTAACTCTATCGATAGCTAAAGTGTGTGATATTTCATCATCTCAAGTAGGGTGATATACCATTCTACTTCAAGTAAAATAAAAAGACAAAAAATGTAAGCATTCAATCATTCTATGAATGGAAAGATTAACAAAAAACCCACTTAAAAAAGTGGGTTTTTTGTTAAAACTGAATAGCTTTAATTTCATTTAAAAGAGCCTTCTTATCAGTTTCCATTAGCTTCATAATATCAAATACTTTATCACTGAATCCAGCTAAAGCAAAGACATTATTTTCTGGAAATTGTAATGTTCCTAATCCTGCAAGGTCCCATGAGTAAACATACGGATTTGCATTAAACTTCTTCTTATATTGAGCGAACTCAGCAGAGGGAGTATTATATCCAATCCAAGATTGCATATCCGATAGAATAATAAATCTATCATACTTCTTGTTAGCATTTTGGAAAATAGATTTAAAGTTGGTACCACCGCCAGAAAATTTAAATCCATTTCTAATGGTCATTACAGAATCCATAGGATTGTAAGACACATACTGTGAGTTAGTTGAGAATGTCATAACATCACAGTTATTAGACTTAGCTAAGATGGCACCAAACAATGAAGCTATTTCGGATGGCTTGCCACTCATAGAACCAGATACGTCTAATACTACAAGAGTATCACCATCAAATATAGGAACATTAACAACTGAAATATCCAATGCCTTATTGATAGCGACAAGAACATTTCTAACCTCAGTAGAAGAACCTAACTTACTAATTTCTTCATAAGCTGTGGCAAATCTAAATGGAAGAACTCTAGACTTAGAAATTAATCTTTCATCTGTTAGTAATTCACAAGCTGATGGTAGCGAATCTGGTGCCTGAAAAATGATGTTTCTAAGATTTTTTAGTAAAGCAAAATATCCAATTTTTCTTTCAGAAATTAGACTCTTCCAAGCATCTGCCTTTAGTGATGCTAAATCTTCCTCAGACTCAGCTACTTGACCAGCTTGTGACAACTTAGACTCCCAGGTATCAGCATTCTTTAACTCACCCTTTATAAGTAAAGACAATGCTTCTTTGTTCCTCTGTGTAGGAACTGGGTGAACAATATTAACAATATCAACAAGTTTTACTTCCTTATTCTCACCTCTATACTTAGCTAACTGATATCCATCAAATTTATCAAAAGCCTTAGCAAATCCCTTCTTTAAGGCATTTGGGAATTTTGGATTATCCTTGTTAGTCTTATAAGCAAGGTAATATGAAAGAATCTCAGTCATATCATCAACACGAACAACTACTTTATCATAGAATTTCTTACCCCATTCCTTACCATTTAACTCAGAGGCTAATTCACCAGCAAGAGCGTGTGTAATACTTCTCATGCCGAAACGGTCACGAGCATAGATAGCCGCCTTAGCAACAAACTCCTTATCTTTTATTTTAGATGCTAGATTTTTAAGTTCATCTAAAGATCCTTTAGCGCTTCTATAAAACTGGTTATTAACAAATGATGTTAATAACAATGATACAAGAGCTAACTCATCAGATTGAGCATAAGCTTGACCACCTGCAAGGTTTTCAGTTAAAGTTTTCTGTTTTGGTAATGTTGTGTTAAATTTTGACATATATGTTTTTTTTTATTTTAATTATAGAAAAAAAGACCAGACTAACATTTCTGTTTAATCTGGTCTTTTATATTTTTACAAACAAGTAAATTTAGTCTGAGCGATACAAAGAATTCTGTCGAAACTTTGCCGATATTTTAAGTGTACATCTCACTCATATCTTTTTTTGAAGGAAGTTTATGAATTCCTTAATCTTTTAACGGAGTATTTTCCGGACTTTTCACCTGTTTATAACCTGACTTATTTAGTTATCAGGACAGGTAGTTTTCGCTGTCAGCTAAACACTTGATATGAATCATAGTTGTAATTTACGAAGTATCTCAAACTATCGCTATGTTTGCTTTTAATTATATAGACCAGAGTAATCTATCAAAGAGTTTTTTTTGAAATCCAATTTTCGAAGTAACCCTTCAATTCACTACTGGAATTTTTTTAATATGTTAAAGAACGTTTTTTTCTTTTATCTCCAAAATTTCAAAAAGTTTAAAGTCGAATTCGGATAATTTATATCCATAATTTGAAATAAGTTTTAAACTTTTAGAATTTTTTTTTGATTTGTTCAGTATATATCAACCTCGAAAAATTCGTTTTTCTCAAAGATGGATTTTTTATAGTGCTAAAATAGTAATTTTTTTTCATTCAAATCAATTTAACTTTTAACAATATGTACCTATAATTTATATTTTATATAAAAAAAGGGAACTGAAGTTCCCTTTTTTATGATCCACATGCCAAACAATCGTCTGGATTATCTAAGCTACAACTAATCTCTGCCATTTGTTCCTCGACTGTCTTTTTAACTTCCTCTTGAATAGTAAACTTAACAGCGTCACTGGCAGATTTATTTCTTAAATAGTAGATACCTGTTTTAAGTGCTACTTTTTTATCTCTATAACATCTTGGCCTACCATCTTTATCATAGATAACCTGAATTCCTTCACCTTGTGGAATAATAGGTTGACCATCTTGACCAATGATAAGATTTCTTCTCCCCCATCCATAAAAATGCATTGATGTTAACTTAGCAAAATTTGGAGAATCCATAAAGATATTCATAGACTGAGTTTGGTCGATAAACGCTCCTCTATCAGCAGCCATATCAATAACATCTTTTTGTTTAATCTCATAAACTGTCTTGAATATTTCTTTCAAATTAGTTGGAATCTCAGGTATGTTTTGAACTGATCCATTATCAGCAATAATTTTCTTTCTTAATGAATCACTCCATATTCCCAATTTAACTAACTCTTTAACAAGATATTTGTTGACCATTATGAATGTACCAGATAATACACCTCTTGTGTACATATTTGATGTTTGTGCTTCACAAGATGCCTCATTTCCTAAAATAGAAGCTGTAGAAGCTGTTGGCATTATGCAAGTAGTTAAAGAGTTTCTAACACCCCACTTTTTAATATCTTCTCTTAGTTTATCCCAATCCCATCTCTTAGAAGGTTTAACACCCCATAAATCAAATTGTAATTTACCTTGAGAAACTGGAGAACCTTCATATGTAGCATACGCTCCATCTTTTTTAGCCATATCACAAGATGCTCTCATAGCTGCATAATAGATAGTTTCAAATATATCTCTATTTATTTGTTTAGCTTCATCAGAATCATATGGGATACCAATCATGAAAAAAACATCAGCTAATCCTTGAACACCTAAACCAACTGGTCTATGTAATAAATTTGAAAACTTAGCCGCCTTAGACGGATAATAATTCACATCAATTACATTATTAAGGTTAATAATTGCATTATAAGCAACTTCATATAACTTATTATAGTTATAAGTTTTGTTCTTATTAACAAACTTAGGAAGAGCAATAGATGCTAAGTTACAAACAGCAGTTTCATTGACTGAATCTTCACCCCAGAACTCACCCAATCCTAATTTATCAAGTAGTTCTTTATTCTTTAATATATCACCTTGTATTTTAGTTACACCTGTTGATTCAACTATTTCTGCACAAAGATTAGAAGATCGAATAATACCAATGTTAGATTGGTTTGACTTTTCATTAATTGAATCCTTATAAAGTATATAAGGAGTACCAGTTTCAATTTGAGATTCAAGTATCTTATTCCAAACTTCTCTTGCTTTAATTCTTTTCTTATATCTTCCTTCTTTTTCATATTTAAGATATAAATCACGGAACTCATTTCCATAAGTATCATTTAATCCAACACACTCATGTGGACACATTAATGACCAATATTCATCAAGTTCAACTCTTTCCATGAAAAGGTCATTCATCCAGATAGCCAAAAAAAGGTCTCTAGCTCTAAGCTCATCTTTACCTTGATTCTTACGAAGGTCTAAAAATTCCATAATATCAGCGTGCCAAGGCTCCATATAGATAGCAATAGAACCCTTACGTTTACCACCGCCTTGATCAACCGCTCTTGCAGTTTCGTTGAATATTTTCAAGAATGGAATAATACCATTTGATGAGCCATTAGTACCTGCAATATAGGTACCCTTAGCTCTAACTTTATTAAAAGAAATACCAATACCACCGGCATTTTTAGAAATCTGAGCTGATTCTTTAAGAGTGTTGAAAATACCCTCAATAGAATCAGACTCAGTATCTAATAAGAAACAAGAAGATAATTGAGGTCTTGTTGTTCCAGAGTTAAATAATGTTGGAGTAGCATGTGTATAATATCCCTCTGAAAGAGCATTATATGTTTCAATTACTTTTTCAATATTCTCTCCCCATATTTGAATAGCTGTTCTCATATACATATATTGAGGACGCTCAGCAACTTTACCATTTATTTTTAGTAGATATGACTTTTCAAGTGTTTTAAAACCAAAATAATCAAAGTTATGGTCTCTTGAATGAACAATTGCTGAATCTAATTCATCAGCGTGCTTTTTAACTATTTTATAGAATCCTTCTGATACTATTGGTGATGGTCTTCCTGTCTTTGAATCGATATATCTATATAGATCTTCGACTGTTTCAGAAAAACTCTTTTTTGTTTCTTTGTGTAAATTTGTAATTGCCAATCTTGCTGCTAATACAGAATAGTCTGGATGTTTTGTTGTAAGTGATGCCGCAGTCTCCATTGCCAATTGGTCAAGAACTGAGGTTTTAATATCTGGTGTGATACCTTCAATAACCTTTTGCGCGACTTCGAAAGGTACAATCCACTTTTGATCCAAACCATATGTCTGTTGATTAATTCTATCTAAAATTTTATCTAACATCAATGGTTCTTTCTTACCGTTTCTCTTTGTAACTTTTATCATGCTAATTAATTTTTTTTTGTTTTTTATATATTGAATTAAAATTTCAATTCATTTTTGACTTATAAAAATTTATAAGGTTTTTTACAATCATCTAAAAAATTTTTATATCTTATAAAAAATCTATATTATTAAGTTTATTTAAATTATACTTAAATTTAGTATTATTTAGAATTTTTGTTATCTGACTTATATCAACTTCATAGATATTTTCATATGAATCAACTTTGAAAGTTGAATTTTCATAATCAGTTTCAACTACAACTCCGGTTATCAATTTCTCTTCACCGGTATCATCAATCCATTTAAATTCTATCTCAGTTCCATCATAAATATTTCTATTAGTGATATCTTTTGAGTTTGAATTTTTACCAATATGTTCTTGTAACTCCATAATTATCATGTTCCTCCACTTATTATCAAGTAACTTAAACATATTAAATAGGTTATCCGAGAAATAAACAGCTAACTCATTAAATAATTCAATGTTAGTAAAACTTTCCTCTGCTAAATGAGTCTTCAATAAACTATAATAATGATTAAAGTCTGATCTAGAAGGTTTTCTACGATTGTTAAGGAAGTTAATTGTTGTGTGTTCATTAAGAACAACATAAACTTTTTCCTTAACCAACTTACTTCTAATATAATTTTCATTATCTATTGATTCAAAATAATAGTTAGAAGCCTTGTCCACCTCAATAGTTTCCTTATAATATCCATCAGAATAACTATACATGTCCTCTTCATCCAAAGGATCTTCTTTTTTACCTTTGAAGATAGAATCATATTTTAAGGAGTGTTTTCCCTCAATTTTATGTTTAGATAAAACAATATCATCTTCAGATTCAGTTGTTATTTCGGATTTATCCTCATCACTTATTAAGTCCTCATCATCTATCTCAATGACAATATTTATATCCTCATAATCATCACTGATACTTATTTCAGAATCATCATCGGTTTCATCCTCTTGTTCATATTGAACATCATTAACGATATCTTCGTTATCACTTTCTAATTCATCATCAAATTCATCTTTATCATATCTAAATTTCTTAGTCATAAAGTGTTTTTATTTTTTTATTATTTGGAATGTCCATAATTAGTATGACAAATAACTTATATTCAAATTTATTATTGATCAATAAATTGATCATTTTCAAGAGTTAAATAAGTAGGATTTAAATTAAGTCTAATTTGTGACTTTAAGAAATCACCATCCCTCTGCTTTAACAACTTAAACCTATATAAGTTTTGTCTCTTCATATCCTCTGTTCTAATTATAGCAAAAAATGTATCAGCAGTTTCAGCAATTGCTTTAGATTCTGGTACACTTTCTAATGTTATATCAGATGAGTTCCAAGCATCTTTCGCCACCTGAACTCCTGTTATAACAGGACATTTATATTTAGCACCAAGAGCTCTTAATCCCTCAGCTAAATGTTTACCTTTAGTATAAAGATTATCACCACCTAATCCCTTAATAGGAGCAACAAGTGTAATATAATCAATTATCACAAGGTCTATCTTTATATCTCTTTTTTCTTTTAACTTTTGAATATAATTATCAAAATCAATAACGGTAGCTGTTCCAGCTGCCCAGAACTTAATTATTATCTTACCAATCTTCTTCTCAAAGATATCACTACCACCATCAGATTTACTAAGAGAAGCGATTCTTTTTTTAATCATATCAGTATCATTAGACATCTTATCATAATCATTAATAGGAATTCTAAGACGCATAGATCCGAGTCTTTTCATAACCTTTCTTTCGCTCATTTCAAGTGTGACATAGAGTACATTATAACCCATATCAGCTGCCTTAACAGCAAAGTTTTGCATCCACAATGACTTACCTCCATTAGTTTGAGCCATTATAACATTAAGAGTTTGAATATCCCATCCACCACCTAACATATGGTCAATAGTATCAAATCCACATTTAACTTTAAATTTAGATGAGTCTTGAACATGACTTTCTGGATCATCAAAATCAGAACCCAAGTCATCATCCTGTACGAAATTTGTCGATGACATCTCATCTACAATACCTTTAATTCTATTAGCTGCCTCAATAGCTTTATCAAAGTCAGATATCTGATCTAGATTTCTAGTTTCATCAATAATGTCAATAGTACCAGTTTTTAGACGATTAGATAAAACCCATGCATTAAATTTAGGCTCAATAAAATTCTTTTCATCGTATTCCTTCAAATCGACCTGTAAAATAGACTTCAATATTTCCTTTGTTATAACACCGTCTTTATCTTCAAGACTTATCATATCCCAAATTTGCCTAGCTGTTGGTAATTTAACATCAGTACCTTTCATCATGTATTGACGAATAATTCCATATACAAATTGGATTTCGGAATTTCGAAAAAAATACGGTTTAACTATATCAAAATACTTCTTATTCTTTAAAATATAATTGAAAAATACCTTTTCAAGTTGAGGAGTCATTCACCATTATTCATTTTTATATTATATTAAATGTTATAGGTAAGTTTAGAGCGATTATTGCTCTTTTATTAAATCTCCATCTTGATTAACCTCAGAGTCACCAAACCGAATATCACCTATTTTCTGTACAATAGGTGTCTCTATTTCAGATATAATTTTCTTTTTATTTATTGGGAATCTATCCCTTAATCTATCTATTATATCTATAATTCCGTGCTTAGCTATTATTGTACCAACACTAATACCTACTCCAATAAAATTTTGAATCATAGTGTCTATCGTTAAATGATATTTATCAATAATATACATAATACCATTCATAACAGGTATAAGTAATCCAGTATATGAAAACATATCCATAAATCCACCAACAACAGCACCAAAATGTTTAATTATTATCGAAAAAACATTCTTAATCGATTTAAAAGCTTCTATAAGTTTTTTAACTATTCCATTACCAATGCCCATCATTTTAAGCTCTTCCAACATAGACTTACAATCTTTTCTCAACTTATCTTCATTTTTAGATTTTTTTTCTTCAAGGTAAATTATTGATATAGCCGCAATAGTTAATAGTACAACCTTATCAAGTGTCATTTCTATTGAACTAATATTCATATTATTCATTAATTTCTCAACTATTGGATAAAAAGCCCCAATACCAACTCCAAATGTCATAATAAGTGAAGCATTTAATTTTAAATCTCTTATTATTTTTTCTTCAATTTTTTTATAATTAGGAATTTCTCCTTTCACTTCCTCCTTTAGAAAAGGAAGAAGTGAGTCAAGTAGATCTTGAGCCATCGAACTATTTAATGAATACTCACTATATTTATAAACTTTCATACTATATATATTATTTTCATAAATCTAAATTAGAATGAACCTCATAACCACCCTCGACATCTATTAATTTAAAATAATTACCCTCCGGTTCATAATTCATAGCCCATTCACCTTGAGCATAATAAAATGTATCCATATAAGGGAATCCATCTTCAGCAAATTTAAATACATCAGGTACTTTAACCTTTGTCCGCAATGATACTTCCTGTCCCTTATAGATAAATGATGAATCACCACTTATATTTTTCTTCTTATAATACCATCCATTTTTATTAGCATAGTCTATAAATTTATAATAATCCTTGTCATATACATAGTAAACTCTATCCATTATGTATCTACCCATATAATCTTTCCAAACAAGAGCTCTACCTAATATATAATCTTGTTCATCTAATAACACTAATAGTCTAAGTCCATTACAATATTGATAGAATTGAATAACATCCATATCATTCATACATGAATTCATTAATGGATTAGATCCATTCTCAGCAAAGTGATAATTAGTTGATTTATATCCTTCCTTTATCCTATACCCATCCCATAATTCAAAAATATAACCATCCTCAATAGATTTCCATTTATTAACAAATTCCTCAATTTGTGAATCTGTATATTTATTACCAAAAATTTTCTTAACAAATCTACCAACTTTTATCTCTGAACTACCATTTGACCAATACTCATGATCAGACCTTAATTTAATAACGGATGTGATAAATTTTTTTAAACCCAATTTCTGTATAAATAATGAGAAAATCTTTTGTAATCTAATAGCGGGTATAAAAGTAACAGTATCTCCTGTTTTTCCCAAATTAACCATAGAATATGGTAATTCCTTTCCTATCATAGATAATAAATCATCAGATATTGGTGATTCTATTAGACTTACCTTATCTTTAAAATCGGTTGAATAAACGAACGGAAATAATGAATTGGAATTTTCTAAAATGAAATCTAAATATCTATAAATTTTCATAAATTATATATAAAAATCTGAAATTTGATGTTTAAAAATAATATATATGTTATAAAAATAATAAATCCTATGAAAATGAGATACCTTAGAACTTTCGAAAACTTTACAGACATGGGAAGATTCTCCGATGTTGACTCTGATGAACAAGAGTGGTTAGATAAAATAAATACTTCTAATAAATTTAGAAAAGATGAAGAAGAGGAAGATTATGATGAAAATACAGAAATAGAGGAATCTGAAGAAGAGAATGATTTTGATGAATTTCAAAGTGAAGAACCTATGAGAAGAAAAGTTTGGGGCGATGAAGTTATTGAGTCTAAAAAAGAATAAAAAGAAACCTGATTTTATGGATTAAAGACGGTAATAAAAAGAATCTATGAAAAAAGTATTTGAAAAATAAAAATAAATATATAAAAAAAATAAAAAAAAAATTATGAAACACATTAGAAAATTCAATGAAAACAACCAAGATAAATTAATTAATTTTTATGAAGAATATAAAAAATTGTGTAAAGAGGAAGATTTAGGAAATCATGAATTGTGGGTAGAAATAGGGCAATTAACATTAAAATATGATTTGAGTAAAGATGATGTTTTATATATTTTGAATAATTTTAATTGTAAATTTGATGTTTTTGGGTTTCTTAAACAAACTTTGGAAGATTGGGACTCACATGAAGAAGATAAAATATGGGATGAACTACTAAATAAATTATCCGGGTATTCTTTTTCCAAAGATTACGAAAAAGTTTTAAATATATTAAAAAGCAAATATTCTATTAGTAGAAAATAATTTTAATTTTTTAAAAGCGGAAAATTTTTATTGTTTATATCAGTTGAGTGGATTTGCTATCATATTTGAAAATTATTTTACCTTTGTTGATTTCCAATTAACAAATGGTAGTTCTTCCTTGACAACTCTATTCACCTTATTGATGGTTTTTGAATTGTCATCATAGAAATGAGCATTTTCAAACCCTGTTTTCTTTAATATTTCAACAATTTTTTTGGCTTTCCACCATCCTGGGTTACCTTGACCTTTTCCTGATGGAAACATATGTAATCCATATTTAGGATTTTCCAATCCGAGTTTATTTAGAGTATCGATTATTTTTCCTCTGATATCTTCGGGTCTAGCTGTTACAATACATTTGTTTTCAACACTGTTATATAGTTTAGCAGTCTCTTTTAGTTGACTTGGTAAGCTAATATCCATATATGGAAATTTACTAGGCATTGTAAGATAGAGTCTATTACCCTTTCTTACCCAGTTTGATTTTTGGTTTAGTTTATTCTGTGGATCACTTACATATATTTTCCCATTCTCCCATCTTAAATCATCCAATCTAACTCCGATTTTATTAGTTGATGAAATAAGTATATCTTTTATTGTATTGCCTTCTTTTAAAAATTCAATAGATAAATCCAAGAAATTTGGAGTTTTAACTAAAGTATCATCAAAATCAAATATGTATAGTGTATTTGAATTATTGAAACTTTCAAATGTCTTAATCCTCATCATTCATCAAGTCCTCTATAATACTTATATAATTTTGACCAAAGTACTCTAAACACATATTATATATTTCTTCTCTAGAATCATATCCTTTTTGAATTAAGGATATAATATAATTTTTAACATCTTCAATTGTTGTGTAGATGTTAAACTCATCGTAGTCTATAATTTGATGATACATAACCGGATATTATTTTCTTTATATATATTCGTAAAAAAACCAATAAAAAATAGATTTTTGAAACTAAATGAGAATAATTTATATAATTTTTATAAAAAATTAATATACAGATGTCGCTTAAAAAAGATTTAGCTAAATATAAGCCCAGAAAGGAACAAAAAGAGGCTCTTGAATTTATTGATAAAGAATATCAAAAGAATAAACTAAATAAGTTTTTCCTACTCAACCTACCAGTTGGAAGTGGTAAATCACATTTAGCCCTAATGATAGCTGACTGGTATAGGAAAAATGTCAATAAAATGTCTAAGATTGATATTATAACAAACAGTAAAATCTTACAAGACCAATACGTTAATACATATGAATCTATTAATGATCTAAAAGGTAAAGAAAACTATGAATGTGAGAGTTATTCTTGTTCTTGTGCCCAAGGTGCTGAGTTTAACCGTCTTAATAAGACATCTTGTGAGACTTGTCCATACTCAAGTGCTCGTGAATCATTTATAAGTGGTGGTATATCATTAACTAATTTCTACTTGTACATACTTTATGCTATCTATAACTCTAAATTTATGGATGCTAGAGATTCTAGAGTGTTAATTGTGGATGAAGCGCACGAATTTGATGATGTTATGAGTGACTTTATATCTATAAAGATAACAGAGAATGTTATTAAGAAATACAAGTTCGCTAATGAGTATGATATCATTAAGACATTAAAAGGTGTTACTTCCATAAGCCAATATGTTGACTTTTTAAAATATCTAAATAATGAAATTATAGTCACAATTGATGAGATGGAAAAAGGTATGATCTCAGTTCATAGAAGTGCTAAGTCTGATAAAAGAGATTTGAAGCTATCTAAACTTTTAAATAGTAAAAACTCTGATGTCAAGTTCATGCAAATGATTACCGATCTTAGACAGTATCAGTTGAAGATTGAGGTTTTCTTGAAAGAATATAAGGATAATCCAAATAACTGGGTATTAGAGACCTATTATAATGAGAAGTTGAATCAGAAAGAATTATCATTAGAACCAATTTGGGCATATGATTACTTAGATAAGTATGTATTTAGTAGATATGACATGGTATTCCTAATGTCTGGTACTATTCTTGATAAAAACCTATTTTGTCAATTAAATGGTCTTGATGTTACAAAAGCAGTTTATTACTCTATACCATCACCATTCAACGTTAAGAATAGATTAATATATTATATGCCTATTGGTAAAATGTCATATAAGACTAAAGGTGAAACATTCAAAAAGTATATTCCGTATATAAAGAAGTTACTAGAAAAGTATAAAAATAAGAAAGGAATCATACATACTAACTCATTTGAATTGTCTAAGTGGATAGAGGATTCTATTAAAGATCCAAGATTAATATTTCACGATTCATCTAATAAAGATGAGATGTTGAGAATGCACATGGAATCAGAAGAGCCAACTGTTATTGTTAGTCCGAGTATGGATACTGGTGTGTCATTTGATAATGATTCTGCTAGATTTCAGATAATTGCTAAAGTTCCTTATCCTAGTTTAGGATCACAAAAAAATAAATTGAGACAGAAAAATAATCCTGATTGGTACGCATGGAAGACAGTTTCCGGTTTGATTCAGATGACAGGTAGACCGGTTCGTTCTGAGATGGATTATGCTGATACAATTATCATAGATGCATCATTTGGTGATGTTATTAAACATAGTTCACACTTCTTACCTGACTGGATACAAGAAGCTATAAGAAAGATTAATGTTAAAATAAGTGAATAAAAAATCCACCATTTGGTGGATTTTTTTTATTTATTTCCTTTATATTAAATATAATTTTAATTTTTCCATTTTATTAAATTTTGTGTTAAAAACACATATATCTGAGAACCGTTAGGTTTAATTCAATATTTTATTTATTTTTTGTTCTCTATATTCAATAATATCTATGAAAAATTCATGAAAATTTATTATAGTATAATAAAGATTTCTTCTATCTTCATCTTGTATATTAAATCCAAAATTATCCTTTATGTATTCATACACTTTTCCTTTTTCCACTTTGAATTGAGTACCTCCATAAGAGGATCCAAAGTCAAATATTTTACTTTTTATACAAATCGCTTTCATTTTTATTTAATGTTTGAATATTTTTAGTTCAATAATTCAATTACAATTCAGCTTCTAACTTCTTAATTTCATCAAGAACTTTTTTAAGTTCTTCCTTTTTATCCATCATTATATTTTTGTTTTTCTTACGGTCAGCATAAACATCTTCAAGCATTTGAAGTGTTGGTGATTTTCTTTTCTCAAATACAACACCATTAACACAAACCACATGCTTCTCAAGGTCAATTTCTTTACCATTATCACAGTATTTAGGATTATCAGATCTCTGAACACCAACAAATGTCTCTGGAGCAATATAGAATTGTCTTTGTGTCGTAGGATAAAGTGATGCGAAGTCATAACAAACAACCCACTGATTCAATCCAACAACGGGGTCTTTAACCCAACCACCAGCAATAGTAGATTCAGTGTCTCCTCTTTCATCTTTGAAGAGTACTATATTATCCATATCTCTGAATCTATTTCTAAGAACTCCCTCTGTAATAGCAAGTGAGCCAAGTGCATTATTCATCTGTGAAACTACGTCAACTATTCTAATTTGAGCCAATGATGAAATCGCATAAATTATTGAGATATAGTTTCTGGCTTCATGTATCTTCTGAACAAGAACGGAGTCGACCGTATTATAGTACATATAGATTTCAAAGTCTGTATCATATAACTTCTGTAAGTTAGATACGTTTATTTCCTCAAATAAGTGTTTTAAAGAAATAAATTTGTCATCAGGTATATTTATCCTTTTAGTACCAATATACATATAGAATCCTTCTTTATCATTTCTACAAATATCACCCTTCTTAAAAGAATAACCCATTATAGTTGAATCATCCTTCAACTTATAAATTGAACTAACATACTTAATCTTCTCAATTCCAACCAATTTACTAGAAACGAAATCTAATGATGATGATTCTTTTACCTTAATAGAGGTATCACATATCTCGTACAATTGCATATAGTCAAATATCATTCGATGTGCAGGTACTTCATATTCAGTTGCCCAAATTTTATTCAATCTCTTAGTCAAAGAAGAAACAGCTGGATCAATTTTATATTCCTTACCATTAACCCATTTAGATATTTTTCTTGAACGATTAACTAAATATGTCCAGTCATAATTTAAAAAGTTCCAACCAGTTAGAAGTGGCATTTTAGGAACCATTTTATAGAAAAACGCATATAACATATCAAACTCATCTTCATATTTGATGTATTTGAACTTATAATCAGCATTGAACTTCTCAAAGTACTTATTTGTGTTATTAATTATTCTATCCTGCATCTCTTGTGACATCTCTTTAAGACCCAAAAGAATTATTTTATTATCATAAACAATTGAAATTGATAATACTCTCGTATTGGCCTCAGATGCTTCAGGAAACCCATCAATAATCTCGGTCTCGATATCTATAAAATATATCTTAGGTAGATTAAATTCGAATATTTCATTCTTCTCATCTTCTGGTAAAGCATCAAGGAACTCATAAATAGCATATCTATCTGGTTGATTAACCTCTATTTGTTTTACAGACTTACCATCCCAAGATTTAAATCTTGGGTGCTTCTGTGGATCTGAGTCCTCACAAGAAACATATTTCATTGGTGTATCCCAATTAAAGTACTTAAGCTTTATATCTCCACTCTTATCAACGTAACTTACTACTAATTTCTTACTATTTGTTAAATACTGCGTTTCAATTAACATTTAAATAAATCATTTTTTTATCATGAATTCGTACAAATAAAACACAGAATAGATTCTATGGTGTATTTGATTTAAAATTTTATCAAAAAAGTTTAAAAAGTTTAAAAGACAAAAAAATGACTTTTATACTTTAACATATAAATATGTTAAATTCTTATAAATATAAAATAAATGAAGAACAATCCTTTTTCTTAACTAACTGAATAGATTTCAAAAATTTTAAAAAAAGTATAATTTTTTATACTTTTCTATTAAAAATCAACATCGAAATAGTCAAGCAACATACCATTTTTACCATTAATGAATAAAAGCTCATCTCTTTTTACTAATTGGTAATTATAATGATAACTCATCTTAAATAGTGTCCTTATAAAAGGTATATCATCATTATAATTGACCATTTTTGTATCAACCATTAAACATAAAACCTTTTTATTGTCTTCTGGATTGTAATTGGTAATTTCACCTTGATGATCAGTACTTAATCCTTGTTTATCGTAACATATAAACTTAGTAATCAACTCTTCACCACTCGGCACATATTCAATTATAATATCATCACCTACTTGAATATTTGGATCCTCATCTTTTAAATAAAGTCTAATCCAAAAATATACTTTTTGCTCTTCAACTATTTTAGTTATTACATCCTTTGATACTTCATCTGAGAGATTATCGGTATCTATACTTTTTATACTCTCAATAATATTGTCAAGATATGATTTAGTATTACTCATTTTTATTTATTTTATTTTTTTAAGGGTAAAGTTTAGTTTGATAAAGGAATTTTAACGGAATCAGAAGATTGGTATCCGATTATTTGAAAATCCTCATATCTCAAATCATCTATTGATTTATTATTCAAAACTAATTTAGGTAAGGTAAAAGTCTTATTATTTAGTTGATCCTTAATAGCATCTATTTGATTTAAATAAATATGACAATCACCTCCTGAAAATATTAATTCATGTGGAATCATATTTACCTCTCTAGCCAATAAATGTAATAAAAACCCGTAAGAGGCAATATTAAACGGAATTCCAAGTGGCACATCGCAAGATCTTTGAGTCCACTTCAAACTTATTCTTCTCTTAGGGATTCCCATATTGTCCAATTCAATATCTGTGAAATCCTCAGCATAATTAATGCTCTTACCGATCGAATCACACCAATACTTTTTTCTCTCAAACATATTCATTTCTTGTGTATAACACTGAAACCCATAATGACAGGGAGGAAGAGCCATTTGGTCTAACTCACCAACATTCCAAGCAGACACCATCAATCTTCTTGAATCTGGATTATTTTTAAGCTCATTAATTAAATTTGCAATTTGGTCGATATATTTACCACCCGATAATTTTGAATGACTTAAACTGATAGATGAATCAGAAATATAATTCCTTCCCCAGTTACGCCACTGTGCCCCGTAAATAGGACCTAATTCACCCCACTTCTTAGCAAACTCATCATCGGTTTTTATTTTATTAATGAATTCTTCTTTTGATAAAGGATGATTATTTACATTGCGATATCGATTTAGATAGTTCTTATAAGCATCTCCATCCCAAATGTGAACATCATTGTCAACAAGATACTTAATATTAGTATCTCCTCGAAGGAACCAAATCAGTTCATGTATAATCCCCTTGATAAACATTTTTTTTGAAGTGAGTAAGGGGAAACCCTCACTCATATTAAATCTCATCGTATAATCAAATACGGAAATTGTGCCTGTGCCTGTTCTATCTATTTTCTTTGTACCATTATTTAGAATATGTCTAATAAGTTCAAAATATTGTCTATCTACGTTATTATTCATTTTAATATTTCTTTTATTTTTTTATCTCTTATCAATATTCTTGATAAATCCATAAATCCAAATTTGTCTATTTTATAGTCAGATAGTTGATATGTTGATATTGATTCATTCAAAATAGGTATTTCATTCATCGAGCAAGTTACTATTTTTTTAATTTTGATAGACTTTAATAACTCAATACATTTTTTTGATAATAGATCAAAGTCATCAACCAAAATAAAATCATATTTATCTCTATGTGATATTTCTCTTATAGACTCTAACATCTTTAGATTACACTTATCAGAATTCGTCCCGGAGCCTTTAATAAATCTAACAATGTTAGCTGTATTTTGCACATTTGGTGAATTTTCCAGCTCAGTAGAACCTCCTATAAAACAAACTCTTAATCCACCAATCATCATCAAATTTGATAAACACACTAAGTATGTTGTTTTACCAGACATTCTATCACCCATTATTATATTAAAGTTACAATCAAACACAGGATTTATATATCATAATAAATAAAATGTTTAATAGGGGCATTCATCTTTCCACTTCTCATTATACCAAAATGTTCTACCTGTCTTATCTTTACAAGAGATTCCTTTCTGATAAAAAACCCATTCAATAAACTTATCATAATCCGTATCAAATGGGTTCTTCCAATCTCTTAATTGACCACCATTTAATTGATATGCTTTATTAGGAATGTCTCTACACATATCTAAAATTTTCGGATATTTATTTATTACATATCGAGCTTTCTCAAACGGATTAATATCAAGATAATATAGTATTGTACTTCTTAGGTAATTACCTATTCCATTAAAATATGATTGATTCAATAATGCTTCACAAATTGGTTTATCAAATGCCTTATTTTCTAGATTATTAAGAACATTAGCCTTAAATGTGTCAAATTCTTTTGTTGGATCTGGCCCTCTCTTAACACCAGTAAATCCACCAAGCTTATATTTAGGCCCCATATACCCACCATATAAGATTAATGAATATCCATCAAATGTGTCTAATCTCATCCTAACAAAATTAGTATTGTTCCACTCAATAGTTGGAACAAACTTCCAATTACCACTCATGCCCATAAATACAGAGAATTTAAGATCTGCAAAATCATGATATACTCTTAACAGTAACTCTTTACCATTTGAATCTGACTCAACACTAAAATCTTCAATTAATTTGGAATCGACTGGATTATTTCCCCTTTCAACGTGATATAATTTGGAAAATTTACGATTCTTTGAATTCTGATTGATATAATCAGACATTATTTTAACTTCAACTAATTCTGGCATATTTCATGATATTAAGTATACCATAAATTGTTTTAATTTTCTTTTAGAACTTCAAGTTCTCTAAGTGATTGAACAATACTAGATATAATATAAGCAGCAACTCCGACTTTAACACCAGTAATTGTATCTATTCCATTCATATAATGAAGTGCTATTGATCCAACAAATGTAATTATACCAGCTATCTTACCTCCTATTCCTATATAATTACATAATTTATACCAGTTATCTTTTATCCAAGTGCCGATTCCCTCTTCTATATTAGAAGATAGGATTTTTTTAACAAACTCCGGATTAGCCAAATCATCAACTGAACAATTATTGTCCATAGCAAATTTTTCTAACTCACTTTTTACCTCTTCAAGTTCACTTTCACTTAGTTTGGATATATAATTCTGTGTGTATTCAGCTATTTCTTCTTTACTATTATCGACATTTTCAAATGACTTAAATCTACATAAGTGTTTCATAAAATAGTATTTGATTTTTAATATATATTAAAAAATTGATTTTGATTATATGAAGCATCTATCTAATTATAGAAGATTCTGCGAGAAAAGAGAAATTGACTCTATTTTAGAGGGAACTGAAATGTTATTTGAAGGAACAATAGCACCAACAAATATTGAATCTGATAAAGAATTGTTGGCTAATTCATCAGAAAATGAGAAGTCTAAAATAGAAAACTTAATAAAAAAACATTTCAAACAAGATATAGATTTAGATAAGGCGCCAAGTCCTCAAGAAAAGTCATCAGGTGAAAACCCCGAAGATAAGAAAAATGAGGGTGAAAATCCTGAAAATAAAAAAGATGAGGGTGAAAGTAAAAATGAAGGCGCTGTTTTATTATCAATAACTATTGCATCCTTAATTCCAGTCGCGATGGAAGCCGTTGGTAGTCTAAGTAATCTACTTAAAAGAAAATTTGGAATTAATTTATCTGAAGATCAACTAAAACAGGTAAAATATTATAATGATGCCATCACATCATACAAAAAAATAATTACCAAAGGATCTGCTAAATTTGTAGGCATTGATTATAATTGGAAAAATTGGACTGAATTAGGATCGAAATTATCAGAACTCACCGGTAATGAATCGGTTCAATTTGGTAAAGGAAGTGAATTTCTTAATCACGGTCATAGACACTTAAAAGATGAACACAAAGAAACAAATAAAGAAGATACTAGTGAAACTAAATCAGAAACTAAACCAGATGTTAAGCAAGAAGTAAAAACTGAACAAACTGCAAAAACTGAGGCTACTAAAAAGGAAGTAAAAGAATCTCTTATATTTGAATCTGAGAAAGCAAAAGTAACTGGTACAAATGCGGACAAGAAATTACTTGAAGGAGAAATAGCTAAACTAAAGGCTATAAGAGATAAACTATTTGGAACATCATTTGGTAATTGGTTAAAAGAAAAAGGACATGAATTACATCATGCATACACATCACCTATAAGACTAGCTCTTTTGGGTATGTCAAAGTTAACTAAAAAAGATTCTAAACTACGAGACGAACAGTTCAGAGAGAAAGTAGCAAATGTTATTTACTCAATAACAATGGTTTCTTTAGCTGGTATGGGTATATGGCAAGGCATATCACATCTAAACGGAGTAAGTGAAGTTAGTGGTATAATACTTAAAGGAATTGAGGGTGGTGTTAATACAGCTGAAATAAGGAAGCAAGCTTTAACAGCCCTTATGAAGGCTAATTGAGTATCTTACTCAATTTATAATCTCTATATAGTTGCTTAAATTGTGGAATTTCTGATAAATTCTGATTGAATATTTCAATTCCTCGATAATGATTTACAACAAACTCAATTGTTTCAATCTCATTCATTTGATGATATACTCTAACCCTATAATTATCACCTATATTAATATCTAATAGTGGATTTTCAGAACCAACACAATAGATACAAGCTTCTATTGGTAAAGGTTTTAGTTCTATCTCAAATTCAATCCTACCTTGTCCGTTTCTCTTTCTTAACCAAATTTCACCCTCAGGTCTTTCAGCTAGATATTTAATAGGAGATACTTTATCTCTCAGGAAGTAAAATAAATCCTCACTTATCTTATTATGAATAAATAGGTAAAAAATTCTTTTAAGGCGTTGAAAGTCGTTCCTTGGAATTGAACAAGGAACGACCTCTAAACCATAGACTCTCTCTAAGTGTGTTATTACAGATTGAATCTTTTGCATTGTTCCACAATATAGTTAGATTGTTCTAATCTTAAATCGGTAACTCTACCAAGAGTTAGGTGTAATCCAAAGTATGGATCCGGAGATAGCCCCATAGCAGTTCTGATATTTCTAGCATCATCAGAATAAACTTTAATCCACCAATGACCTTTATTGTTAGCTCTAATATAGGTTGGATCATAGAATAAAATTATTTCTTTTCCATGAAATATTTCTCTAGCTTGCGAATAAATCTCATCATCGACACGATCATTAATAATAGTTATGTGTGTTCCACGAAGTGGTTTATTAAGAATTAAACCAGTTCTTTCATTTTTGGCAAAGTTGAATCTATTTTCAATGAACCAAGAGTAGTACTCAGCTATATCACAATCAAATTTAACCAATGCAACTTTCTTCCAAATAGATTGACTGTGATGCTTTCTAGTCACATTAATTGGGTCGAATTCTATTTTACCTTTCAGTTCAAACATTAAACAAATATACTAAATTTTTTTAATATATACAAGAAACAAAATTATTATCAATTATGGGAAAATGGAGAAAAAGAACGGAAGAAGAAATAGAAGCATCTTTTAAGATCAAAGACTACACAGGTGGTTATGAATTCGGTCCCTGGTTACTTTGGATGAGAAAATGGTATGTTATTATTCTATTAGGTAACATGTTCTTTGCATATAAAGGATGGGAAATATTTTCAAAAGAATCCGATAAAATAGGAATAGCGGTTGGTATATTTTTTACAATATCATCGCTATTAATATCCTACAAAATAAGACAGGATTATACTAACGGTAAGAAAGGAGTATCAAGATGATATTAGTTGCTTTATCTATAAATATAGCTTGGATATTATATTCTATACTAGAAGGACTAAGAGAAGGATTCTATTGGCACTTTAAAACAAATAGTAGAAAAGATTGTAACTTCGAAATACATCCTATATTCTCGATACAAAGAGGAATAGTACTAACATTGATAGGAATTCTATTATACACATTCATAGGATGGCAATCAATAATATCAGTTATTTCAATGATGTTAATATTTAGTTACTTTCATAACGGATCATATTATTATACAAGACATAAGTTAGATGATAGACTTTATGTGAAAAGATGGTCTGACCAATCAACTACATCTACCGCAAAAATGACAAAAATCATGACATATAGAAATAGAACAATATTTATGATGTTGGGCGTTTTAGCTCAAATATTTATGTTCTTATTCCTATAATAAAAAAAAATAAATTTTTATGAACGAGAGAAAATTCGACTTATTAAAAGGTAACCAAGTACTAACAAAAGAAGAAATATCTCTATTAAGAGAGAAATTTATTAATGAATATTCTAAAAAAAAAGGATGGAATCCTAAAGAATTATCAACATCACAAATGCTAGAAATCGCAACTCAAAAAGAGTACAAAACACCTGGAATTATTTTAGGATGATTAAGAATTGGACTGAATATTTTAGTGAGTCAAAAATATCCTCTTCTGATGGAACTAATCCAATATATCGATTGGATAAAACCGAAGAAGATATATACAACTACGCTCTAAAACTAATTGATGATAAGATAAATGATATCTTAATTAATGTTCATCAAAAGTTTAATACCGTATCAGGTGATATTACACCGGAACAAGAAAGTAAATTAAATGAGTTACAAAAGAAATTAGCTAAGCTAATATCTAAGCAAGTATGTCAAAATTTAGGCGAGGACTTTTCAAAAGTTAAATCATCAAATATAGATATAGAAGCTCTTAAAAATTTAAGTGATGAGAGAAGATATTTAAAAGAAGGAGATGATGTTATTTTAATTTATTTCGATGGTGGATACTCCATTTATAGATGTAAACTTAAAATAATATCAAGAGAACCATTTAAATTGGGATGGAAAGAAGATGATTACACAGCAATGGTGGCTGGTAGAAGAGGAAATCCTAAAACATATAAATTAGATGATGCTTACAAGGCCGTATCAGTTGAAACATATAATGATTTCTGTGATCCAAATAAAAGATTTGATTAAAAGAATTCTTGATTAATTACATCAGGAATTCTTTTTTTTGAACTCGCCCAAAAAGTAAATTTGATTTTCTTGTAGGTTTATCAGATAACTGACTAGAAGATATAAATTTCAAATCCGGAACCATTTCACAAACATCCATTCTACCACCAACATATTCCATATCACCTCTTTGATTCTCAATATAAAGTGTATTTCCATTCCAAGAAATACTCATGACACTGTGATACAAACCACTATTAAATAACCAGGAATATATCATAGACTTTTCTTTATCTATCTGACTACTTGATATATACATCTTCTTAACACCTGTCTTGGTGTTTACCCAAGTCCAGTTATTTGGACTGAAATAACGACCATTATCATAGTTACCATAGTTATACGCATCATATTCCTCTTCATAATACTCATAGTTAATATAAGGATCTCTCTCAACTGGTAATGTTTCCCAATCAATTAGAACAACTGATCTACAAAGTCTTGTCAAATATTCAATATCTTGACTTTCACCATATGTATGTTCTTTATAATAACCAACAGAAATATTTGTACACTCTGGAACAAGGTCAATAAACTTAGCAGAATCAGTCATAATACCAGTATCATCCGGTTCAAGATTCAAATCATATCCAGCTGTATTTAAACGAAAAGATAGTTCTTCAGCAAATTCATCAGAACAACAACGACCATACAATTGATGAGTAATAACAGATTTTGTGCCTCTACGGTCAAAAGAAACGACTTTCTTAATAGAATCCTTATATTCGAAATTCTCCCAATCCTCTGCCAGTTTACTGGAACCAATACAACCAACTTCCTCACCAATAAAAAAATAGTAAAGACCTGGGACTTTCTTCTCGATCATATAAAGAAGAACAACCATACCTGCCTTATCATCAGCACCTAAGATAGTGGTACCATCTGTTTTAATAATTCTATCAGAATAAACGTGTTTTACAAACTTCTGTTCATCACAAGCAGTGTCTAGGTGACAAGTGAACATAGTTGTTGGATTATCTCCAACTATATAAAAATAATTACCATGTTCATCAACAGAAGATCCATCAGGTAAATACTTTACTAGTTCACTTTCGTAGCCGTAAGGAAATGTTTTTCGAGTAAGTTGCAGAAATTTTCGTCTAATTCTCATCAATTATGATTTTATAATACAAATATAAGGAAAAAAATTAATTTAGAAAGATTTTAAATAGAATTTTCACCAAAGATATCATCAATCTTCTTATCTCTCTTATAAGATAGTATCAAATCATCTATGGTTGACTTCCACCCATCAACTTTCTCACTTATAATATAATTATAATTCTTTATCCAAGAAACCGTATCAATAACCTCTTTGTCTATATGATAGACTCTAGTGTTATTATCATCAACTTTATAGTGATACTTAGTACAAACTATCATATAATCAATATTTAGTTTATCCAAAATTTTTTTATAATCAAGTACTGATGAAACGGTACTTAAATGCCATAGATCAACTATCAATAAGTCAACTCTAAATAGATTACCTTTGTTTGTTATTATCACTTCAAACTCATGCCGATTTTTAAATTCAAACTTTGAAGATTTTATAAATGATTTTAATGATGTTTTATTATCTGGTTTGGATAAAAATAGGGGTGTTCTACCAGATGCTTCAAGGAAGTCGACAATCTTTGTTAACCCAAAAGAAACGGAACTGACATCATGTCCAGTTATATAATTACACCTTTTTATCTCTATCATAATGTAGATTTATTTTTCTCACATCCACTAAAAAGTCAAACTTATAAAGAAATCTACGACCTATTAATACCGGATATCTCATATTCTTTCTATCGGTTAATGATACATAAAATTTATAAATTCTATCGCCTAATTTTATTCTAGTTAAAATGGAATATCTTTCCTGTTCTCTTCCAAAAGAACTTTTAACTTTTATTTTTTTGTACTTATCAAATACAAATATACGACTTTTATCTCCAATCCAAAAATAAATTTTATCATCAACGACTTCTACACCATCAACATGTAAAGCTATACCATAAGCTCCGGTATCAACCTTGGCTTTAATCTTTTCTATTCCTAAATCTGGAAAAGAAATTACCTCTTTTCTACCCACTTTTTTCTCCATTAGAGACGATTTTTCTTTATATATAATTTTATGATACTTGTCCATAAAATACAATACAGAGAATTAGAACCATATAAGATTGACTATTTGGAATCACTTAGACAAAACATATCTAATAGCCTTATATCAAAAATATTGATATTTTCAGACTTAGACATACCTGGACTACCTAAAAATAACAAAATAAATTTCTCAATAAAAAAAGGATATAGTGAAGTTGATATTCTTAAATATGTTAGTAATATACATAAGAATGAAACAATAATATGGGCAAACCCATATGCCATTTTTAATCACACTCTAATGAAGGTAAATAGTATTGGTAAAGGAAAGATAATTCAACTAAGTTCATACTCTAATGGATTATTGAATAAAGGATCAATCGATACTTTAATATTTGATAATATAATATTGGATGAATCTAAACAAACAATATATGAGTCTCTAATAGGTGAACGAATTGATGTATCATTAAGTATTATAGTGAATAATAAAAGACCATCGTACTATTCAAAACCAATACAAACACAAACCAAGAACTTCGATATAATACCAAGAAGGAATATACAAAAAGAATCAAACATTGAAAGCCAAATTGTTAATCTACAATCAAGAAGACAAGTCGCCAAAAAAGAAGATATAAAGGCTGATCCAGGAATAAAAATTAATAAAATTGATGCAGTTATAGTCTCAGTAGATTATAATGATTTTTTAATTCTAACATTAAAGAATAATATAAAATACTTAGAAAATATAACGGTTGTTACTTCCACTAGTGATACATTATGTAAGGAAATATGTGATAAATTCGGAGTTAAATGTGTAATAACGGATAGAATGTATGAGGATGGAGCGAAGTTTAATAAGGGGAAGGCTATTAATGAAGGTATAAAATCTATTCAAAATCCAGAATGGATATTACTACTCGATGCAGATATTATACTACCAAATAACTGGAGTGAAATAATAAACTCCAATATATTTAAGAAGGACGCTCTACATATATGCAGTAGAAATATCATAGAAAACTACGATGATTATCAAAGATGGATTAACGGTGAACAAGTTGGTAAGATAGAATCATCTAAAGGTTTTGGATATTTTCAATTATTCAATGTAAACAGTAGTGCGATATTCGGTAGAAATCCCATTTTCCCTGAAACATCAGATGATGCCTCTTGGAGTGACTTATCATTTAGAAATAAATTTAACAATAGGGTAGATATAAATATATCTGTCATACACTTAGGGAAAGCCTATTCTAACTGGAAAGGTAGAGAAACCGAAATGTTCATAAATGATGAAGAAATAAATAGACTATTTAATAAAAAAACAACATATACAATTTGTTCATATTACTTCAATTTTCGAAATGATATAAGACAAAAAAATAACTTCATAAAATTCTTAGATCAATTTAAGGATTATTATGATAAGATGATTGTCGGTGTTATTAATTATGGAGATATAGATTTTGAAATACCTTGTGAAAAGTTAATAATTGATGGTGATATAGATAATAAAATATGGTCAAAAGAAATATTAATAAATAAAATTTTAGAAAAAGTAAATACCGACTATCTAATATGGATAGATGGTGATTTAATATATGAAAATCTCGATTGGTTAAATAATTTAGACTCAATATCAAAAGGATACGATTTCGTTCAACTATTTAATAAGATTAATTACTTAGGTGAAAATGGTGAATTATTGGAATCACATAAATCAATAATGTCAGCTAATCCGGATTCAAAAAATATAGACTATTTATTGGAGAAAGGATACAAACCGGGTGGATCATGGATGGGTAAAGTAAGAATACTAAAAGAAAAGAAACTATTTGAACAAATGTATGTGGGTGGTGGTGACACCATATTTCTATATGGATTATTCAATGTAAAGAACGGATGGACACTTAGTAAAGTAAAGGAGAATAATTACAAAATATGGAAAAACTCAATAAGTTGGATTGATTCACTTGGTAAATATACCATCGGATATCTAAATGAAACTATCAATCACTTATATCATGGAAATTTAAGTGATAGAAATTACAATAATAGGTATAAAAAGCTATCAAAAATTAAAAATAGAAATAAAATTGCGATCTACACTTGTATATCAGGTGGATATGATATATTGAAGGAAGTTTTAAATGTTGAGAATAACATAGATTATATATGTTATACTGATAGAGAAATAGAAAGCGAGACCTGGGAAATAAGAAAAATTCCGGAATATATGAATGAAGTTGATCAAGCCAAAATAGCTAGATGTGTTAAGACATTACCTCATATTTTTCTAAAAGAATATGAGACAACTGTATGGGTGGATGGAAATATTCAAGTTATAGGCAATATAAACGAATTTATATCTAATAATCTAATAAATTATTTTGCTATAGCAAAACACCCAGATAGAAAATGCATATATGATGAGTCAAATGCTGTTATTTTATTAAATAAAGATAAATCTGATGTTGTAAACGAACAAATGTCTCAATATATGAAAATGGGGTATCCGAAAGATAATGGATTAGTACAATCTGGTATAATCATCAGGAATAACAATCAATATTCTAGAGAAATTGGCGAATTGTGGTGGGATCAAATCTATAAATACTCAAAAAGGGATCAGCTATCATTTAATTATGTTATATGGAATAAAGAATTTATAATAGATATAATGAAACCATCTATTATTTGTAGTAAATACTTTCAAATATACAAACACAACGGAGAAATCATCAAGCTGAGAAAAGGTTATGATGATATTAAAAATTATATAAATGGAAAAGAAGTATGATATATTATTCAATACCGTATAGCACAGAAAAAAACATTGGAAAATATTATAACCAATTCATGGAGAATCTACCAAATAAAGATGACTTTGCTTGTTTTGTTGACGGAGATACAATATTTACCACATCAAATTATGGACACATAATTGAAAAAGTAGTATCTGAAAATCCGGAAGTTGGTTGTTTCACTTGCTACACAAACAGAGTCGGATGTAAATGGCAAATAGCACCAGGTGTGGATACACAATCAAATGATATAGAATATCATAGGGAATTTGGATTATCACTCCAAACAATATTTGGAACTAATTGTATAGACGTATCAAATGTAAATAGAAATGAAGTAATGAGTGGTGTTATGATATTACTTAGAAAAGATATATGGGAAAAAATTGGAAAGTTCGAAGAGGGTGGTATGTTAGGTATAGATAATGACTTACACTGGAAAATACAAAAGAATGGTGAAAAAATATATCTTATGAAAGGTGTGTACATCTATCATTGGTATCGATGGCCTGATCCAAAAAACAAAACACACTTACTATGAATTTAACAATATACACTTGTTGTAACGGTAAATATAAAGAATTTATTCCAATATTTATACTATCATCCTTATACTTCAATAAAGACGCGTTTATAGAAATTGGAGTTGATAGTATCATGGATATTGATAAATACACATCAAATTCTCTTAATCTAATAAGTAATAATTATAGTAACTTCATAATAAGAGAGGTAGATTTTTCAAATAAAAAAATCAATGGTAAAGAATATAAACCTTGCGCCAACATTATAAGATTTATAGAAGAGCCTATAACAAAAAATGAATATGTTTACATAAGTGATGTGGATATAATTTCTTTAGAGGATGTATCTAAATTTCATATAGAAGATATGAAATCATCTGGTTTAGGGTATAGTAATATAGTTAGGCCAAAAAATGATAATTCAGGATGGAGAAGGATGACCGGACTACACTTCACTAAATGGGAAAACTACTATCCGATTGGTGATATAGAGATATATGCAAAAAAAGGAATGCTGAATCATGATGAAGTCTTCCTATATGAATTTGTAAAAAGTAAAAATAGAATTGATTATGAAAAAACTATGAGACCAGTACATGGAATACATGTTTCGCCAAATAGAGATCCAGCAGGATGGGGTATAGAAAAGTGGAAGAAAAAATGGATAAAGTTTAGAAATTCTAAAGATTTTCTTGAATTAGAATCAATATCAAGTGATAATATGAAAGAGATATTTAAAAAAATAGATAATTACAATGCACGAACACCTTTATCATAGAATACTAATAAATATGTATGAGCTTTCAGACATTATAATATTACAAAAAACAATAGATCCAAAAGTAGTAGTGGAGATTGGGTCTCTACACGGAAATGATATGAAAATATTAAGTGATATTTTCAAAAACATTGATATAAATATAATAGAAGCTCATCCGGTATATTCAAAGAAAATAAAGCAAAAATATCCAAAATTCAAAGTATATGAATTTGCAGCCACAAACAAAGATTGTGAAATAGAATTCAATGGTGTGAATGATGGTATAAAGAATCAAGGAATATCATCAATACATGATAGAAATGGTGTTAATTATACAAAGTATTTTATAACAGGTAAAAGAATGGATTCATTTATGATCAATAACGGAATATCATCGATAGATATTTTAAAAATAGACGTAGAGGGTCATAGCATGGAAGTTCTAGAAGGATTTGGCGATGAAATAAAAAAGGTAAAATGTATTCATATTGAAAATGAACATATACCGGTATGGAGTAACCAAATAACATACAGTGAAGTTGAAAAATATTTAATAGATAAAGGATTTATACTAACCGCTATAAAGTCAGCTTGGCCACAAACAGATTCGGTTTGGATTAGAAAGGACTTATATAATAAAAATTGGTGGAAGTAATGGCACATAAGGATCAAGTAGATTTCCTACTAAAGATAAAAAAAAAATTTCCTGAAAAATTCGAGAACTGTAGCGTAATCGATATTGGATCATTAGATATAAACGGAAACAACCACTATCTTTTTAAAGAATATACATACATAGGTATAGATATAGGTGAAGGTAATAACGTTGATGTTATATGCAGAGCACATGAATATGAAACAGAAAATAAGTTTGATATTGTAATATCAACAGAATGTTTAGAGCATGATGAATTTTATTATTTAACTATTAAAAAGATGTTTGAATTAACAAAAAGTGGAGGACTAATGATAATAACATGTGCAACCGAAGGTAGACCTGAGCACGGAACAAAAAGAACATCACCTAATGACGCGCCATTTGTAGGCGATTATTATAAAAATCTAAATATAGATGATATTAAATCACATCTTAATACAGATCAATTTGAATTATTTGAATTTGAAATAAATTATCACCATAAGGATTTATACTTTTATGGTATAAAAAAATAAACAATTTGAAATACATTAGTATAAATAAAAAAAATAATATTATTTAATGATTCAACCATATGCTTTCACTTATGTAATAGGGTATAGACACAAGCCAGACAGATTGAATAATCTAAAAAGAGTACTTGAATGGATTAATGGATTCCAAGGTGTCGAAGTTCTTCTAATAGAACAAGATAAACACTCTAAAATTAAACATCTAAATCTTAGAGCAAAACATATTTTCTTAAAATCAAACATACCATATAATAAATCTTGGGCATTTAATGTAGCAATTAAATACTCAAATTCTCCAATCATAGTATATGCTGACTCGGATCTAATTATGGATCCCAATCAGTTTATTGAGGGTCTAAAAGCTCTTCAACAATATGAAATGGTTAATCCTTATAAATCAGTAATTGATTTAAATGCTAATGAGTCTAATTTACCATTAGAAAATATTCTAAAAATAGATAGACCAGGTAGAGGAGAAACCGATCATCAAAAAGTACCTTTATGTGGTGGAATTTGTATGTTTAGAAAAGATGCTATTATAAAAATAGGAGGATGGAATGAAGATTTTATTGGATGGGGAGCTGAAGATGATTTCGTATCTTTGAAAGTTAAACATTTTTTAAACTACACGGAACTACCATATAAGTGCTATCACTTATATCATACTAGGGAGAATCCTGATATGAGACTATATCAAAGAAACCTACAACTGTTGCAAAAATTTGGAGCAATGACTAAAGAAGATTTGGCTAAAACTATAAATCCAAATAATCTTCAAAAAATAGGAATGAAAAATAAGTATGATAACCAAATATGATTTACAATTAATATGTAATTATTCCGAATTAAACACAAATGGATTACCAGTTATAAAAATATCATATATGGATTTTATATATGATGAAGACGAGGAAAAAAGACAGATTATTAGTGAAAGAAGGGAAAAGGTAATAGATGCTATAATTGATAATAAAGTTGATGAATTTGAGAAGTTTTCATCTGAAAATCAAATAGACAATGAGATGTATATACCTTCAATCTCACCGAGAATGATGTCAAAGAATATATCCTCTAATATATTTACAAATTATGATGATTTATGGAAAGAAGTAATTAAAAAGTTAGAATCATTAACTTTAACGCCATCTCCACATCAACCAATATATTCATCTGGTATGGATGCAGATGTACTTTGTAGAAAAATAATAACCAAATGTTTACTATTAAGTAATCTAATAGCATCAAAAGGAAGAACTGGTCCCGGAACAACGGTCATATCTGGATATAACGCAATATCACATTTAATACCATTCGATCATCATTTCACACAATCTGTTAATATCACTGAATCAATTATTTCGCTAAAAAAAATTGCTGGAATGGATGTTGTAATAGATCCTAATATATCACCAAATAAAGTCATAATTATGAGGACTGAGAAAAAAATAGAAACAGGATTAACACTTGTTAAAAGTCTGACAAGTGATCATTATTTCCTAAGTGAATTAGGTAAGTGGGAAAATAAAATTCAATGGTTTGATGTTATTTAGAAGCAACTCTAACTTTATCATATTTAATTAAAAGCTTGTAAAGCCTCTCATATTCTTCTGAAGGATTTTCTACTTTTTTCTCGTACCACTTATTGTTATTTAGGTACTCTACTATCATACCAACCTTAAAGTCTTCTTTTTTAGTTGGCTTCCAATATCTAACAGCTTCCACAAACGAAAATGAAAGGCCATTATATAGATATGATTTGTTCTCAGAATCTGTATTATACATAACAATGCCTAATGGCTTCTCAGACCCATCCTTAAATATCTTCTTAGCTTTGGTCTCATCCAAATACTTAATTATAGCACATTCTTGGTGAAAATGATTTAATAAGAATAATACATCCTTTCTTAAATTATCATTATCGACTCTACCAAATGCCATAACAGAATCCTCATACTGGCCTCGGTAATAACCTTTTATTGGAATTATTTGATAATCTTTTGCATAAAGAATAGAAATCATATCTTCTAACTTATCAGAAGATAAAATAATATAGGATGTGTTTGGTTGCTCTAAGCCTATCATCATGGTGGTATATATTAAAAAAATTATACCTTATATGTGACGAAAAATATCTTTAATAGATCTTCTTTTGATAGTCTTTTGAATATATTTTCCGATTTCAATAATTTACTTATAAAGTCAGCATCCACTTTTTAAAATATAAGATTTGTTAGTTTTACTTAAAGATAAAATGTCTTCATAATGTGTTTATTTATATAAAAATACTAAATTAGTCCAAATTCCTCATATAGTTTAACCTTAAAAATGGCATTAACCTCATCTTTTCTACTTATCGGAACGATGATACTATCATGTACAGTAACTATCTTTATATCAGGATATAAAGTCATTATTTGTCGTATAATTTTATTAAAAATTAAATTAGATTCAGCCTTTTGTAGTTCATATGCCAAAACTCTATAATCCCCATTTTCCTTCTTATATAGTTTTATGAAATTATGTATTGTTGGGAAAAGTTTGGAGAACATCTTATCAGCCTTACTATTAGATCCGTTTCGACCAAATAGAACTTTATATGTTAATTCCTTAACAGTAGATTTATCTTTTATACCAAAATTGTCCATTATATATTGATAATACCTACCACTTATAGTAAGTGCCTTGAATAACTCAAATTCATCAGGTAATACCCATTTAGTATTACTATCTTGAATAAGTTTTGTTAAAAACAAAGGTTGACTATTCTTAATGTCTATTTCATGTGTGCACTCACCATCTATAAGTAAACAATTCTTTCTAATAAATGATTTAAGGATTGTAAAGTTTGTGTGCATTCTACCATAATTATCAAAGTGATAGAAAATGTGTTTGTCATTTATACACTCAACACTATACTTATTTCTATTATAAATATCAACATCATCTTCTTTTATATTATCAAGATAGAATATAGATTTGTCAAATTGAATGTCTATGTGGAAAAGATCATTAACAAGCTTAGTCTTAATATCAGTATCAATTAGTGAATTTTCTATTCCATCTTCTTCAACCTGTGAAAATTTGTTCTTATATTTTCTAAGAAGAGATTTGTCTGAGTTATTATATCTAGAAATCTTCGAACGTAATACGGTTTCTCTTATAGCGTATATTCTAGAATTCTTACCTTTTTGATGCTTTAATAGCAGAACAAGCATTCCAGTATCTAATAAATAGTCCATATAGTAATTATATAGATATCCATACTTCTCTTTAAGAATCAAGGATGATAAATGGAACTTATTTTCCTTCTTAAAGTAATACTTTAGTATAAGATTATGCATGATATCAATTATATAAGCTGATTTTAGTTTCTGACCTTTATAGATAAAGGTCTTTTCTTTAGAAAGAACCTCTAATTGTTGTGGTAAAAATTGAAGACTGCTCTTTTTGGACTCTAACTTCTGTCTTATTGACTTATATCCTTTGATATCAGATATATTAACTACACTTAAAACACTCATAGAAATTTTATGAATTAAAATTCATGATGTTTATAAATTAAAAATTTTATTTATTATTTTTTTTCTATAAGAGGGTCGATTAAGTCTCTTTAATATTTCATCTTCAATCTTAGCAATATCAAATGGTTTCATATTGTTTAAATCATCAACCATTATTCTAGTAAATTCCGCCTTAACAGAAAAGGTACCAACTTTAACTTCTCCCATATTCATTATTTAGTGCTTTCAGTAGGTTCAGATGGTGGAACTTTACCTTTAATTCCACCTTTTTTCTTCTTTTCATCAGAAACTCCTTTTTCAAACTCAGAATAGACATCAGGATAAATTTCACCTTCACCATCTTGATCATACTTAATCTCAAAAAAATCTCCAAAGTCAAGTAGACCTGCTCTATTAAGTTCAACCTCATGTATTTTATTTAGGTACTTCTCAATGTAATTTGATATATCATCAACAAAACTATTAAATATCGAAACGGTGTTATCTGTAAAAACACCTATTGCTTTCTTTCTCTTTTTATTAAATGAACCAAGTATAACTTTGAAAATGTACTCTAATTTATCACTTTCTTGTATATATTCTTTTGTCAATTTATTTGGTATTAACTCAGTATTAATTTTGAATTTCTCCTTATCAAAGAATGCTGGAACTGTAAATTCAAAATTCAGCAAGTCTTGTTTAACCTCAGAAACATATATGTTGAATAACTTACACATTAGGTATAGATAAACTTCATCTTTCTTATCACCTTTCAATTTAATATCAGACATATCAACCGATTGACAAAAACTAAGAAAGTTAACAAGTATTAGTGTGTATATTTCAACAAACTCGGTTGAATTATTATCACTTATCCTTTTATATAAAGGATTAAGAAGCTCAAATGAAATATCTTTTGATTTAGTTCTTATTATTAATTTTTCTAAATTACTTTGATATTCATCCTCCATTAAGAAAGAACCATTTGATCTTGGATTCAATATCTTATAAAAGAAAAAGGAAAATGATTTCTCACCAAATATATATTCAAGGTCTTTCTCACTCGTATTAATAAAATACTTAATAGCCTCTATCATTCTCTCAGTCAATTTACCTTGAAAGACAACCGGTATCATATCAACATCAAATAATCTAGAATACTCATCTATCTCTTCAAGATTGAGTTCATATTTATTACCACCCTTATTAATAGAAGTTAATACTAAATTATTCTTTGGAACTCTTGAGTATTCAATATTAGCTGGTTGATTATCAGGAAAATACTCAAAACAAAACCACCATTTCTTATTTAGAAGTCCCTTAATTCTTTCATCGAGAGAATTAAAATAATTAATAGCAGGATTATAGTAATTCTGCATTGCTAAATCTATAAGACTAATGGGATCATTTGATATTGACTTTGGTTTAATTATAAACTCTTTACCGTTCCAATTAACCCATATTTTACTCCCCTGCACATCTTCAAAGACAGTTATCTCATCATTGAATAACTCATTAAGTAATTCCTGATCGTCAATACCATTTAATGTTACTAATTTACTCATGTCGTTGTTATATTGATTCATTTGATTTTTGTTTTTATCAAAAAATATATATTAAAAAAATTTACTCTTTTAAGTATATTAATATCTTGTCTATATTTTCCTTACTAAAACCAATGAGTGGACTGCCTCCATTTTTAAGATACTCACCGTATAAATCGTTATATTCATCAATGGTATAAAATTTATCATCTAAATCTGAATAGATAACATTAGTGTGATGTTTATATACATTCTTATTCTGCAATCTAGTTTCACCATAAGCCGGTCCAACAGGACCAACAAGTTCTGTTCCAGAAATAGCCTCGAAAAATTGCCTAAAATTCTTAATATTCATCCTTACCAACTGGAATTTTTTCAAAGTACTCATCTTGTTCTTGTAATGAATACTCATCTTTTATATTATTATAGATAATATTATAAAGATATCTATCGTGTAGTTCATGCTTCTCATTACCTTTCATCGTAATGATACAAGTCTCATTCTCGAAATCATTAGTAATATCAATTACTTGAAGGCCAAACTTACCATTTCTATCATGTAAGTCACAAATTACCTTCTTATTATTATTTAATAGCTTACTTAAAACATCAAAGGCTGAATTTTTAGATAAGTACATATAGTCTTTGAAGTCTTCATCACTTAATTGACTATATAAATCTCTAAACCTCTTCTCTCTGTCAGTAAGCTCCATATTCTTATTCATTTTGTCCAATATTCTATTCATCTCTATATCTTTAATAGATTCACCTAGAATGTAGTGTTTGATAAATTTTGAAAACTTCATAACTCTCATTTGTTTAGTAAATTCTTAATCTTATATATTAAGAAGTATATCTATATTTTATATATACATTGTAAAATTTATATTCTTTAATGGACAAGAAGTTATTAGATGCACTAAATAATTTATCCGAATCATTGGATTTAATTGCGCAGGTACTAAGTGAAAAAAACAGTGCTCAATCCCCAACTGCGAAAGCTTTAGAAGAAGGAGACTTCGTAAGCCAAATTAAGGAAATAAATGAAGGTATAAAAAAGATACAAGCTGATAATCAAAAGATTATAAAAAATCAGGAAACAATACTTGCTTTATCTAAGAAAAAGGAAAATGATAAAAAAACCGATCCATTCCAAAAAGCCGGAGACAAAGACATGCAAAAACTAATTAAGACTGGTGTTTCAATAGTTTTAATTATAGCGGCTGGTGTATTAGCAATAGGAATGGCATTTAAGTTAATTGGTAAAGTAGACTTTCTATCAGTTGTTGGATTATCACTCGCCATGGTTCTTGTAGCAATCGCATTTGAAAAGATAGCCAAACTAAAAATGTCTGTAAAAGATGCAGCAATGACATCATTAATACTAACAGTGGCGGCAGCTGGTATAACAGCAACATCTTGGATATTATCAATGGTAAAACCAATATCATTTGCTCAAGCATTAACCGCAATTGGAATAGCAGGTATGTTTACATTTATAGCACCAGCTATAGCAACATTGATAAAGTCAATGGAATCCGAAGATGAATTTGAATATAATGGGATGAAATTCAAATCAAGGGGTCTAAAATTCAGCCAGGTACTAGCAGCATCAGCAATGTTACCACTACTAATGTCTAGTATATCACTAAGTATTTTAACATCATCATATATTCTATCTAAGGTTAGACCAATATCAATACCGCAAGCATTGACTGCAATTGGAATTGGATTCATATTCGCATTAATAGCGCCATCAATTAGTGCGTTGATATCAGGAATTATGTCTGAACAAAATGGTTCAGCATTTGGAATGGGATTTAAATCAAAAGGTATAAGTTGGAAAACAGCAATTATAGCAGCATTAGCATTACCAATAGTAATGACGGGAATATCAATAGCAATAACATCATCATCCCATATTCTATCTAAAGTGAAACCGATAACACTAATGCAAGGACTAACAGCTATACTAATATCTGGAGTATTTACAGTATTAGCATTTGGAATTAAAAATATAATAACAACCTTTGGCGGAGAAAATGCGTTAGCGGGATCTATTGTCGCTGCGGTAGTACTACCAATACTATTCATTGCCATGTCTTTTGCAATGATGCAATCATCATATAACTTTGCAAAAATACAACCTATTAAATTTAATCAATTCTTAACAGCACTGGGTATTTCAATAATATTTGTAGCACTATCATTCGCAATGTCAATGATATTCAAATCTCTTGGTGACATAAGTCCAGCTAAAGCACTGAAAGCATCAATTATACTACCTATACTATTTGTAGGAATGTCAATGGCTATAATGTATTCATCTGAATTCTTGTCCAAAACAACACCAGTTGATTATGGATTATTATTTAATATTGTTGTTATGAGTATTGCATTGTCTATATCTACTATAGCAGTGGCAGCAACAATATGGACTATGGATAAAATGGGATTCATTAAGAACCCGGTTAATTTCCTAATCGGATCAGCACTTGTTATACTAACAGCTGGTGTTATAATGACATCTTCTTGGTTGATAGGTGAAGGAACTTATGATAATGCCCCAAGTTTAGATTGGGGATTAGGAGTTATTCTATCAATCGGATCATTTGCACTACTATCAGCAACAATTGGATTCATAGCAATGAGTGGAGTGGGATTCGCCGCCATGTTATTAGGTCTTGGAACGATGATTGTGATAGCAGCAACAATTATGGAGATATCTAAAATATTATCTAAAGGTGACTTCACATATGGAGGAAACCTATTACCTTGGGCAAAAGGTGTAGCTCTTTTATATATGACATTCACACCTATAATGGTATTCCTTGGAGCTATGGGTATAGTGGGTTCTATAATGAGTTTCTTTGGAGGCCCAGATCCATTTGAATTGGCAAAAAATATGATGGTTCAAATAGCTGAAACAATAAAATCAGTTTCAATAACATTAGCGAGCGGTAATTATAAAGATGGTCCAAAAATTGAATGGGCATATGGTGTATCAAGAGCAATTGCGGCATTCTCGTATGTTTACTTCAAATTACAAGAGGGTCAAAGTTTCCTTAGTATATTAAAGGGCGAGAACGCAGCTGAAGGGTTCACAAAAGCGATAAAAATGATATCAGAGGGCATTGTTCAAGCTGGTCAGTTATTTTCCAATGCAGGAGTAACTGTTTGGAAAGGTGGGCCACCAGAAGAGTGGGCCAGAGGAGTTGGATTAGCAATAGGAGCATTCGCCCCAGTTTATAAAATACTTACTGACCAATCATTACTTGGATCTTTATTCGGCACAAATGTAACACCAGATAAAATGAAACAAGCAATGATGACTATATCAGAAGGTATAGTTGATGTTGCTAAATTCTTCAATAATAATAAAGTACCTTTTACTGGCAACTATCCTACGAAAAATTGGGGTGAAGGTGTAGGTTCTGCCGTGAAAGGATTCAGTGAGGTATATAATTTATTATATGATACCGGATTGAATAGAGATGATCTAAAAAAATTGAGACCATCATTATTTCATATAATAGGAGATATGACCCGTTTTGCCAGACTGATATTTAAAAATAAGAATATATGGGGCACCAAAATAGATCCTAATTTTATGAAAAACTTGACATCGAATGTTATAAGTTATGTAGCGCTAGCTAAATTTGTTGATGGGAACCTACCATCTGGAAAAGGTGGAGTAGCAGGTGCAATATCTGGTTTTCTATTTGGTGAAGAATCAACAAAGAATCCAATGGATAGAGTCATAGATGGAATGGTTAAACTTGGAGTTGCTTATAATATGTTAAGTAAGTCAATTAGTAACTTTGGAAATGCGATAAATGGTATAGATGCTGAAAAATTATCTACTATAAGAGCATTCACATCAAATGTAATTCTAATGTCATTTATGGATCCCGGAGCATTCGAAGAAATGCTAGATAAATTAGAGAAAAAAGCTGGGTTATTCACCGATATAATAAATGACATGAACTCAGCAACAGAAAATAATAATAAAAAAAGTGTAACAGGTGTTAAGCAATCAACAGTATCAGATAAACAAGATCAAACACAACAAAAAATGCTGCAGATATTATCATCTATGGATTCTAAACTAGGAACAATTGCTAGAAACTCATCTACATTAGCAGACTACACCAATGAGTTAAGAACAGGACAAGGTATTAAAATTAAAAAATAAACAAAGCGAAATACTGATATATAATTAATATGAATAAAGATATTTCAATATTTAAGAAGATTAAAATCTTTAACACATTCAAAAAAACTCTTAAACTAAATAGAAATGAGTTAGAGAAAAGATTCAATATAAGAATAGATAACGCTAAAAGAATGTACACCGTGCTAAATATTCCAGAGGAACTAATTGGTGAACCATACAATATCAGAAAATCAGATATTGATAAAATAGCAGAAAAATTCATTAGAGAGTACTCAATGCAAGTTGCTAGATTTTTGGATTCAAAAGGTCTACAAGAGATGTATGATTTCTATAAAGTAGATAAAGTGGGAAAATACTCCTATTTAATAGTTATCGGATTCTCACTATTCAGAAGCCATGAATACTATAATAACATCTATTATAAAATAATACCATCTGTAATTATACTGTCAACTATTTTAGCTCTAATTTTTCTTATATAATAAACTTTTATAGTTTATAACCTATAAATAAAAATAAAAAAATAATTTAACATGGAAAACTTTTACCATCTATCAGATGAGACAAAGGAAAGATTTTTTGAAGTATTTCAAAAAAAATCATTCCCATTACCTATCAAATTTCAATTTGAGGGAGACAAAAAACAAAAGGAATTGATAAAGATATCAATTATACCCCCTAAATATTCTTTTCTTTTAGAAAAGGAATTACTTGTTTCAATAAATGAAACAATATTAGATGCGTTTGATGAAGAATCTGTAACAATTCTATTTGAACAAGAAATTGACAAGATTCATATGAATATCGAAACAGGTAAAATAAAAATGATTAAGCCTGACCTAACAACCTTCTCATCACTTATTAACAAATATGGCGTAGATAAAGTAGCAAGGGCTAACAAGGTTGAAGAGTTATATCAACAACAAATTAAAGATAGTCAAACTGATGAAGAATTTATAGCTTAAAAAAATAAAATAAAAATAAATTATGCAAAAGATAGAAACAAATGTGGTAAAACCAGAAACTAAGTTTTTTGAAAACGAATCAGAACACGTGATACTAACAGCAGAGGTTGAAAAATCTCTTGATGAAAAAATAAATAATGTTGAAACATTCATGAAAAATACAGTCGGTAAGGGAAAATCCGAAGATGAGAAAAATAAAATTTATGCAGAATCTCAACAAATCTGGAAAGAATATCAATCATGTCTTAGAGATGCTAAATATAATTTTCATCTAAATAGAACTCAGTGGAATTTTCTAACAAATCTAATTCTTCAAAAAATCGAATATGATGTGAATACGGTATTTTTCGCAATTGAGCTAACTGATATGTTAGGTAACATGAAGAAAGTTAAATACACAGATGATAAGACTCTAATTGCTTTTCCAGTAAACGCAACAGAGATCACATATATTTACCATCTTATACAAAAACATAAGATTAAAGGATTGACAAAAGATGCATACACATTTGCTCAAATATTGAGAAGAATCGGAAATATTAGCAAAATAATTAACTACTATGACACAACCGCTAAGAACCTAGCAACAGAAATCCAAGATTGGGTTGCTACATTTGAAGATGGTGTTGTATCAGAAGATGTAATTAATAAAGATACAGGTGAAGTAAAAGTTCTAAGTCCTAAAAAGGAAAAAACAAAATAACAAAACCCTCTCAGTTGAGAGGGTTTTCTATTTATGTTAATAAATTAGTAACTGGACTAATTGGTTTAAAAGGTTCAATTGGATCTAATCCAGTAACCTCATCTCTTATATCCAACAATCCTCTAATTTCATAATTCTTCTTATCTCTGTAAACCTGACCATAACCATTATCAGATGTAACCTCTATAACCAAGAAAGGATCTATATTAGAGTCAATTGTAAAATTATACGGTAATAAATTAGATATATTCCTAAATTCACTAAATCTCTGAACTGGCTCATAATCTATTTGTCTCCATTCTGTGATATTTAACCAATTTCCGGAGTCCTTATTAGGAGTAACTGTCGAAAATGTAGATGATGTAGCACTCGAAATAGCTATTCCTGTATATACATAGTAATCTCTATCATATTTATAAACCTGACCAACATTATATTTGAACTCTGGATTATTATCCGGGTAACCCCATTTAACAACACTTTCATACTTTCTAGGATTATTAGTCTTGTTATTATTTATCACAGACTCATATAATTTACCATAATAGATAACTCTATCACCCATCTGATATGTTTTAAATGGGACCCATTCTTGATAAGTCTTATATGTCTTAACAGTTATGCTATAATTATCAGGTAACAAATTCTTAGATGGTAAAGGGAATGTTGATAGGTTAGATGAGTAAGATGCACTATCTAATACATAAAAATCCAAAACACAGTTGTACTGAGTAGAGCCACTATTAATAGGCATCAAATATGCCTCATTTAACTTAAATGTAACCGGACACATTGATTGATTCATATTAAATATCTTAATATCATATGATCTATGTTGAATTGTGTTAACACCAACAAAATCTGCTCTACCGGTAATATCTAATATCTTATGTGTTAATGGTATTATATTTCTTTGTAACCAGTACTTTAATCCCTGAAGTTTTATTTGAACCTCTCTTAATGTGTAAATCAATACATTAGTACCTTCTTTGTCGGTTATCCTATAAGTAAGGTTAAATAAATTAGTTGTTTCAAAATTCTCATTAGGAAATGTATGTTTTATAAAATCGTTTTCTGTCCATCCTTCAACTGTATTATCAAATATATCAGGTATCTCGATCTTAAATAGCTTACCAAAGTTATCGGAATTCTCATTTATATTTTTATAATACTCATTTAACTCTAAATCATTATATCCGAAGAAATTAATAGCATTAATAATAGATTTATAAGATCCGATATAAGGATAAATCAAATGCTTTTGCATGAGCATTTCTTTTCTCTTCTTATTTAAGTAAACCCAGTCAGAACCACCTTCATAGATATCATATTCCCTGAATATAAATACTTCATCGCTACCAATGTTCTTACCGACATTACCTAATTCAATCTTAAATCTAACATCCTCTTCTTCAGTCTGACCAATAACATTAAATCTACCAATTTCTCTATCAACAACAGTAAATCTAACCCCTAGATAAGTAGTCTCTCCAAACTTGGGATAATTAGAAATAATAGTAGTTTCTTCTATAAGAGAATCTTCTTTCTTCAAGAATTCAAGAACAAGTGTTCTATTGTAAACTTCTTTTATTCTAAAAATTCTACCGCTATTTCTAGAGATATACTGTTTCTTTTTATTAGTTCTATCATAAACATCTATTCTTAATAATTGACCCGGTTTAAGACCTCTCTTATTATTAAAAGAATCAGTAACAAATAATGATGTAGATAAGGAATTTAACTTAATCTCACCTATTTTATTTCCAGTTATAGGATCTATTTTAGTAGTAAATGTAATAACATCATTTACTAGATTTGAACTCTGTATATCAAAGATAATATCTTCTCTCTTAAATATCTGCAATACAGATCTAAGGACTCCCTCTTGTGTAGAATTAAATCCTATAAATGTCTGTATAGGCTCTGGATCTAAGAATATATCAGTTATCTCTTCATTTATATATTCCAATGAATAATAAAGTCTATCAAATACAGTTTGTTGAGCTGCTGGATCGGAAACTCTGTTTATATTTCTATTAGGAGTTTTATTTAAAAAAATATCACCCTCAAGTGGTTTAGGTCCAGTATATGAGTAAGATCCAGCGGTAGCTAATTGTTGACCACTTATGTCATATAAAAATATCTCAGGAACATTATCAGTTAACCACTTGTAATAATATTTTACCCTTGGCTCATCATCAAAATTCTCTCTAGGTCTTCTTATATACTCTCTAGTCTTCAACCATAGACCTGGTCTTTCTTGAAAGTTAGGATCTAAAGTACCATAATTATAACCATCAACTGTTTTACTAGTAACATTATAAATATTTAAATAGCTATTTAATTCAACTTCAACTTCAACAATTGAATTAGTACTTGGTTGTATAGTCCACATACTCTTTCTCTCAGGATTATAAATAATCTTACCAGTAGGTGCTGACATAGGAGAAGTGTATTTAACACTACCATTTATTGGATTAACAACAATAACTGAATTTGTATTTTGAGATGATAAATAAATATCACCGTCATATTGATTTAATTGAATATATCCATAATTTGAAACTCCCGATGTAAATAAAGTAGCATTAGTATTCAAATCCAATTGTGTGAATTGATTGGATGAATCGGAAATATACATCTGTCCAGTTAAGTTATTAAATAATATATAATTAAATGCTTGTGTAGATATATTAGGTATAGGTATAGGCAAACTATTATCTATCTTATATAAACTAGCGCTACCCCAAACATAAATAGACTCATTAACAGGTTCATAATAGATATTATACTGAGATGCTGACATACCAGATAATCCAGGTATATTATATGTTGTCTGTAAAGTTCTTGTTGATCCATCTATTCTTAATACTATATCAGATGTATCATTGGTGACAACATAAATATCATTTTCAAAGACATTATAAGCCATGTTAAACGCACCACCCGAAAACGAAGCTCCCCAAGAGTTTATACTATTAACCAAGTTATTACTTGAGTTAAAAATATCAACCCTCTCAGTATTACTATATGAGATATAAATATCACCATTCAACGAATTGATAATAATATCTGAAGCGTTCCAAGATAATATACTCGAAGAAATAACCGTATTCAGTAGAGGATCTATAACATATAGTCTATTTAAAGATAAAGCGTATAAATACCCATTAACTGGATTGAATTCCAATTTAATACTTTGTGTATTACCCGGTAGTGTAATTGTATTTAAATACTGTGCTAAGTAAGCATCAAATACAATAATATCATCACCAAGAGCATATATCGAGTTGGATAATTGTATATAAGTTATATCAACAAGATTAGAAGAACCAGGATAGCTATTAAGATTATAATTATTGACAACATAAACATTTGGATTATAAACCAATGTAAACATAGCCGTACTAAACATAGAAGGATCAAACGGACCACCAACGTTACCAGCAGTCGGACCAGCAGAAACCGAACAACCTGTCTGACCAAATCCGATATTAAATGCTATATTAACAAATGGAGAAGATGAACAAGCTGAATCAGTAAGACCCCAAAATGGACCTTCGTAACTCATATTCAATGTATCACTATCTAAATCAAGTATAACATACTCCTGATTATTGAATGGGTATAATGTATTATTAACTGAAAATACCATACCTGTTGAGAATCCAGCATCTATAAAAGATCCATTGCTACTAGATGGTAGTTTTGTTTCATTTGAGGTTATTATCATACCCTCATTGCCTTTTATCTTTTTAGTTATGGTGTATCCAGGTAATCCTGGTAAGGTAGACTTTCCTATCGTAAAGGAATAATCAAGTCTTTTATATTGCTCTTTAACATCAAATTTTAACAAGTTATTAACATTAGTAACATATATGCCATATTCTTTCAATATATCACTATACTCATCACACCAAGCTTTTAATGTATTAGGAATACTAACAGTGGCACCGGAAAATGAAGCCGATATACTATAATCTCTATTATTAATCTTAACACCAAAATACCCACCCATATCATTAAACAGAACTCTTGAGTGTTCAATATAAAAATTAGCGGTATCACCGACAGTAACATCAAACTCAATAGGAACATTTGGATATTCTGTTCTTAATTTTATTGAATTATAAAATATAGAAGTAAAATTACCAATATATTGTAACTCAGGTAAAATACCCAAAGTAAATAATCTAGCATAATGTCTAGTTAACCAGTTTCTGAGTGTTCTATCTATGGTTCTTTCCATATCGATAGTCATACCTGAGTAAACCCAAGATATTTCCTCTTGATAAACCATCTTATTAATTCTAATAACTATACCATACTCATCTATATCAGTAAATACTATATTATAATTATAATTCTCAGATATATTATAATTTAGTTCGGTATTCAATTGTTCTTCAACTCTTACAACTCTCTCAGTTGTTTGTATAACATTACCTATTGCATATGTAGGCCCTACTTGGGTATGATAATAATTAACAATTGCATAATTTGTTGGATATATAAGATCGGCCCTTAATTTATTTTTATCAAAATAAAGATCTATATTAAATAACTTAAATTCATCAGCATATTTCTCCGCAGCAGATGCTAATGTAACAGCAGCACTTTGTGTATATGCTTGCTCAAAATACAACTTATCAGTAACTAAATAAATCTGAGAATACAAAATAGACTCAGAAATCATTGGTTCAACAACAGGAACATATGATGATAATTGCCAATAACTAGTATTATCAGGATCTATCTCATAACCACTGGACAAACCAACAGCAGCTGTCCAATACTCACTATTACCAGGATCAACACCACTTTGTGTATATGCTTGAATGCATTCATAAACTCTACCATTCCACATAACAATTGATTGTGTAGCATAAAAGTAATATTGATTATTAGCAGTGAACTCCGGAATAAAAGCAACAGTATATTCAGATGTGTTATTCACTGAACCATTTATCTTAAATGACTGACCTGGCTTCATTATTGCAGGAACAACTCCACCAACGAATGTTATACTATAAGTTGAAACACTCAACTGACCAGTATATACTAAAGGTAAATCTGTTTTTGTATTAAGTTCTATAATTAAGTTAGATTGAGTAGGTAAAACATTAGTACTAACATCATATTCAAAATAAACAGTATCACTTAATGAATCATCACTAATGGTAACTATTTTTTGCTTAAATCTTGAATTTTCATTTTTATTCTTATCGGTATTTATTAAATTAAGTCTTCTACCAACATAATACTTATCATAGAAGTTCGGTTCTGACCAATTGGATAAATTGTTATTATATAAAGAGTCTACATAGTTATAAATACCTATTGCGTTAATACCAGAGATATATAAATTATTATATGTATTTGGGTCGTTATATGTAACAAGATATGTTGACTCAAATGTAGCATTATTCATTGCACTCAGAATCATTACAGCATTCTTCTTGCTCGACACAACTATATAAGTTTGTGATAAGTTTGTAAACTCCATCACTGGACTGTTAAAAACAAGGTGTGTTCCTATAGGGAACTTCTTCTCGAAATCAACACCATATATCCATTTAGAATAATATGTAGGATCATTATTAACAGGCTCTATTTTATCAATCTTCTCTAATTGGTATTTAGATCCATAAATATCAATTCCATATTCGTTAAACAATTGAAACTTATCAAGTGTTAGTTCACCTGGCAATTCATATTCAAAAGATGGAACTTTCTCAAACATATATAAACCATATGTCTTAAATGTATCGGTTGAATTTTCATGAAATAATATATTACCCTCAAATCTGTCTGTTGTAGGTTCATATCTGAAATTCAAATAGTCACCCTCTTTATTGAACCAAATTAGATTTTTGTGATTTGACATTTATAGTGTTAATGCTTTTGTTTATATATTAATTTCGTATTTCTTGATGATGAAAATTAATATATAATTATATGAGAAAAAGAAATGTTATAAAATATGGAGAATTCATAAATGAAGAATTCTTCAAAAAGATTTTCAAAAAAAAGAAAAAAGATTCTAATAATAGAATAGACGACTGTGTTAATACTATTATTAAATTTCTAAAAGAAAATGATATAAATGACTGGAATGATTTCATAAGCGTTGGTAAATTTGATAAATATGTAATAGATAATATTATCGATAACTCTGTGAACAGCATGAGTGAATTAGAAGAAGTTAGATTCAGAATTAGATTAGAATTATCTGATAGACAACAACTTTTAGATTATAAAAAAGAATTAGAAGATAATGAAGAGTATGAAAAGTGCGCATTAATCGTCAAAAAATTAAGCGAAAGATAATGAAACATATTAAAAGATTCAATGAATCAGATAAAAAAATTAAAGACCAAGGATTTAACGATAAATCAATAGCTGATGATGAAATAATTGAATTTACTAATGATCCTAAAAATAATGATAAAAATTTCAAAAAAGAACTTGATAAAGTTGAGAAGTTCGAATCATTTAGTAATGCATCATCAATGATAAGTGAAAAACTTCAGTATCACATCGATAACAAAAAATCAATTGTTGAAAATGTATTCAGACCTGGATCTAATTCATTTTTTAACCTATTAAAAGAAGCTAGAAACTTATTCGATAAAGGTCAAATCGAACTATTAAAAGAAGATAAAGAACTATTTGAATGCACCGATATAGGAAGATTTGCAAAATTTAATGATGAAATAGTACCTTTAGATATTCCAATGGAATACACCGAGGATATTAATGAGGCTAAATATAAGGGTAAAGAAGTTAAATTAAATCACCCAATGAGAGGAGGATCTAAGAAATACTACGTTTATGTGAAAGATCCAAAAAGCGGAAATGTTAAAAAAATTTCTTTCGGAGATACAACTGGATTAAGTGCTAAAGTATCAAATCCAGAAGCTAGAAAATCATTCGCAGCAAGACATCAATGTTCTACCAAAAAAGATAAGACTAAAGCAGGGTACTGGGCATGTAGAATAAATAAATACGGACATCTCTGGGGTGGTAAAACTTACCCTGGTTATTGGTAAAATATTTGCATATTACTTAAATGTTTTGTCCTTATATAATATAAAAATATACAAAAATATGCCTTTCATAAAAAAATATATTAATTAAGCATGTCTATTACAAAATACAAAAAAACAATAAGTCATTTAAGGAAAAAGAAAAAAGTTCTTTTCCTGCTAACATCTAATAGATGGGAAGGACATGATGAATTACCTAAATCATCATTAATAGCTTATCAAATGCGGGAACATCTTGGCAAGAATAATGTTACTATAATTGACGTTTCTAAGCTAAATATACATGTATGTGAAGGAAATGTTAGTGGTAAAAACGGAAATAGTTGTGGTGTAAAAGAGGCTCTATTAAAGGGTAATAAAGATAAAACCGGTGAACATAGATGTTGGGCATCTTATAACAATTCAGATGATGAGTTATATAAAATTGTAAATGAATTATTGATATCCGAAGCGGTTTTATTTTTTGGATCTATAAGATGGGGCAAGATGAATTCAATCTACACTAAATTGATCGAAAGATTGACCTGGTTAGAAAATAGACATAAAACTTTAGGTGAGAGTAATATTATAAAAGATATAGAAGCAGGTGTTATCTCTGTCGGACATAACTGGAATGGTAATGAGGCTATTGATTTAGAAAAGAAAGTGCTTTCTTTCTTTGGATTTAAAACACCAACCGATTTATTTTGGTCGTATCAATGGACAAAAGACCCGAATGATGAAAGTAAATCAGGATACAAAAAAGACTCAAAATATTTTGAAGATAAATTCATGAGCATGCTTAGAGATGATATTATAAAATTTAAAGATTTTTAATGATACCCCTACCATTTACCGAAACTAAATTATCAGAAAATATATTTATTAGAGAATTTAAGCAAGAAACCGATTCCGGAGAATTTATGTGGCACAGAGATTTTGAAGATAGAATAATCGAATCGATTGGCGAAACAGATTGGTTATTTCAAATAGATGATGATCTTCCGAAAAAAATTGATGGTAAAATATTTATACCAAAAGGTGTATATCATAGAATAATAAAAGGAACCGGTGATCTTAAAATAAGGATACAAAAGCTTTGAAATCACTCTAATATCTTTTTAATTTTCTCATCTCTCATTTCAGCAACTAATTCAGATAACCTAATAGTTCTTGTTGGTTCCTGCTTTATCCACTTACCTGTTTCAAATTTAGAATCAATAAGAACTCTATAAGTTATAATACCATTCTCATTCGATATTACATCTATTTTAATAACATTATAAAACGGATATCTCTTACTTTCTAGTTCAAATAAGTAGTCGATCATTAGTCTGTCTTAGATTTATAGTTCTCATTAAATATCTTAACAATCTCATCATATTCAGTAAGAACACCATTCTTGAATTTATCATTATCATACTTTTGTCTAAGGATATATTCTTTAATATACTCTTCATATTCAAATTGTATAGAGACATCTAATTCATCTTCCTTAACTTCAATAGACTCATTATTTTCAGTTGTATCTTCACTCACAATATCATCAATATACTCAACAGAAGCAAAGTTACCTTTCTCAAGCATAACCTCTAGCTTTCTACGAAGTTTTCTATTAGTAACTAATAAATTATTCGAAATAGATAAATCTATGTAATCCTTAGTGTCTTTTAGTTCATCTAATCTATCAACGTCTTCTTCGGTTCTAATAGAAAACTTTCTGAATACCGGTGAATATTTATTAGGTTCAAAATCAATTTTACCAGTTGATAGGTCAAGTATAGTGATACCCTTTTGATCACCCATGTCATTTCTATCCATTTGATAAGGAGAACCAACAAAAGAAAAGTTCTCATTTTGTTGACGTATATGTATATGTCCAGAAAATACATGCTTATATCCACTAAACTCCACAACATCAATCTTATCAGCATTTCTATGAGCAACTGAGTTTAAATGCATCCTACACCCATTCAAATCAGAGTGACAAAATAAATAATCACCTGGATTAGATTTAATTTCCTTAATCATATCTAATCTATTTTCAACCCAAGGCATAAGTACTAACTTCTTACCCATAACTTCGATTGATGTTGTTTCGGTGTAAACGTGAATATTACTAATATGATTGAATAATCTCACAGAATTAACATCATTTGTTCCCTTATTCCAAAGATCGTGATTACCAACAATTATGTGCAACGGCATTATTTTAGAAAGCTCTAGAAGTATTTTTTCAGCTTTATATGAAGCTATTATAGGGATTGATGTTCTGTTATCATAAAGGTCACCACAGTGTATCATTATATCACCTTCTTTGGCATTTTCTTTTATATATGGTATAAAAGAATTATAGAAATAGTCTTCCATCATATCCAACCATTTATCTAAATTATTAAGGTAAACACCAAAATGCCAATCACTAGTTATAAATACCCTCATTAAATGAATTTTATTTTTTATATATTGACATAACAGTAAAGTTTCAATTTGCAGAAATAGAAAAAATTCTATTTGGAATAATAATATATAAAAGCAAAGATATATAATATAGAGACATAAAAATAATTAATATATATCTTATAGTTTGTTAAACAAATTAACTAAAAAATAATAAAAATAAAATGCCATTACCACATTTTACCAATTTATCAAACGTAGGATCACCAGGGGGTCCAGGTACAAAGCCAGAAGAACCAGTATATCTTAACTTGTTTGAGATTACATTTGTGTTACCGGTTATATTACAAGCACAAGGTAGAAATCCTCTATTATTATTAGAGAACGCTACTAAAATAGATCTTAACTTAACAGAAGCTATTGAAACTAAGACTCAAAGGTTCAAGTATTCAACTAGAGCTTTCATGTCAGCTGGTCCTGCTCAAACTCACATTGAGTTTAATATAAACTTTCAAATTAATGTAAATGACGGTGGCTCAATGGAAAACTGGAATACCCTAAAAGCATGGTATGATTTAGTATGGAATTCTCAAACAGGTTATCTTCACTATAAGAGTGATATAATTGGCACTATCATTGTTAATCAACATGATAAAAAAGGATTTGTTCTAAGAAGAGTTACTTTCCAAAACTGCCAAATTAAAAACATATCTGGTGCTTCTCTTAATTGGGAAGGTAGTGATATTTGGAGTGTAGATGCCGGATTCGTAGCTGATTACTGGATTGATGAGTATATAGATAATAACTTCGCTATCACTCCTCCAATAATTTCTGGATATTAATAAATAAATTTTATTTAAAACAAAAAAGAGAGATGAAAATCTCTCTTTTTTTTTATTTCTTAAATTTACTAGCCATATTACCGGCATCCCTCATCATTGAATTCACATTAAAGTTAGGCATACTCGATTGTTGTTTTTCTTCCTCTTTCTTTCTATGCTTTTCTTCCTCTTCAATAATCTCGTTAACCAGCTTAATGTTTTCTTCGAACATCCAATATGGCCATTCATCCATGGATATCTCTTGAGTATTAAAGTGCTTTTGTAATAAAAGCTTATTCTTTAATATATGCCTCAAAGGCATCATGAATAACGAAAATACCTGACGCTCCGTTGGGAAATGTCATATCACTGCGCACCTCCATACCGCAGCTACAAATACCTTTTAACTCCTTCAACCCAAATGTCATTTTACTAACAGCAGCATTTAGGAATTGGAATGATATATCATCTATCTTCTCAAATTCTTGCAATTTAGCCTTTATACCATCAATTGTTATAGTATTTCTACCAGTTAACATAAATGGTATAATTTTCAAGAATGCTAAATTAGGTGATCTCTTTTCCTGATTCTCCTTAATAATATATTCAGTAAATGCCTTTTGTATACCAATAGAAGGTGGTGACAATTCATACTCCTTACCATTCTGAATCTTAAATTTAAATGATCTAGTTGAATTATCAAAGAACTTATTCATCTTCTCATCAATCTCGTGGAAAACAAAATTCTTTCTATTCATTTCAATTTTCATCTCATTTCCACAAGTACATCTAACATTAACAGCCAATGAATTACCCTGTTGAAATGTCATTTCTCTAATCATGAATATTAAGAATAGTCTATCTTGGTCTTTTAACTCCAAATATGATGCTAAATTTCCATTTGGATATTTAATTCTCACACAAGCTTGCAACATATCATTCATCTTCTCAACAATATCATAAAAATTATTATCATCAACCATAGAATATGCCTGTATTTCTCTAACTTGAGCCGGTCTAACCATAATAATTGTACCGGTTGGATAATATCTACCACATGGCATTTCCTTAGCATCAAAGTTAAAAAAGGTTAAATCAGTAGATTTACTTGATTCAACAACTGGCTTAGCATTGTTGAATGATATATCAGTATTCATGTGATTATTATCTACACTCTCTAGATGTTTTCTTAGATATTCCTCTTCAGACATTTCTTTCTTATTATTATCAGACATATAATGTTGTTATTTTTTATTATATATTACGCATAGCGTCCTCTCCATTATAAGAAAAAAAGAGGAAAAGTTTAATACTTTATCCTTTATGAAAAACCCACTTCTTATTACCAGCATTATAAATTCTATAATACCCAATTTCAGACATTATTTCTTCCTCTGTTTTATTAGCATCATATCCTAATCTCACTAGATTTTGTTTTCTCCAATTAAATCTATGCTCCCTTATTCCGTCTATTACATACCAATATCCTGGTTTTGACGTATGTGAATAAACAAACCCTAACTTTTCATATAAAACCCCTTTTGAGATTAAATTATCAGAATATGTTTCTATCTGAATTGGTTTGTATTTATTAATAAAATAATTTAATATCTTAGATGCTCCTCCAATAACAACATTGTTTATTTTATTACAAAATCTAGTCAATTCATAATAATCTGATTTATTTCTATTTTTTGAAAATCTCTGTAACGGCAATCTTAATTTTGAAAATGTCATTAAGCTAACCATTGTATTATTGTAAAATAATCCTATTCTAATTGATGATTTACAATCTCCCTGTAAGTGATTATTATTTAAGAAAAGTCTAGATTCATTATAACTTACCTCTTTTATTTCACATTTTCTGGCAAATATTTTATTACTCTTACCTAATTTATTTAAAATAAACGACTCACATATCTCCCTTTTTGTGTTCCAATCATCTTCCCATATAGTATAAATATCTATGCCATTTGTTTCAGATAATCTATATTTATTTAAATGATAATTTTCTTCTTTATATTTTTCAGAATGCCACCAAACACCATTAAATTCAAATCCAATCTTCAATTCAGGTAGATATATATCGACTTCATATGGCTTTATGACATCTTTACAATTAATTATAACCTCATTGGAATAATTTTTTTTAATAAAATTATAAACTTCTATCTGTGATATTGATTTGTTTTCCGAGATTGGAAAACAATTTGTGCATATATTAATATTACTATTTATTCTATAATAAAATTGATAAGGTAATATATCAAAGTCTTTATTGCAATTATTACAATGAAATAATAATTTTGTAGATATTCCAACCTTTTTAAAATCTATAAAAGTAAAATCCGAATTTATTTTACTTTCAATTCTTTTTCTATAATCAGAATAAAAAAAATCTATAGTTTTTTTATGAATTTCTTTATTCATCCATGGGTGATTAACTCCATACTTTTCATTTGATGTTTTTTTATAGGTTTCTTTATATCCACTTAATTTAAAAGACTTTATTCTTTTATCTATCAATTCTTTTGATTTACTTGGATTATCAACACCATAATTTTTAACTAATGTTTTTCTTGATTTATCTTGAATTTCACTCAAACACATGGGTGAGTTATTTCCATATCTTAATTGATTCGTCTTTATTATTTTTTCTCTAACTTCCTTAGATTCCGCTGGAGTTTTTGTTCCGTATTTTTGATATGACTTTTCTTGTTTTATTGATTTAATAAAAGGATCAGATGACATACACTTATTGGAACAATATTTATTATACCCTAATGTAGAATTTTTATATTTTGTTTCATTTTGACAATTTGGATTTCTGCAAATTGGTTTATTTTTCAAATTATTTATAGCTAAATATACCTTTTCTTTAAAAGGAATATCAGATATGCCATTTATCTTACAAAAATTCATGATATATTCATACTCTTCTGGGTAATTATTTAGTAAAAAGGATTCCTTAAAAAACCTCCCAGAAGGATCACTTTGCTTAAATATTTCTAAATTCATAAGACATACTGTTTAAGATATATATTAAAAACTCCTATTTGGTTAAAAAAAAACGGATATATTTTAAATATATCCGTTTTATAATTTTAATTATTATTATCCATTTATAAAACCACCTGCACTTATTGCTCCCGTTCTTAGTATAGTTATATTATTTACAATTATTCCCATACCCTTAATTGGTTCTACATAGGTATCAAGAACACCAATTTGGTTATCGATTATCTCAGGAGTATTATTCTCCTCATCAATTTTGTTGAAGTAGTTATATAAACCATTTCTACTTACATAAGTTTCACAAATAACGTCTGCTCTCAACTTAATCTCTGCTCTAACCTCAGGTGTATTGAACTTCCACTGGAAGTCTAATAACATTCTTGAAAGTTCTCTCTCAAGTTCAATTAATACCTCTCTAACGTGTATGTAAGAAAGAGCTGACTTGTAAAGAGTTTGAGCTGTATTTTCAGTCTCAATGATCCAACCTCTATTTCTCTTGAAAACAATTGGATTCATTTGAGCTTGATTTAACCACTCGATATCTTCAAGAGTGAAGTCCATTTCAAGACCAGCAATATTCGTTACTTTACCATTTGTAACACCAGCAGCAATTGTCCAAGGAGTTATAGCCGATACATTAGATGTATGCTTTCTCATATAAGTTGTTGCTACAAACATAGCTGGTGGAACATCTATTGGTCTACCGTTATCGTTTACTGTCACATAAGGTGTGAAGTAACCTGTACAAGTTGTACCAGGACCATCACCGAATGAATAAAGGAAAGCTGGATTAGACTCAGGATCACCACCCTTAGAAACATATTCTATCTGTAAAACACCCTCAGAGTTAACAAATGATGGAGATGTAGAATTCTTAAACTGTCTTAAAGACGGCATATTTATGAAACCAAATACATCTAACCTATTACCACAAATATCAACTAACTGTTGCTTAGATCTTTCAGTTAAGCCTAAACCAAACGAATCAACTAAATATCTGAAGTCAAATGATTCCTTGTTAATTAAAGCCTTAAATAAAGGTGTTCCTTTCGCAACAAGGTTTAAAATTTGATTTTGTTTAACTTCAGTGCCATCAGGTAAAGAATCTTGTCTTACTCTAAACCCTTTAAGTGTAATAGCTTTATAAGTAGATACATAATCTTCGATAGTTGTATATCTGAATGTTTGATAATCACCATTAAAATTATATGTCGCAATTCTTGAGTCACAAGTAATCTCAGTTAACGTTGGGTCACCAGCATAAGCTCTCTTACTTAAAATTCTAGTAAGTCTTCTTGGTACTTCACCAGGAACCAATGTTGTTGTATCAACATAAGCTTCTAAGAAATCACCTACTTTAACCTCAGTATATCTAGATCCATTAACAAGTATTTTATTTGGTTGCTGTATATATCCATTAACATTAGTCTCAATCTCAACAGATTGTTTATAGTTACTAATATTAGACTGTATAAATAAAACTTGGTTTGTATCAACATCAACAGGTTCATAAGACTGCAACAATGGATCCATAAATGATACAGATAATCTATTTAATCCATCTATATACATTCTTAAATAATGTTTCTTTAAATAATTATAAACAACACCTGTTTGACCATTAGACTCAAATAAGGTTTCTGATACAGTCTCTTCATTAACTTTATAAGCATAATATCCAGAACCGATATATCCTAACTGAGCAGCTAATGTAGCAGCCGCAGCTCCACCACCAGTGAGTATTGTGAATGTTCCTTTATTCAGTGAAGAGGATGGAACTGAAATTACATCATTAACACTCAAGTTAGCTAAAGCTGAACCAGAGAATGTTCCGGAAGAATAGAATATAATATAATCATATCCAGAAGCTGAAGCTGTACCAGATGGAACATCTTCACCATCAATAAATGTGATAGCCTCAGGAACACCATAAGCTGATGATTCTGGATCAGAATTAACTAAATTTGACCAGAAATAGTCACCACTATTAATAATACCATTTATATACTTAATATATAAATCTGAATACTTAGATACTACACCACCATCAGATGTTGAAGAAGTACCAGTAAGAATAGCAATACCATCTTTAGTCTCAACTTTATAAGGACCAACTATAAACTCATCATCATTTAAGTAGAATAGTAAGTAACCTTCATTAACAATATCAGCTATCTCAGCACTTGTCAATCCTGTATTGATTGTAAGAGATTTATTTTGAGTAGAAGCAGTTACTATATTTGTAACTGACATATTCTCCAATGACTTCTTAGTCATTGAGGAGTAATTAATAATCATACTCATTCTATTTTTAGAAGATCCATCAACACCATCTAATAGTTTATTGAAATATTTAATCTTTCTAAATTGCTCGTAATTTGAAGAATTAGGTGAATTAGCTGTGTTAAGTAACTCAATAGTTATTGAACCTGGAGTAGACTCAGTAACTTGGTAATCAACACCTAAAACTAAGTCAACAAATCCGGACGAATCAATTGAAACTGGATTATATGTTACACTACCAGTATCAATTACATTGTTTGTTATATTAAATGTTACATATCCTAATACAATATCACTTGAATTAACAACTGGATTACTTGATGTCAATATATTATCAACCATCACAAAATTACCAGTACCATCTACAACAAAAGCAACTGTAAAAGAAGCGGTTACACCAGATGGCGGATAACTTGAAGCTTGTATTGAAAATGTAGCACCCTCAATAACTAAGGATTTACCACCTACAACAGCATACATACCATCACCAGGTGATACTTCACCGTAAGAAACAACTATTGAAGCGGTTGTTGAAGAAATAGCCGACAATTTTGTATTAAATACAAAATCTTCAGCATACCAACCTGTTCTGTTACCGTTCTTAACAGTACCATCAACCGATGGAATATTTGAAAGACCTACGTTTCTACCATGTAATTGACTTCTTGATGGGTTACCATATGCAGTACCACCAAAAGATATAACATTTCCTGGTCTATCAAGAATAACATTTGGTAAAACAACTGATTCAGTTATAGTCTCTTTATATGAAAGGAAATTAATATCCATTTCTTCTGATTGAGCAATACCATTACCTAAAAGATCAACAAGACCATTAGGGTAATCAGTTTCAAGCAATTCTGAATTAAATGCACAGAATAGACCTGTTCTATCAGTATCTCTATTTATAACTGTTTCAATAAAAATATTTCTACCATTACTATCTCTAAAATATGGAATTAATGACAACCCTTCGTAGTATGCAAGTAAAGTAACATTTCTATCATTAGCGAAATTTCTTAATTGTTCTTTTCTAAGACCTGAGCTATTAAAGTATGCGCTCCATCTATTATCCACGGCTAATTCTTGATAATTTGACCAATCACCACCAACAACCACAACATCCACCATGTAGTCAGAAGCATAATCATTACTATTAACATAAGGTGGCATCTTCTCAACAGAACCATACCACTCGATAAGAGTTCTATCAAATCCTGTTAGTTTAGATTTAACAATAAATACAGTAATATACTTATCAGATAAGTTAGTGAAATTAATAATTCTTTCGGCATATCCTGTATTATTCTTTGTTAAATTAATAAAAGACTCTGTATCTCTTTTCCAAAAACCAGTAGTATCAAAAAATCTTCTATAAGGACCTTCTCTCTCAACATCATTCGTATAATTTGATGCGGCTGAAAGTGACTGGTATTCAATAGTATCTAAATTATCATCAGTCAATAATAGATTGAGGGCGTATACTGGACTAGATTCCAACATTTTCGCAATAGTTCTATGAAAATATGAACCCTTTCTCTCCATATTTCTATCCAATTGACCAAATACCGCTTCCAAATCATTTATATTTTTCAATAAAATAGGTGTATTAACCGGACCCTTCTTAGAAACACCAATAACAAGGTTATTGATACCTTCAAATCTTGGTGAACTTATCACGGATTGGTCAAATTCTTCGATAAAGATACCAGGTCTTTTGTATTTTCCAATTTGAATTGCCATATTTATTCTTTTAATTTTTGTTTTATATCTTATATATAAAATCTAAAAAACCATATTTTTTCTATTTTTGACCTTTGGCAATATTCTTTATATCATCTTGAATGTCTTTCATAACATCCTTCATTTTTAATTCTATATCTTTTCTCCTTTTCTGAATATCCAATTTTAACTTAGATATATCAGCTTTTGTTCTTGCGGAACGATTGTTTATTTCATTAATAGATATATTAATATTCTGCTTCTGCTTACTATCAGTAGTCATATTAATCATATCCTTCAACTTACTTTTAGCCATCTCATCCTCAGAAAGACTATCTATCAACTTCTGAAGTCTTCTTTCGTCTTCACACACAGTTAAGTAAGATACAAGAAAAGGATTTCTCTTCTCTTTATCCTTACCAACCAATTCATCAACCTTCTTTGATATCTCATCATCAGTTTTAGAGTTCTTATAGATAAGATCCAGTTTAGACTTAACTCTATTATACTCATTAATATAATCTCTAACAACACTCAATTGTTCTTTAGACTTCTTTACATTTAAAGTATCATTAGGAGAAATGTCAAATTCAGCTTCCTCGAAAGTCCTATATTCTTTAAGATATTTCATCTAAACTTTTTATTTTTTAAGAGCCGCCTTAACAAGATCATCAGCGGTGGTATATTTACCCGACTTCAAAGCGTTATCTATTTTAACCTTGGCGTCCTTTTCTTTAATACCCAACTTCAACAAAGCCTTCAACGCATCAGATTCAATATCAGAATCTTTCGTATCAATAATTCCATTATAGATTTCTATCCACTTATTTTTTGAATCCTTTTTAGAATAATAATCAACTGGATTTTTAATAATATAATCATCCTCACCATCCTTCAACACTGATATTTTAATTGGTTTTAAATTTATACTCTTCTTCTCAATAGTCTTATCATTAGTATATTTAGATATATTTAAAGAATTATTGAATGTATAATCAACACCCTTATTTAACTTACCATCCTTTAACTTAACCAAGAATATATCATTAGATCGAATATTTAGTTTAGTTTTAATATTATGCGTCGATGGCATATACTTTCTGAAAAATAAAGTATTATCACCTAGTTTCATATAAAACTTATCCGGCTTATCTGAGTAGACATAACCATATATGTTTCTCTCATTATTATTATCATCTCTGTATAATATCTTAACAATTTTACCATTTACCAACTCAAAATCATCAACATCTTTAAATTCCAACTGCTTTGTTGGTTTAACATTTTTAGATATATTAGAATTAAAATCAGAATCATCAGTACCTGGGAAGCTAGTTTCTTCGGGATTAACACCATCAATTTCAAAATATTTCTCAATAAATTTATGTTGATTTTTCCCATATTGTTGGTTATCACCATACAACATATCATTCATAAATGATTTAAATTTAGGACCAAATCCTGGTTTGGGATCAGCATCACCGACCTTAATAGTTGTATCTTTATCAAAAATAACTCTATATTTAGAACTACTTAATATATCCAATACAGCATTTTCCCATTTCGAAAATAAAACTTTATTTCTATAAGGTCCATATCCTGGATTATCAGGAGTTCCATATCCTTCTTTACCAATATTATCATATTCTCTAAATGTCCTATTAGAAACCTTCCCACCAGATCTACCAGACGGAATAGTAGCAACTGTATGTAGCCTATAAGCCCTGTTAAACAACCTAACTACTTCCATGATTGGATCCATTCCTGAAATCTTTATAAACTTAGCATCCTTAGACATAGAATCTAATTCAAAATTAAGTTTATCAACTTGCTCATTTGTAAGATTATATTTCTTCATTTTCTCACCAAAATTAGTAAGGAAGATAGATTTCCAAAACTCATTAACCTTCACATACCAATCCGGCACATCCAGCTCGGCATTCTCGTTTATAAACTCATAATATCTATGTAATTTAGATTCTTTTTTCAATTTATCTTTACTATCACCTTCTTCTTTCTTAATCTCAGGTTTTTTACTTGATAATATACTAGCCATTGTTGTATTAAATTCACGAATATATCTATTCATATCAGCATATATCACATCAGAACCACTAACACCCTTATTTGATTTAGTAACATTATACAATTTTAATATTTTATCGCCTATAGCCTCAGGTCTAGTTAATAACTCTGTGACACCCTCATTAACCACTGATTTTCTAATTATATGTGAGTAAACCTTCATTAAAGCGTCCTTGTTCGTCTTAGCAGCAGTTTCAAATTCGGCAGAAGCTTGCTTTAACTTTTCACCAATTGTTCTCTTATCACTATCTTTAAATCCAAAACTTAAATATTGTTTAGTATAGTTGTATATTGATTTTATTAGCTTAAGTACTTCGGATGATTGTTGCTCATTTATCATAAGATACTTTGATAAACCATCAATTATATATGAATCTTCAATCTTATCAGTACTTATTAAATTTTTATCTTTTTCTTTCTGATTTATCTTTGTACCTTTTTCAAAGCTTTGACCATGTCTTACATCTTTACTAACGTTTTTAATATCAACGTTTTGTTTATTTGGAGCATCCTTAGCTGCCTTCATCTTTAATTCGTGATATAGATATAGTATGTGGTATAAACTTTTAAAATTGGCTAATATTTTTGGAAAAATATCATCAGATAATACAACATCTGATTTTTTATCTACCTCATCAGCAACATTATCTTGTTCTATCTTATTCAAAGAATCTCTAAAATCCTTCAAAGCAGCTAACATCTCTTCCTTGTCCTTCTGTAAATCTTTAACATCCTTATCAGATAAGTTTTTTATCGACTCATTTATAATCCTATCTATCTCAGGTCCACTATTATTAATCACTTTATCAGTGATATCCTTTAATTCCTTAATACTTTCAGGAATTTCTGGATTTTCATTTATTATCATATCCACCTTAGCAGCAGATAACTTTTCAACTTCAGCTATTAGTCTTATCATAGCAAATCTAATAAGCTTTATCTTACTAGATGCTTGAATATTTGACATAGCATTTTCAGATATCAATGAATCAAAAAATGAGTATAATGATTTACTAACATGATCCATTCTAACTAGATTAACACCGATCTTAGCCTTTCGTATAATAGAATTTATAAGCCTTCCTAAAAGAGAATCTCCCCAAGGAATATCATTTTTCAAGACTTCATTAATTATCTTTAAATCACCTTCACTGTATTTAACGACACCAATATTTATCTCTTTAAGAAAAAGTTCTCTTTGCTTAAGATACCTCATATATGTATTTATTTTTTACAAAGTATATATTAAAAATAATATTCCTAAAAAAAATTGATATATATCTAAATTATTATTATATTTGTAAAAAATTGATATATATCTAAATTAATTATATTTATATATGGAAAATATTATATGTATAGACCTAACAATGTATAATAATGAAAAACTTGTTAGTATTGCCAATGAGTTAAATATAAAATCAGAAACTTTATTAGAAAATAAAAAATTAGGTTTCGCTAAACTATATATCAATGAAGGTAAAGTTTTAGCATTCACAACAAAAAAGAACAAAGAAACAATAGTATATACACCATCTTTAGATGAAGAAATATCAAAAATAGTACCATTTACAATAGAAGAACCTTCTGTAATGACAGTCGATTCAATACTTGATAAGATAAATAAATATGGAATTGAAACACTTACAAAAACTGAAATAGATTTTTTAGAAAAAAATTCTTAAAATTAGGTAAATTAATAAAATATACTTATATTTGTATTATAAATTAATTCAATACACAATGAAAAACATTATCTGTATAGACGTTACAATGTACAACAATGAAAAACTTATTCAAATTGCAAAAGAATTGAATATTGATTCAAAAATGTTAATTACCAACAAAGAGAGAGGTTTTGCTAAAATTTACATATTAAATGGTCAAGGAATAGCATATACACAAAAGATAGATCCCACAATAGGTTACACATCTTGTTTAGATGAAATGCTTAAAGCTATCAAACCATTTGAAGCTAAGAAAAAAGCTCCTAAGGAAATGACTATCGATACAATTCTTGATAAGATTAACTTATATGGAATTGAATCTTTGAGTGTGACTGAAAAGAAATTTCTTGATGAAAATTCAAATTAAAAAAAATGACTTTTTTCACAAACCTTAAAAAAACCGAGAGAAATCTCGGTTTTATTTTTTTAAATAATTTTTTTTCAATAATATATTCATTTTTCTTCAAAAAACAATGGTGGTGAATTTCCAGAGATGAAAATCAAATATATAATGTATAAATTTAACTTCGGTTATGAGATATTTAGAATTGTTAGTTGATGGTAAAACATACAAAAGTGAACATCAAATAAACAAAATACTTCAAGAAAATGGTCTATTCTGGCTAATAGATTCTGAGATAGAAGGAGCTAAATTAGAAATCAAGAAAAACACATTAATATGGCATAATGGATCATTCTATTCGGGTGATTGGCATTACGGTATTTTTAAAAATGGAGAATTTTATGGCAATTGGGAAAATGGGATATTTGAAAACGGCAATTTTAGCGGTAAATGGCATAGCGGCATTAATCTTGTTAAAGATATAAAAAATTAAAAATCACTATGAAAAAAAGAAGAGTTGCTCTAGAGACAAGAAGAGCAAATGGTGTATATGACGATAACATCATTAGAATTAATAAAGAAGGAAATGAATACTATTTTGAAATTGGAAAAGAATTAACGACAGATGTAGCAGAGGCAGTAACGATACTAATGAGAAAAGTAGAATGGGACAGTCCTGTGTGGGAAGTCGAATTAAAAGATATAGTATATGAAGAAATAACACCGGAGAAATCACTGTTTTGGCTAACTGGTGGTTATTCAGAATGGAGAACTCTAGATCATTATAATAAACCTTGGTGTGACTATTACTTAGATTTTCAAGAAGAATTTGGATTTTTAATAGTTAATATAGTAAAAAGGTCAAAAAAATTAAAAGATATAAGAGATAACTTCGTGAAACATTTAAATTTACCAATATTATATGATTTCGCATTAAGTAAAAATATGATAAAGTAAAGATAAACCCGTCAAAAAAAATGACGGGTTTTCTTTTATATATATACATTATGGAAGAATTAAGATCAGTTTGTAGAAATCCATGGTGTAAAGCAACATTCATTTATACAGAGAATGATATGATTATAATAGATGGTATTAAAATGGAACCAAAAGAGTGCAATAAATGCGAAAGCTTTTGTAATGAATTAAGTGGTGGGGTCACTTGGAAAGATAAAGATTATGAAGGTGGTAGATTCAATGATCAACCAAATCAAATAATATATAAAATTAATAAGTATTTCTAATGAAAGCCCATTTCTTTGATATAGACACAATATTGATTATTGATAATAAGGTTTGGATAGTTGATAAAAAAAGACCTAACATTCCAATCATGAAAGTGTCACAATCAGACTTCAATCTGATAAAGAGTGGAATATACAAAAGTCAAAATTCAAAAATAGAATTTAGTGGTAAATCATATTATCTACCAAAAGAAATGATGGATGTATTGAAGATTAAATGTAAAAATTACAAATCTGATATATCTAACTTAGGATTCTCTATGCAAGAATTCATGAATAAAGAATTGATTGAAAATATAGAGTACAAAATAAACACAGATAACATACAACACGTTAAAAATACGGATGATCACATATACATCATTTGCTCTAAAAATAATAAAAAGAATTATGAGTTAATGATTAAAAAAATGGAAGATAAATTCAAGAGTGAAGGTCTTGTTGTAAAAAATTATTATTTTATATCAGAGACATTCTATAATAGAAATGAAGATAAAATATCACATGATAAAGTTAGACTACTACTACAACATCTAATAGGATTAAAAACAGATGGTAACAAGTTTACAAATAATGAAATATTAAAATATGATGAGATATATTATTATGATGATGATCCATCATCAACTAATCTTGCAATAAACTCAAACTCTATATTACAAGTATTGATATCAAATTCAGAATCATCTATAAAGTTAAAAGTGAAAGAAACTCTAAAAAATAACGATAACATACTATATGTTAACTTAGTAAGTCCTAATAAAATAAATAGATTTAAAACCTCAAAAATTAACATAGAATGGAGTAACCTGATAAAAGCATTTGAAAATTTTAACTGGAAAGGTTAATCCTTCTTATCCTTATTCATTGCAGCTTTAATCATATCATTTAGTTTACGATTATCTATTATAGAACCAATACCTTCGTCCTCTTGTGAATCAGAAGATGCTTCTTGTGTTGCCTTCCTCACTTCAGGACTTTCGATATCATTAAGACCTAAATCTTTTCTTAGATTCTTATAGAACTTTTCCAATTCTGTTCTTTGTGTGGAAGAAAACTTAGCATTCTCTCTTATTTGAGCAATAGTTTGATTGACAACTTCATGCATCCTAGCTGAATTATCTCCATTATCAATTTGTCTTAGTTGCGATAAGAAATTTTTTCTAGTCATTTTGGATAAAAAAATGGATTCAGCATAAACCATAGCATCTTCCTTCATTTTATTCCTAATATATGGATGTTGCTTTAATTGAGGAACGTCACTCAAATATAAATCAACTAAAGATTCAAGCACCTCCATTGACTGTTGACTAGCAACAGTCATATCGGAGTCATAGTCATATATCTTTATTTCACCTAAATCCGGTAGATCTTCTGGTTTAGCTAAGTGTTTAGATATATCAAATTCACCACTTTCTGACTGAATTTGGTCAAACTCATCTTGTAATCTATTTCTTTCATTTTCTGTTTTCGACATAGAAAGGCGGTTTTTTACAATATATATTAAAAAAAATAATTTTCCTTTATGTCAGTTAAACAACAAGAGAGACAAATGGTGTTCACAACAAGATTAGTTGATGAAGCAACAGATAAAATAAATGATGGTATCGTCTTAAAGAGATATCAAAATCCATGGCTGAAAAGTGAAATTGGCCTAAGAAGATCTGGTGTGTCATTTAAGATGACAGAAGAAGAACAACAAGAATATATTAAATGTGCTCTCGATGTTCACTACTTCACGGAAAAATACTGTAAAGTAAAGACAGAAGATGGGACTATTAATAATATAAAATTAAGAGATTATCAAAAAGAGATATTAGATAACTTCATAAATAATAGATTTAATATTCTAATGGCTAGTAGGCAGGTTGGTAAATGTTTTTCTTTTAATACTATAATTTCAATAGAGCGAGATGGGATAAAATATGATATTAGATTTGGAAAGCTTTATTATTTAATGATTTCTAAAGAAAGAAAGTTAAATTTTTTAGAAAAGTTAAAGATTAAATTATATGATTATCTATATAGGTTAGAAAACGCTTACCAACTTGATAGGAAGCCATGATTTTTTTAATACATAAATAAAAAATTAATTTTTTATGAAAATAGATGATAATATAGAAACTGTTACATGTAGAATATGTGGCGAACAATGTAAGAGAATATATGGTAAACACTTAAAATATAATCATAATAATATGACCACTGAGGATTATAAGAAATTATTTCCCGGTGCTCCTATAATGGCTCTATCTGATATTAAAAATACTACTAAAAACTCTGGAAAACATATGAAACAAGAAAAATATAAAAAAATGTTTTCTGAGAAAGTAAAGGGTGAAAAAAATCCTAATCATAAATCTAAAACAACTGAGTTAGAGAGGAAATCAAGAAGTCCATTTTCAAAAGAATTTATAAAGTATAAGGATATATATAATGTTGAAGAGTATATAAGTGAATTCGCTAAAGAAGCTATTAAAGAGAGATTACACCCTACTACATTGGAATATTATATCAATAAGGGATATTCAGTTGAAGAATCTAAAAATCTATTGAAAGAGAGACAAAGAACATTTACGTTAGATAAGTGTATTGATAGACTTGGTAAAGAAATTGGTTATAGTAGATGGTTAGATAGACAAGAGAAATGGCTTAGTAATTATAAAAAAGTTAATTATAGTGTTATAAGTCAAGAGATGTTTATATCAATATATAATGAGTTGGTTAAATTAGGTTTTGATAATAAAGTTTATTTTGCTAGGTTAGATGATAATAACCAAATACATGATACAAATAGAAATTATGAGTTTAGGTTAAAGTTAAATAATTCATATATACTTCCTGATTTTTTTATACCTGATTTGAAATTAATTTTAGAATTTGATGGGACATATTATCATAGAGATAATCCAGAGAATAGAGAAAGAGAGAGAAAAAGAGACCAAAATATATTACAATCTGGTTATAAAGTAATACATATAAGTGAGAAGGAATATAGAAATAATAAGGAGTTGGTTGTCTTAAAAATGGTAAACTTTATATTAAAAACAAAACAATTAAAAAATGTTTAAATTTTTTAAAAAATATTTAATAATTACTATTAAATATACAATTGAATTAATAGAGAAGTATGAATATAGGAATATATCTTTAGATGAAGATGATATTAGTAAAAAGATATTAAATTCTATATGCTTAATGAATATAAAGGTTAAAACTGATACCGGATATGAACCTGTTTCAAATATACATATAACTCAACCATATAAACATTATAATATAGTTACAGAAGATGGGTTTAAACTAACTTGTGCCGATAATCACATATTATTTGATAGTGAATTCAATGAAATATTTACTAAAGATTTAAGAGTTGGTGATATAATAAAAACTGAAAAAGGAAATAGTATTATTAAAGAAATATTTTCGGACAATCACAAAACATCAATGTTTGACTTAACGGTTGTTCATCCAAACCATAGATTTTTTACAAATGGTATACTGTCACACAATACTATATCATCATCAATCTTCATGTTACATACTATTCTATTCAATAATGATAAGAATATAATGATTGTAGCTAACAAGGGTGATACTGCTGTGGAAATTGTAGATAAGATTAAATCAATCTATACTCTACTACCATTCTTCTTAAAACCAGGTATTAAAACTTGGAATCAAAAATCACTAACCTTTGAGAATGGATGTAGAATTAAAACATCCGCAAGAACAAAGACGCCAGCTATAGGTTTTACCATTGACGTTCTTTACTTAGATGAATTCGCTCACATTCCATCAAATATCATAGAACCATACTATACTGCAGCCTTCCCGACCGTATCTGCCGTTAACAACTCAAAAATTATAATAACATCAACACCAAATGGCATGAATCTATTTCATAAGTTATTAACAGATGCTGAAAGACCAGATGGTGATCCACAAAAGAATAACTATAAGCCTATGAGGGTTTATTGGTATCAGGTACCTGGTCGATTCCTAACATATATACGATTAAATAATCATAAACTACATGAATATGGTGTAACAAAAGAAGATATATTCAAGTTAGTAAACGATACTTGGGGAAATGTAACCAAAGTAGAGATGAAATATATTGTTGACAAATTAAAAGATGTTATATATGTCTATAATAACGAATCTTGTTCAGAGGATGATGTGAGATCAATGACCTTTATAGATAAAAATGGACACGAAGTATCAATAAGAGCAATATCCGAAATAACAACCTGGAAGGAAGAAGCTATTAAAGATATAGGAGGTGAAGATGCGTTTAATCAAGAGTATGGTTTAAGATTTATAAACTCAAGTAAATCACTTTTAAGTGAGAGTATAATAGATGAATTATTGAAGGGTAAGAAGAATTATGTATTTGAACAAATTCCAGAATTTGACAGAAAACTTAAATTTAATTACTCTGACTTAAAATGGGTAGATGATGAATCGTTTATACCATTAATGAGAAAAGACTATAAGATAATAATATCGGTGGATATATCAGAAGGATTGGGTCAAGATTACTCAGTTATAAACATATTTAAAATATCACAGAAGCCTAAAGAACTAATAGAGATTCAAAAAGCATCTTATAAGTCAATATCAGACTTCTTTAGACTTGAGCAAATAGGTATTTACAGAAGTAACATTATATCTGTAAAACAGTTAGCTGAACTACTTTACATGATTGTATTCGAATATTTAAATCCTGATAATGTGAAGATAGTTTTGGAATTGAATAACTATGGTAATACACTATTAGCAGAAATGCCACACGTTTTTGATGGCAACAATAACTACGGTTCCTCTGTATTCTTTAGATATAAACACAGGTCTGACTCAAATGAAGAAAAAATTGGTCTAAAAGTTGGAGACAATAAGAACCTAATGGTTAAGGACTATCAAGATTTAATGATGAGGAAAGGATTCTTAATAACCAATGAAGATAATATTAGAGAGATAACGACATTTGTTAAGCATGTTACAACAGCTGGCAATATAAAATATGCCGCAGACGTTGGACATGATGATTGTGTCATGACAATAGTAAACTCAACAACAGTATTCAATAAATACGAATATAAAGAAATGGTTGAAGATTGGGCTAATAAGTTTGTTGATAAAGAGTTCATGAACTATGTAAATGAGTGTCTAAGGAATATAGACTATGTAGAAGGAGTTGATTATAGTCAAGTACTAAAAGTTAGAAGACAACAAATGAATAGATATAAGGGAGGTAGAGTAAATTGGTTTGGAAAGAAATAAAAAAACCCCTCAACAGGGGTTTATTAATTAGATTCTATTGTGACAGAAAGACCAGCATTTTTCAACTTATCTTTCATTTCTGAAATTATTTCAAATTCACCATACTTAATATCACATTTACCTCGATAATGAACAATATGTGCACACTGAGTTGCTTGCTCTAATTCATGATTACAAACCTTCATAAGACAAGTAATAACCCAATCAAATGTGTTATAATCATCGTTGTGTAGAATTAAACGATAAGGTTTAGATAGAATCTCATCAACCTTTGATTCTGTTTTCTTCTTTGTAATTGTAGCCATATCTGTTTTTTTTTTAATTTTAACTATATATTTATTTATATTTATTATTTTTCGATTGTTTTAAATTTCTTATTTACTACATCACAAATTGTGATTTTTGAGTTTGATTGTTTATGAGCCCAATCACTAAACTTACACAAATGTTCATGTCTATCATCATAAATCAATAACTCATTTACTTTCATCTTTCTCATCATATCCTCAAATAATCGAGTCTTGAACATAAATGTATCTCCACCTGTATTCAGATAAACACCGTTTCTAATAACCACCCTAGAGGGAGAACCTATCTCTATAACATTAAGAGGTTCAAAAACATCAAATGAAAGATTATGATAATCTAAAATTCTCTCAATATTCTCCCTCATGTAGATAGGTTTTTCCAAACGACCTGTTGCTAGAATAACATGAGCTGTGGGGTCAGAAACAGCCTCTAAATATCTCTGATACACCCAACCATTTAATGGAATATGAAATATATCCATATCTATACTCTCTGGCTTACCCCACCAACCATTATACGGCCAATCCAATCCTGTTTTTTCCTTAAAAACTTTCTCACCTTGACACCGATCAAATGTGTGAAATAGGGTACCATCAAAATCAAAGCATATTATTTTATCAATCATAAATTTATAAATTAATTTACAAATATAAATATAATATATCATTTTTTAAAGTTGGGACCATGTATTTTTTATATATAATCTTAAAATTTAATAAATTTATGAAATTAGATGTTAAATGGATAGCTATATTGGTACTTACCGGAACTTGTATTTTATTTTTCGGAATGTGGTTCTTCAAGGGTTCCGAAACAAAGGAAAAAATCAAACAACTAGAAAAAGAGAATCTAAGGATAGAAAAAATTAGGGACTCTTTAGATTTAGCCAATAAATACCTATCAGCGGAATTTGATAAGATTCAAAAAAAAATTGATGAAAGAGATAGGAAGATAAAAGATATCGAAGAACATCTATTAAAAACAAAAAGAGATTTAGATGCAGCAAACGCTATAGTAAATGTATATAGGAAGGACTTAGCGGAGACTAAGAAAAAAATTGAAGAGTTAAAAAAGAATCCCATCAAGAGAGATGATGAAGATCTATTAAAATCTCTTAAAGAAAAACTAAAATAATAATTATGAAAAAGAATATAGTTACAGTTATATTATCGCTATTTACTATTTTATCGTTCTCACAGACAATAGAATATCCAAGAATAGAAACAGATTCGCTAGGTAATAAAATTCTAGTTATGACAATCCATCAAGCACAAATGGTAGATAATAAATTAGAATTACTAAAACTATTTGAAAAACAAGGACTTCAGTGTGATAGCCTAAATACTGCTTACCTAAAAGTTATTGATAAACTAAACAATCAAGTAATATTGTTAGAATTGAATGTTAAGACATTAAAAGAACAATTAAATGATAAGGATAAACAAATAGATAACCTTCAACAACAATTAGATAACGAAAAATCTAGTAGTGACCTATGTGAATATCAAAAAAACAACAAGGATGAAGAAATAAAAATACTTAAAAAAGAAATTAAAAAACACAAATTTCAAAAAGTTGTTGGTTTTGTAGTAGGTGGAGTAGGTGTAGTAGGTGGTATTCTTATTATAATATCAAATGAAAAAAAATGACTTTTTAACTTTAATATATAAGTTATAAAAAATATAGTATAAAAAATGAAGCATATTAGAACATTTGAAAGCTATCGTATCAGAAAAAATAGAGAAGAAATTATTAAAGAATCTGTTCTTCAGGTGAACGATATATACAAAGTAAAAACAATGATTGATATTCCTCAATCATTAATAAATGCTTATGTTAAAAAGGTTAAAGATAATACTGGTAAAAATTTACGACAATTCTTTGGAGATGTTGATATAGCTGAAGAAATAATAAAGTATATCAATCTTAACAATTTAGATGTTGATAAAATCCCAGCTGATGCAATAATTGGTGGAGTTCAAGGACAAGGTCAAGCACAGACACAAACTGAAACAAAAGCTCAAACACAGACAGAAACTGAAACACAAAGTCAAGGACAATCTAAATCACAAGTTCAAGTTCAAACTGAAGGTGGTCAAGAAGACCAAGATGAATTCGAAGAACCACAAGCTCAAGGACAAAGTCAAGCTCAAGGACAAAGTCAAGCTCAAGGACAAAGTCAAGCTCAAGGACAAAGTCAAGCTCAAGGACAAAGTCAAGCTCAAGGACAAAGTCAAGCTCAAGGACAAAGTCAAGCTCAAGCTCAAGAAGAGGAAGAAACTGAAGAAGGTGGTGAAGAAGAACTTCCACTTTAATTTAATAAAGTTATTAAAATATAAACCCATCAGAAATGATGGGTTTTTATATTTTAATATATAATACAATGAGATATATTAAGACATATGAAAATTACTCTGATAGTTCAATATTAATAATTGTTGATGTTCAGAAATCATTTAAAAAGTTTTTTACTGAGAAGTATCTGAATGAATTAAAGAAGTATTGTCAAAAATTTAATAGTGTATATCAAATATGGGATAATCATGTCGATGGTAAACACGTTGATAAAGATTACCTATATAAACACACTCCTGAGATACCTATACATGATGATCTATATCACTTCCCAAATCAAAAGGATTTGATCGAGAAGAGATATAACTACAATGTAAATGTTGACTTCTATAAAAAAATTCTAGATAAAGATACTTATAGAGAGTTAAAAGAAAAAGAGAAAAATAAAACAATAAAAAAGGGAGATATGTTTAAAACAACCGAAGGAACAGCTATTGTTTATGTAGGAAATAATCATAGATGGTTTCATGTTCCAATAAAACTATATAATCTATTAAAAACAAATAAAAATAAATTAATATATATTGTAGGTGGAAGTGATTCTGAATGTTTAGAAGACATTTATGTTACAGCATTATCATTAGGTAATAACATAAAGAGGAATCATAAATTTATATACTCAGCATCACATTGCCCTATAAAATAAATATATTATGATAATTGATGAATATGTTGTTATAACTGTTAATAAAAAAAACATAGAATACTATAAAAGTAAGGGTTATAATATAACAGATAAGAAGTTGAGAATAAATACCAAGGATTTAATACCGGGTTCACATTTAAAAATAAATGTTAAATGTGATATTTGTTTCAAGGAAAAAGAAATAATTTGGAGAGAATATTATAAATCTTATATAAATGGAGATCTATATTGTTGTTCATCTAAATGTTCTCAAGTAAAAAATAAAAAAACCTGTTTAGAAAGATATGGTGTTGATAATCCAACTAAAAGTAAAGAAATATTACTTAAAAGAGAGGAATCAAATCTTATAAAATACGGAGTTAAATATCCAAACACGTTAGATTCATTTAAAAAATCAGTTAAAAAAACTTGCTTAGAAAAATATGGAGTTGATAATCCAACTAAGAATAAAGAAATTTATCAAAAAGTTAAAAAAACAATAAATGATAGATATGGAAATGTTGTTTTTTTCAAAACAGACTATTTTAAATCTAATAAAAATAACTATTATAGACAATATAATAATATAAATTTCCTAAATAATAGAATTCTAGAATTAAAAAGGCTTAATATAGATTTAATATCCATTGACAATGATAATAACTATATTATTAATTGTAAAAATAATCACACCTATACCATAAATAATGATGTTTTATATAAAAGACTTAATGTTTATAATGTAGATTTATGTACAATTTGCAATCCAATTAATAACAGATCTTCTAAAGAAGATGAAATTTTCGATTTTATAAACTCTATATATGATGGGACAATATTAAGAAATGTAAGAAATGTAATTGATCCTTATGAGATTGATATATATTTACCTGATTTAAAAATAGGATTTGAATTTAATGGTGTTTGGTGGCATTCCGAACTTTATAAAGATAAATTTTATCATAATAAAAAGTATATAAAATCAAAAGAATGTGGCATTAAATTATTCCAAATATGGGAGGATGATTGGTTATATAAGAAGGATATATTAAAATCTATCATAAAAAATAAACTAGGATTGACAAATAAAAAAATATTTGCAAGAAAATGTAAAGTAATTGTATATAATGATAATAAAATTACTAAAAAATTTTTACAAGAAAATCATTTACAGGGAAATTGTAAATCAAGTATAAAGATAGGATTATTATATAATGATGAGCTTGTTTCATTAATGACATTCAGTAAGAATAGATATGGTATTGGCTCTTTAAATAAAGATGACTATGAACTAACTAGATACGCAGTTAAAAAGGACAACATAATTATTGGAGGAGCTAGTAAATTATTAAAATATTTTATTAATAATTATAAATTTAACACAGTTATTAGTTTTTCGGATTGTGATATCAGTAATGGTAATTTATATTTAAAAATTGGGTTTAAATACCATTCAATGATAAAGCCAACTTATTATTATATAATTAATAATAAAAGAGAACATAGATTCAAATGGAGAAAGTCTAATTTAATAAAACTTAATTTATTAAAAGAAAATGAGACTGAACAAGAATGCATGAGAAGGCTTGGGATTAATAGAGTATATAACAGCGGACATTATAAATTCATAATTAATAAAAAAAACAATGAGTGATAACTTGTGAAAGACTTAAAGTAAGAATAAAAAACCAATTAAATAACATGAATGTGTTGAATTTAAGGAAATACCTATTATAGATTATCACACAATGATAATTGATTATATAAAAAATAACAATTAGTAATAAATGAAAAACCTAATTAAATACAGATTATTTGAGTCTAATCAGGATATTGAATCTATCTGCAAGAAATATGGTATACAAAATTGGACTATAAATGAAGACGGATCTATTGACGTAAATGGTAATGTGATCTATCCAAAAAAGGATTAGATAAGCTACCTATTAAATTTAGAAATGTTACCGGTAATTTCTACTGTTACAGTAACAATCTAACTTCACTAGAGGGATGTCCTAAATTGATTCTTGGGGATTTTATTTGTTCCTATAACAATCTAACTTCACTAAAAGGAGTCCCTAAATCGATCGTGTGGAATTTCTACTGCCACAATAACAAAATAACTTCACTAGAAGGTGGTCCTAAATCGGTTGGTAGGGATTTCAACTGCTACAATAACAACCTAACCTCACTAGAAGGTGGTCCTAAATCGGTTGGTAGGGATTTCAACTGCTACAATAACAACCTAACCTCACTAGAAGGCGGTCCTAAATCGGTTGGTGGTCATTTCGACTGTCACAATAACAAACTAATTTCACTAGAAGGTGCTCCGGAATCAATTGGTGGATATTTCTACTGTGTTAATAATCCAGTAAAACAGATATGGGAATTATTTGAGGATAAGGATAAAATAGAATTATTTAATGATATGGATATTATTCAAGGGGATTCAATTATTCTTAATAGATTAATCGATTTTCTAGACCAAATAGGCAAGCCTAAAAGTGAAGAAGAATTAAGAAGGGTTATTAAGGATTATAAATTTATCCTTTAATATATACATTATGAAATATTTAATTAAATATAGATTATTTGAATCTACCGGAGATATTGAGTCGATATGTGAGGAATATGGTATCCAAAATTGGACTATAAATGAAGATGGATCTATTGACGTAAATGGTGATGTTGATCTATCCGGTAAAGAATTAGATAAACTACCCATTAAATTTAGAAATGTAAGTGGTAATTTCAACTGTTCCTATAACAAATTAACCTCTTTAGAAGGCTGTCCTGAATCGGTTGGTGGTCATTTCTACTGTTACAATAACAATCTAACTTCACTAGAAGGGTCACCGGAATCAGTTGGTAGTGATTTCAACTGCTCCTATAACAACCTAACTTCACTAGAAGGATCACCGGAATCAGTTGGTAGTGATTTTATTTGTTCCTATAACAACCTATCTTCATTAGAAGGCTGTCCTAAATCGGCTGGTAGGGATTTCTATTGTGACAATAACAATCTAACTTCACTAGAAGGGGGTCCTAAATCGGTTGGTGGTAGTTTCTACTGCTCCTATAACAACCTAACTTCACTAGAAGGTTGTCCCGAATCTATTAGTGTGAGTTTCTACTGCAACAATAATAACCTAACTTCACTACAAGGCGGTCCTAAATCGGTTGGTGGAGATTTCCACTGTTTCAATAACAATCTAACTTCGCTAGAGGGCGGTCCTAAATCGGTTGGTGGTCATTTCAAATGTTACAATAACAACCTAACTTCACTAGAAGGCGGTCCTAAATCGGTTGGTGGGAATTTCTACTGCAACAATAACAAACTAATTTCACTAGAAGGCGGTCATAAATGTGTTGGTGGAGATTTCTGGTGTTCTAATAACAAACTAATTTCACTAGAAGGCGGTCCTAAATCGGTTGATGGTGGTTTCTACTGCCACAGTAACAACCTAACTTCACTAGAAGGCGGTCCTAAATCGGTTGGTAGAGATTTCTGGTGTTACAATAACAACCTAACTTCACTAGAAGGCGGTCCTAAATCGGTTGTTAGAGATTTCTATTGCTCTAATAACAAACTAATTTTACTAGAAGGTGCTCCGGAATCAATTGGAGGTTATTTCAACTGTCAATATAACCCAGTCTATCAAATATGGAAATTATTTGAGGATAAGGATAAAATAGAATTATTTAATGATATGGATATTATTCAAGGGGATTCAATTATTCTTAATAGATTAATCGATTTTCTAGACCAAATAGGCAAGCCTAAAAGTGAAGAAGAATTAAGAAGGGTTATTAAGGATTATAGATTTATCCTTTAATATATACATTATGAAATATTTAATTAAATATAGATTATTTGAATCTAATAAGGATATTAAATCTATATGTAAAGAATATGGTATACAAAGTTTTACTATAAATATTGATGGATCTATTGATGTGAATGGTAATGTTAATCTATCTGATAAAGGATTAGATAGAATACCCCTTAAATTTAGAAATGTAAGTGGTAATTTCTACTGTTCCAATAACAATCTAACTTCACTAAAAGGTTGTCCCAAATCGGTTGGTGGTCATTTATACTGTCGTAATAACAAACTAACTTCACTAGAGGGATGTCCTAAATTGATTTTTGGGGATTTTATTTGTTCCTATAACAACCTAACTTCACTAGAAGGAGGCCCTGAATCAGTTAGCGGTGATTTCAACTGTTCCTATAACAATCTAACCTATCTAGAAGGCTGTCCTGAATCAGTTGGTAGAAATTTTGAATGTTCCTTTAACAAACTAACCTCACTAGAAGGCAGTCCTAAATCGGTTAGTGGTGGTTTCTTCTGTTCTAATAACAAACTAACCTCACTAGAAGGCGGTCCTAAATCAGTTAGTGGTGTTTTCTTCTGTTGCAATAACAAACTAATTTCACTAGAAGGCAGTCCTAAATGGGTTGGTAGTGAATTCTGGTGTTCTAATAACAAACTAATTTCACTAGAAGGTGCTCCGGAATCAATTGATGGTCGTTTCGACTGTAAAAATAACCCAGTAGAACAGATATGGAATTTATTTAGAGATAAAGATAAAATAGAATTATTTAATGATATGGATATTATCCAAGGTAATTCCGTTATTCTTAATAGATTAATCTATTTTCTAGACCAAATAGGCAAGCCAAAAACGGAAATTGAATTAAGAAAGTTAATTAATGATTATAAATTTATCCTTTAATATATACATAATGAAACACCTAATTCAATACAGATTATTTGAATCCAACAAGGATATTGAATCAACATGTAGTGAGTACAGTATACAAAATTTTACTATAAATAGTGATGGATCTATTGATGTAGATGGTGATGTTGATCTATCCTATAAAGAATTGGATAAAATACCCATTAAATTTAGAAATGTTACCGGTAATTTCTACTGTCCCTTTAACAACCTAACCTCTCTAGAAGGAGGTCCTAAATCGGTTGGTGGAGATTTCGACTGTTCTTTTAACAACCTAACCTCTCTAGAAGATGCTCCTGAATGGGTTGGTGATGATTTCTACTGTCGTAATAACAATCTAAGTTCACTAGAAGGCAGTCCCGAATCGATTAGTGGGGGTTTCTACTGTTCCTATAACAACCTAACCTCACTAAAAGGTAGTCCTAAATCAGTTGGTAGGGATTTCTGGTGTTCCAATAACAACCTAACTTCACTAGAAGGTAGTCCTAAATCGGTTGGTAGTGATTTCTACTGTGACAACAACAAATTAATTTCACTAGAAGGAAGTCCTAAATCGGTTGGTGGAAATTTCTACTGTGACAATAACAAATTAATTTCACTAGAAGGCAGTCCAGAATGGATTGGTGGTGATTTCTACTGTCAATTTAACCCAGTATTTCAAATATGGAATTTATTTAAGGATAAAGATAAAATAGAATTATTTAACGATATGGATATTATTCAAGGAGATTCAATTTTTCTTGATAGATTAATCGATTTTCTAGACCAAATAAGAAAGCCTAAAACAGAAAGTGAATTGATAAAATTGATAAAAAAATATTCTTTTATTAATTAAATGCAATAATTGATTATAAGCTATCAACAAACTTATATAACTTCTTTAGATATTCTCTTCTTTTATAATCCTTGTTAGTCATGGCATATACAATAAATGAAAAATACTTTAATTTATTTATAAGCAACTCTCTAGATATAACACCACCAACATATCTAAACTCTACATAATTATGATCCAATTTTGTAATATTAAATCCGAAGTTCTTATAACCCCATTCTTTTATCTTATCTGTTAAAAATTTATTAAAAAAATCTTCTGTTGAATTGATGTCATTCATATTAATAGACTTCTTGATATCATCTATCTTAGATGGATCTATTTTTCTAATAGATGTAATTAATGATCCACAAAATTTATTATTCATTCTCCAGTTCATATCCTTAAATACCAATGGAACTGAATCATCTTTACCAACATCATTCAACATAAGTAAACCCTTTATAGGATTCCACTCAACATTTTTTTTATTAACACCAATGTTAATATGCAATCCTGTTCTATCGGTGAATTTCCAATAATCCTGCGATTCGAAATCAGTGAAGAAATCATTTATCATTTCTATACCTTCTGACAAACCAATAAGGTATTTCTTAGGTTTTATCTCTATTCCTCTTTCTAAAGTCACGTCCCCAACATAGTCTATTTTCCTAGCCCATTTTCTTGTAAAATTCGGCAAATATTTTTTAGCTTGCTTCTTCATATAACTCAAATCTTCGCTAAATATATGACTCATTAATATTGATTTAGTAAAAGAAGCTATCTCGGCATCTCTACTAGATTTAAAATTATCAGGATTGAAGATATCAAATAACATCTCATCTATTATCTTGTAATTTGTTTTTAATTTTTTTGTTATTATCCCTTCCTCCAGCACATCAATTACAGAGTAGATTATATCCTCAACAAGTTTCTTCTCGGATTTCTTTCTAAGATTCATTTCCTTTATTATAATATCCAACATATCAATAACATCATCATCATCATACAATATACTAAAGTCAATTTTGATGTTTTTTTTATCAACTGTTTCTATTTCAAATTCAAACGCGACTGTGAAATAGTCATCCATTTGTGTAACGAATGAAATGTCTCTTGGATTAACCTCCTCGAATAATGAAAAACGTAAAAGATGCTTCATACAAATTCTATATATTAAAATAACATGTTAATAAAATAATCCGAAAAATTTTTTTTATGAAACCGTTAAAAAAACTTCATATTCAGATATCTTGAAAAATATTTCCATAACGTCTTGGTAATTCTCCGGATCCTGATAGAAGGAAACAGAAAGCTCATATGATATATCTTTAATTTCAGGAATATACTCTATTATCTGACTTCTAATATCGTTCTCAACAACTTTAGCTGATACTTTGGTCTCATGTAATAATTTAACCAAGTCTGCTCCAAAATTTGGATCACCAAAAAGTTCTCCTTTATTAGTGAATACTATCATTTCATACTTCTGAATAATAACCCTAACAACCTCATCCTCTATTAATTCCTTATCGGTGAATCTTGGATGACCAGGGTAAGCTATATAAAAGTCAGTGAAGTTAAATGTTGCCATAAACTATATATAAAAATAATATATACTTGTATGAAATACATAAAATAATTAGAATCTAGAACCCAACAAAAAAAATTAGAAAAATATTGAGATCAAAATACTCTAACGAATATGATGAATCTATATCTCAAAAAATAGTTAATCTTCTTTGGTCACACTGAAAGGAGGCAAGTAACAGGATGCATGATATTAAAAAGATAGACGAAGAATGTATAAAGAATGTATAACAATACTACTAAATGATGTGTCTGGAACGTGTGATAGATCAATAAATGATATATTAGAAACTTATCATGACTACCTACCACATATACTATCACATAGTGATGATATTATACTTGACCTAAGAGATAAATTACTCAAGTGATCATATAAAACTATAATTTTACAGAGAAATTACAAATGAATATTAAAGTAGTATATCTCTAAACTTTCCAATAATTGTCATACCCAATACAATCGGATCAGTATTTGTATCCAACTTAGAAGCACAATCAGCAATTACATAATTACACTGGAATAGTTTATCTACATTCTTTTTCTCAGCGATACTCCATTCAATAAATGGCTTTCCCAACAAACCTATCATAACATCTATCTTATCAGCCCCAAATGTATTCATTAGGAAATGGTAAATTGAATCATATGAAAGAGATGAATTATAGATACAGTTATATAAATCCATCTTAACTTTATTTGATATATTAGAAGAACCAGATACAGAATTACCTGTTTCCAAATAGTTTTGTAATTCAACCATTATGGAACGAAAATCTGGAAACTTCTTATTAATAATAGAAATTAGTTCTCCCTTAGGTACTTCCTTACCCTCGGTTGGTAATATAATTCCATTTATTCTCTTAAAAATCTCCATTTTAAGATATTTTTCCTCTTCCAAACTTTGGCAATTGAAATCTATCTTAGCTATTCTTGATTTTATACCATCTGAAACTTTGTTTATATGATTAGTTGTTATTATAAACCTAACACCAAGCCTACTATACTTTTCAATAAATGCCTTAAATGCGTCTTGAAATTGAGCAGAAACTCTCTCAAACTCATCAAGGAACACATACTTAACATCGGAGTCGTACTCCATAATTGGTCTTGTTTTACAGAAATCCTCTATCTCATTTCTAAGAACATCAATTGATGTATATAATGAGCTATTTATCTCTAAAAATGGCTTATCCTTTGTATATTTACCAATTAAAATTCTAGCCAATGATGTTTTTCCTGTACCATAATGGCCGTAAAATATGTAGTTCTGTGTTAATCCGTTTTCAAAATGCTTACGGATTCTAGGTAAAAGGATAATATCATCTATTTTAGTGGGTCTCCATTTCTCCCAGAGTAAAAGTGATTTAACGCTTGTCATATTTCATGTATAGAAAAAAGGAAAGAAAGTTTATTAATATATAAAGTATGATTGGTGAAAGATTTAATTTCGAAGATGTCTTTTTCAGAGACTTAACCACTTGTGTGTTAGATACAATGGAAGGTCAAATTAATTGGGTAAATAGGTTTTCAACCGGAGATGTTTATGTTAATGTACCTTTCTACTATTCACTTACAGGAGATGAAAGATTCCTATTAGACTCTTTTCAAGATGATATAGTATCAAACAACAGATTTGTTGAGTTGAATACTGATATAATACCTAGGGGTCACTTAACATTAACTGGGTTTAATATAAAGTCTGATGAGTTTGCCAATCCAAATGTTTGGTTAAGAATGGTAGTTGAAGATACCAAAGAAATAAGAAGAGTTCTTGCTAAAGTAAGAGCTGTTCCAATATCTGTAAACTATGATCTAGCAATACTATTATCGAATGAGGTTGATATATTCAAGTGTAGTCAGGCGATAATGGATACTCTATGGTTATATAGATTTATGTACTTTGAACATAACTTCATGAATATAGATGCTGTTATGATACTACCTGATTCAAAACAAATAGAAATTGCGAGGGAGAAAAATTTAACAAGTGATAATACAATAAAATTAACTGTTTCATTTGAAGTACATACATACTACCCCGCATTAAGAAAAGACAGGGGATCATATGATCCAAATTATATAATAGCCCCTAAGAGGACAAGATGGTATAATAATATGTTAAAAACAAGGGAAAAGTCAATTATTAGGAACACAAATCCAAACGGAGACGAAGCAAAACCGAATAATTAAAAGTGGTAAAAAATGACTTTTTAACATTAATATATAGTTTATATAAAAAAAATATTTTAAAATATGAAGAATCTTAAACTTGAATTGTTTAACTTCAAAAAAGGACTTTCTCTTGACCAAGAAGAGATATCAGTAATTATTGAGGCACATATGAATGTATGTAATAGTATGTCGGAGAAGACAATCATAAATTCATTAAACGAAAAGCTTAAGCCATATACTTATGATAAAAGTGTTAAATCTTTACTTGAAAATCTTAATAATGATATAAAGAAATATGAGATTTTATATGAATTAAAGAATTTATATAATGTCCTTAACTCTAAGAATCAAGGAGAGCTTTATAGACAACCAATAAATGTTCTATTACAAACAATAAACCTTGATTCAGATCAAGATAGAATGTCTAAGATTCTTAATGAATTAGCTGTTTATGACTGGGTCCCAGAAATAAAACTATTCGTACACAATTTAACAAAATCCCCTGAACAAAAAGCTAACCTTCTAAGTGGAGGTAAGGGTGAGTCAGTCTACACAATTGTAGAGCAAGTGGAAGATGGTCATATTGCACTTGTTAAAGATTCTTGGTTCCTTTTAAGTGAAAACACAATCGAGAAAACTCTTCTAGAAAATAATGTTAAAAATGAACAAGATTTAAGATCTCTAAGGATGTTAGAAACAGCTATGAAATATGCTTCTATATCAGAAGACAAAATTAATTTTAGAATTTCTGAGTATCTAACAGTTGGATTATCTGTTAATAAAAAAGGCGCTATCTTCATAAATGATGAAGAATTAAACGAAGAAACTACATTAGAAAGCCTATTCTCATCACCTATTGTTCCAATAGTAAATAAAAACTTCTACCCTATCTTATTAGAAGTATCTAAAAATCTTGATAAATTCGTAGAATTAGACGTTGTTAAAAAAGTTAACAACCTAATAAACCCTTATCTTGAAATATTTGCATTTAATTACAAAAATAATATTTTTGTTTATAGATGCGATGAAAGATATGGTAACTCCTTCTTCAAATATGAATCAGCTCTTGAGTTGGTTAACGAGGTGAAAAATGAATTAAATTATGACTTGACTTATTTTTATGAAAATAAATTAAGTAAAGAACTAATTATTAAAAGAAAACTCGAAGATAAAGAAAGAGAAATTACTCTTAAATTAGAAGATATTAAATTTAATATTGATAAAATTAAAAGTTCCATTCAAATGATTGGTGAATCAGAGATATTAAAAACCGCTCTTGAAAATTTAGAAAAAAGAAGTTCAAATCTTAATAGTGAATTGCAAGCAGTCAAGGAGCTACAATATAAAGAAAGAATTAAATTATAATCTAATTTATAATATTAAAAATCCAGAAATATTAATTTCTGGATTTTTTTTATTAAAAGAAATCACCATACCATTTAATAATTAGTATATAAAATATGATAATTAATAAGAAAATAATTTTAAATACTTTTGGAAACAGGAGGTTAGATTATTTCAAAAACCTTGGATATGATACTTCCGGTGATACTTTTGAAATAAGTATAGAAAATTCAGAAAGATATGGTGTTGAATTTTTAATGCAATCTAAAGATATTCAGGAAAAATTTTTAAAATAAAAGAGATAACAGAAAATCAATATATGAAAGATAATGGAATTTTTAAAATATATGATTGTGTTAAAATAAAATTTGAAAAGGTTTATTAAAATATTGAATTAATTAAACTTTTTTTATTAAAAAAAATATATAATAAATGAATAAATTTAAGAGTTAATAACTCTAAAAAAATAATCCAACGCTTATTTATCTAAATAATAAAGATCTCTATATAGAGATCATCGTGTCAAAAGCACAAGGAAAATTAACAAAAAATGCTGAGAAAATGCTAGAACTTCTAGCAAAGAAAACGATCAAAAAAATGAGATACTGGTCAAACGATGATAAACTAGACTGTTATCAAAGTGGACTACTCGATATGTTTCAAAACTGGTATAACTTTAACGAAGATAAATCAGTAAATGCATTTGCATACTTCACAGAAGTGTTCAAAAGAGGTATAGCTAAAGGCTATAACGAACTTTATAAGAAAAAAGGAGACAACGAACATCAAATAAAACTAATATCTATTGAAGGATCAAATGACGGACAAGGATTACACTCAATCTAATCTTAGTATTGTTAATATTAAAACATTCGATATTGTCATAAAACCACCATCTGTAGCAAATCACATTAAACTAGTACCACTGAGAATAACAAAAAGAAGAAATGCAATAAAAAAAGTATATGGAATAAAAAAACCCACTCAATTGAGTGGGTTTTTTGATTATACTAACTCTTCTACTTTACTATAAACTGTCTGTAACATCCTACTAGACACTAAATAAGGATCACAATTAGAAGCTGGTCTTCTGTCTTCAAAATACCCTTTCTTATCTATAATAGCCTGAGCTGGGATTCTTATAGATGTATCTCTAGTACTGTATCCATAACTAAATTCATGTATACCAGATGTCTCATGTTTGCCTGTTAATCTCTTTTCATTATGTAAACCATAAACACTGATGTGTTCATTGTGTGCTTTTTCTAACTTCTTCATTGTTTCTTCGATAATATCTATACCACCTTCACTTCTCATCTCATTAGTTGAGAAATTAACATGACATCCCGTTCCGTTCCAATCACCCTCAATAGGTTTTGGGTGTAATGAAACATTGACATTGTGTTTCTCAGCAACTCTTTGTAATATGTATCTTGATATCCATAGTTGATCAGAACCATCAAGTGGTTTCACAGGTCCTATTTGATATTCCCATTGACCCAATAAAACTTCAGAATTTATACCAGAAATATTTAATCCTATCTCAATGCACTTACGCATGTGTTCTTCTACAATTTCACGACCAACAACAGAATCTGATCCAATTCCGCAATAGTAATCACCTTGTGGTCTTGGTGACATACCAGGTGAAAAGCCAAGTGGCAATCCAACACCCTCTGAAAATGGCGAAACTGGTTTGTGTGTCAAAGTATATTCTTGCTCCCATCCAAACCAAGGCAATAATGACATAGGTGTTGAATTCTCGTCAATATTCAATTCTTTTAATTTGGAAACTAATTTATGTCGATTATTTGACGAATGCGGTGTTAAATCAGGATTCAACACTTCACACAGAACTAATCTATTATTACCACCTCTAAATGGATCCAATGTGACATATACAGGTTTCAATAAACAATCTGTATTCTTTCCCTTTCCAGAGTTAGCTTGATTGGTTGAACTACCATCAAATGACCAAACAGGATAATCCTTAGCTAGAAAAGTATCTACTTTATCAACGATTTTAGTCTTACTTCTTAGTTGTTGAGGGTTATTACCATCCAACCAAATATACTCTAGCATTATTTTATTCATAAATTCAGTTATTTTTTTTGTTTATTATATTAATTTTTAAAACTTAGTTTGTCCAAAAACATACAATTTTTTATAAATTTGAATAGTATGAATAAAGCAATTATGCAACTTTGGGAATATTACGAAAAATGCTCTGATGACAAATCAAACATTAGATCTAGTGGATGTTCGATACACACAAATAGTGAAGAGAGAATTAAATATATCAACTCTATATATTCAGAAAGAATGGAACCAGCTCCAAATGAATATGAAAATACACTTGGTGAAGAAATGGAAGTATTTATAGACGATAAATTATTTACAATACTACAAAAGGAGAAGTCAATCAAAATAGCTGAAAATCAACTAAACAACCTAATAAATATGGGCGAATTAATAATAAAACCATGATTACACTTTTCTACATATTTTCATCACTATTCATTTGGAATGAAATATACTATCTCTACAATAGAGACAGATTAGATATAAATTTCAAAAATAAAGACATAGAATCAACACCAGTAACTGACTTCCTTTTCTATTTTACAAGATTATTAATGTGGATATTTATAGTAATTGGATTATTCATTAATCCATTAAGCTTCTCAATATTATTAATCCTAAAATTATTAAAATCCCCTTTATATCATATAAATAGAAAACTGTACATTATATATGATACTATTCTACCAATAATATCATCTATATACATATCGGTAATAATATTACTACATTTTATATGTTAAACCTTTTAAGAATATCCTCAGTTATAACAATAAACTTATAACCTTTTAAATTACACCAATTAATCATAGTCTCCCATTTATTCTTATTCTTATAAGCCATCTTTAGATCATATTCGAAATTCTTCAATTTCTTCAAACCCTTATCTGGAACAGATAGTTTTCCCTCATTAAGATCCAAAACCATTTTATATTCTTTCATTGGTTTAACCTCAGCAACAACTTTATCAACTCTACCATCAGATAGCTTTATTTCATAATAAAAATCTGGATAATAGGAGTGCTCCTTTATCTTAGAATCACCATTTTCAAAGTGAGTCATTTGATATGGTATTCTAATACATTCAGCTCCCCATTTTATTATATTTGGATTATGATCCAACCAAGTCATTATTTTTTTTTTTTTTCCCAGGAGCTACGGTAAAAGATTCCGCCCTGGTTGTTCAATTTCAATATTTTTTCTTTATTTATTGGTAAATAATTACCTTGATAATATTTATCGTTATTATTAGGTTTGGAGTTTAACATTTTCTATTATTTGTTTTTTTATTATTTCTTCAATATTTTTCAAGTCACTATAACTTATTCTTATTAAGTTTATGTTATTTTCTACACAATAGGTATTTTTGATTAAATCGTTTTTCTTAATTTTTTCAAATGTATTTTTACCACCAAAAAATGGTATAGATTTAAAGTGGTGTTTTCCATCAAATTCTATCACTGTATTTAACTTTGGTACCCAAAAATCAAATCTAAATCTACTAAGATTATCAAATTTTTTTTCTTTTGTAAAATCTATATTATATTTATTTAGTATATTTTTTATTAAAATTTCTCCCCTACTTTTGGTTTTACATAATGTGCATCCACTACCCCTTAAATGAACTTCTACATTTTGAAAAAATTCACCATGTGTTGGGCATAGTATTTTTATATCATCCTTTGTAGATATAAAATCATCGAGAAAAATATATTCGTATTTATTGTTATGTATAATATTTAATTCATTTATTAATTCTTCTCTTGTTCTCTTTTTATCGTCTATTGAACAAAAAACACAACCTACCCCATTCATATGATGATATGCTAAAACATCGAATGTTCCATGTTTTAAGCAATTAACTTTTATTTTACTTTTTGATCCGTTATACTTACTTTCTGAGTAATCATATTTATTGTTGTGTAAATTATTACAAATTTTTATAAATTCATCTGTTGTGTATTTTAATTTTTTATTTCCTTTACCACCACCTCTTCCATGTTTTCCTATATTACATTTTGGACAACCACCACCATTCATATGATACTTAGGTAATTGTTTAAAATCACCGTGTATTGGACAAGTTATTATTATTTTCTCTTTATTTCCCAAGTATATAGATTTATTATAACTATAATAACCTTGGTGTCTATTTTTAGAAATTGATATAAAGTCGGATGTCTTTATTCTTGACCCGAAACTGTTTTCATATGAACAAGATGGGCACCCATTGCCTCTTTTATGGTGACTTGGTGTTTGTTCAAATTCACCGTGTTTTTTACATATTATTTTTACCTTTTTATTGGAAGAGTAATATATAACATTTGAGTAATCATATTTGTTGTTATGCACTTTATTTGAAATTTCTATAAACTTTTTTAATCTATATGATATTTTATCATCTATACCTTGTGTTTCAATATTTTTTTTCATAGGGGGTCTTCCTTTATTGCATTTAGGGCACCCACTTCCTCTTAGGTGGTTAAATGGCGATTGTTTAAATTCACCATGTTTTTCACATATTATTGAAACTTTTTTCTTCCAATTATAATAATCAACATTATCATATCTATATTTAAAATTATGCACTTTATTTGCCTTTGAAATAAACTCCTCAGTATTTGATCTATTGGAGTTTTTTGATTTTAATTTTCCACAAGTTGGACATCCCCTTTTATTACTTATCAAATTACTTAGACTTATACTAAAATCACCATGTAATTTACAAACGAGAGTTACCTTTTCTTTATAAGATGAATAAATAAATTTATCAAGTGAATATTTATCACCATGTATTAACCTAATCCTTTCTATAATTTTTTCATTTGTTGTCATCACTACTATATATTAAAAATTCAGATATCCTATATATAAATTCCAAAAAATAATTTAGTACGCACTGTGTTCTTCATTTTTTTATATATAAAAGAAAATAATCTACATAGTGGGTGCTTTAAGAGATAGAGTTAATCTAAACTTATTAGTTAATGGAAATGATCCTGTTGAAAACTTTAAAAACAATTCACTTTTCTTCTATGAGAAGTATAGTAAGAGTGATAAATATGTTCTTAACATACCTGTTGGTAAAATGCAGATAGGTGGATTTTACTTTTTACACTATAAAGACGATTCCAATTGGATGAAATGGGCACCTATATTCACAGTAGACTTCAGAAAATTCTCAAATATGATTATAATATTTGGTGTTAATTTTAACTTTATTCCAATTGAAATAAGAGTTGGTGTATTTGACAAATTCATATCGGAACAAGACTTTGAAAAAGATGCCTTACTATCAGTTAACTATAAAGGAATGTATGATGAGTTAAGAAGTTTAGGATTTGAATATGCAATAACCGAATTCAATATGTCACAAATAGAATATGTTCATAAGATATCACTAGAAATGGTTCCGAGATTTTTATATTCTCAACATCCCAAAAATAAATATGATCCAAATGCCTTAATGGATATATGGAATGCTAAGATAGAGAAGAGAGATAAAAGAAATCAAGAGATGGTATCATCTCTTATAAGCGACTTCTATAAAATAGAGAATGATATATCCGATAAATATGTAGTATTAAATGACCACATTAATAGACTTCAGAAAAGCTTAAAAAAATATGGAAGAAAAGCTTAAAAAATATGGAAGAAAAATATTAATATATAAACACATAAAATATTCTTAAAATATGAAACATCTTAGAAAATTTGAAGAACTGGATTATTCAACATACAAAAGCGCTGCTGACAAACTATCACAATACGGTCAGAAATCAAGAGCTGAAAAGATTAGATTACACGCTGAAGAAATGGAAATGAATAAGATAAATGAATTATCATTTGATATACTAGTTGGTGAAACAAGAATATTTAATAATGCAAAATTCTTTAAGGCAACAGTTTCAAGAGAAAGTAACGCAAATGGAATATTATGTATTTTTACATCAGAACCTAATAATACACATAGAGTACTTGCTACACTAAATAAAGATGGTTCGGTTGCTTGGAGAGAATACAATAAATTTGCAAATAGAAAATCTGTAAATGACTACCAAAAACTTTTAAAGATGTTAGCTAACTTCAATGAGGAAATAAAGAAGCTGTTGATTGAAATGAACCTAACGCCTGATGACATAAAGGTTATATCAAGAACATTCTATATCTAACCAGAGAGAGCCGCGATTTTTTAATATATAAATTAAATTTTTAAATTTTTAAATGGCTCAATCATATAATCCATTTAACTCAAGAAACACAGGCGGAATATACATCAATACAGCTATTGAAAATAAAGGGTTATTTAGTAGAATATTAAGAAATCTTTCAAACTATGGAATGAACTATGACGATATGATCGTCAGAAACCAAGTAGGTATTGGAATAAATGAAGATCCATTAGCTGCTAGAGGAAATAGCATGTACGATTTTTTCTCACAAAGGGCCGTAGCTTCTGTATTAAATAGAAAATCTATTCCATATTTAGACAAATCTTATGCTGATAAAAGAAGAATATTAAGAGAATATTCGATAAAGGATGAAATTAGAGACTTTATTAGTACAATAGCAGATGAGACTATCGTATATAACGATAAAGATTTTTGTTCACCTAAACCATTATCAAATGATTATTCACAAGAAATAAAAGATAAGTATCAAGAATATTTCGAGAAAATCTATAATAAATTTGGATTCTCAGACAATATAACAGCATGGAACATGATGAAAGATTTCCTAATTGATGGATTTATTGCAATGGAAATCATATATGATGATAAAAAGAAAAACATCATTGGATTTAATAGATTAAGACCAGAAACACTAGTTCCAGCATATGAACCAAGTATAGGACATTTATGGATTCAATATCCAGAAGATCCTCAATTAAGGAGAATATTCTTAGACTCGCAAATAGTTTATATATCATATGCTACGCAAAATGACTATTCAGAAACTTCTTATGTTGAAGGGTTAATAAAGCCTTATAATCAATTAAAGATTCTTGAGCAAACAAGAATAATGTTCAATATTATTAACGCCACAGTTTATCAAAAATTCACAATACCTATTAAAGGTATGTCAAGACAAAGAGCCGAAGAACAAATTGGTCAATTAATACATGACTATTCAGAAGAGGTTGAATGGGATGATACTTTAGGTACATTAACTATAAATGGATCTAAGCACTTACCATATAATAAACAAATATGGTTTCCTGAGGGAGACGCTGGTACACCACAAATGGATTTAGTGTCACCAGAAGGACACAACCTGAATGAGTCAGACATGTTAACTTGGTTCTACAATGCATTAAAAAGAGCATCAAAGATACCATTTCAAAGATTTGAAAAAGAAAATGGTGGCGGTAATCTATTCACAGATGCTGCTGAGATGACAAGAGATGAGATTAAGTTCTCTAACTTCATCAATAGATTAAGAGCAAACTTCAAGGAATTAATTGTTAAACCAATTAAACTGCAAATTCTAATAGAGTTCCCAGAGTTAAAGAATGATGAATCATTCTTGAATCAAATAGATATTAACTTCAACTCAAACCAAGTGTTTGAAGAATGGAAAAAATTAGGAAACATTCAAAAGAAAGCTGACATTGTAAATACAATGCTTGGTATAATGAATGGTGAAAAACCTTACTTCCATATTGACTATATTATGGATCACATATTTAAATTAACACCAGAAGAAAAAGAGGAAAATAAAAAGTACTGGCTAAAAGATTCATCATCATCTGGATCAACAACAGAAAGTGGATCTGAGGGTAGTGAAATTGGATCCGAAGGCATCGAAACGACCGGATCACAAGCAACACCTGAATCTGGCGGAGAAACAGGAGTATCACAAGAAACAACCGAAAGTGGAAGCGAAGAAGCCGGTGGAGAATCTGGAGAATCCAGCGGTGAATTCGAATTCTAATAAATAAAATGATTTTTACAGAATCGTATAGATAATTTTAATAAGTAAAATTTCCCATAATATTTTTTCTGTATTGGTAAGTTAATGAAAAATTGAAAAAATGTCAACCTTATCGAATATATTAAATATCAAATTGAATTTTCTTATTATATATAATTTATAAGAGGATAATATGATGGAAAACCTCATCAGATTTAACATAAAGTTGATAATTTATAATTAAACAGATTTTTCACTTTTCTTATCTCTCTTAGAAATGTTATCAACACCATACTTCTCCATAAGAGTAGTCTTCATTTTGTCAAGAACTATCTTATTCTGTATAGGATAATCAACACCAAAATTTTTTCTAAGTGTTTCTTTTCTTTTCTTCTCTGAACATTTTCTACAAAAATATTCACCCCACTTATTATCATATTTAACATAATTCTTAAATATGACATCCTTTTCAACACCACACCCATCACACTTACACTTAATCTTATAATGAGATCCTCTTGATATTAGTTCAATAGGTATTGTAATTATTTCACCTATAGCAACATCATATCCCAAATCCTCATAATAAGAATAGTTGGATTCATTTATCTTAATGTTTATTTCTCTTGTAAGAATCATTAAAAAAACCGTGATATTTTCTAATATTTATTAAATATTGTTTTTTTCCTCTAAAGATAGACAATAAAAAATCCACCTTTGAAAATAGTAGATTTTTTATTGATAATATATATGATACAACGACAAAAAATAAATATTTTAAATGAAACCAGTTTTAATTGTAGAAAATTCAACTAGCTCTCTTATAAGAGAGAACAGTGCTGGTAAGAAGGATTATGTTTTAGGCGGTACTTTTACCGAGTTCGGAGTTAAAAACCGTAACGAAAGAATATATACCGCTGATAAATTCCTTCCTGCTCTTGATGAACTTAATGAAAGAATTAAAAGCTTAGGTGTTGTATATGGGGAGTTTGATCACCCCGATGTATTTGACACTTCTCTTTCAAGAGCATCTCACATTATTACCAAAGCTTCTTATGTAAAAGAATCAAACAAAGTAGAAGGTGAAATCAAATTACTTAATACTTACTGGGGTAAAGAAGCTAAGGCTCTTGTCGATGACGGGTGTCCTATTTTTGTTTCTTCCAGAGCAGCAGGTATTACCGAATCTGATGGATCTGTTTCATTAAAGAAGCTATTCACTTATGACATTGTTGCGGATCCGGGTTTCTCATCTGCTAAAATGAGTGTTAAAGTTCTTAATGAGTCTCTAGGTTACACAAACCCAAAATCTAACTTTAGGATATATGAAATGTCCGATGAGTCCAAAATAAATGAGATATTTAACATGAATAAGAACGATTATGTTACAAAAAAACAATTAACTGAATACTCTCAGTACTTAGTTAATGAAATAGCTTCTACTAAAAAAGAAGTTAAAAGTGCCATCACTAAGGGTAATATGAACCCTAAAAAACTTGAGCAGTTAATTGAATACTATGAAGAATTAAACAAAACTAACTCACAAGTGATTAAATATCTTGATTACTTGGCTGAAAAAGTACAGGTTGTTGTTAATGAAAATAAATCTCTAAAAGAAACAGCTGAAAAGCTTATTAAGCACAATGACTACTTAGCTGAGAATCTAGAGAAAGCAATTAACTACTCTGAATATCTTGCTGAGAATCTTGACAAAAACATTGAATATTCTGAGTATTTAGCTGAGAATTTAGATAAGAATATTTCTTATTCTGAATATATTGCTGAAAATCTTGACAAGAATATTTCTTATTCTGAATATATTGCTGAAAATCTTGATAAGAACATCGCTTACTCTGAGTATTTAGCTGAGAATTTAGATAAGAATATTGCTTACTCTGAGTATATAGCTGAAAATCTTGACAAGAATATTTCCTATTCTGAATATATTGCTGAACATGTTGATAACTCAATTGCATATTCTGAATATTTAGCAGAACATATCGAAGGTAACATTGCTTACTCTGAGTACATTGCCGAACATTTAGATGACAACATTGCATATTCTGAATATATCGCTGAAAATCTTGACAAATCTATTTCTTATCAAGGAATGATCGTTGAGAAATTAAACAGTGGTAAATTATTTGAATCTGTTGAAGAATCTTTCCCTTCATTGCAAGACGCTGGTTTTGAAAATATAGAAGAGGAAGAAGAGGAAAAAGAAGTATGTGAACCTTGTGAATTAAATGGTGTTTCTAAAGTTAACTCAGAAAAGGTTTATAATAAAGAAGAAGAGGAAGATAATAAAGATGAAGAAGAATCAACATACGAAGGCAAATCAGATACAGAATTATCTAAATCTATTGATAAATTAATTGAAGAAGCTAAAAAACGTAAAGTTTCTGAATCAACTGACTTGAATTTCTTAAAATTCTTGAACAAGTCACAAGTTGATAGCTTTTATGCACTATCAGAAGAAGAACAAGAAACTGTTAAACTTCACATAAACGAAAGAAGTTATTTCACACAGAAAGATGTACTTTCTTTGATCGCTGAAGCACTTTCATCTAAGAATGAATCTCTTGAAGAAAGAATAATCAGATTGATGCCTGAAAACATTAAGCCAATCTGGAATCAGTTAAATGAATCTTCTAAAAAGTCTATCTTATCACAAGCTAGATTATACCCAGAAGATGTATTAAAAACTGAAAATCAAATTGAGCATTTCTGGTTAACTAGAAATCTCAAAAAAAATGAATCTGTTACTAAGAAGCTTGTGTCACATGAAAGTTTAATACAAGAAGATAAACTTTCTGATAAAGAAGTCCAAGCTATAATGGAAAGATTCAAAAACATCTAATCTATAAAAAATCCACCTTGAAAAAATAAAGAAAATTAGGATTTATATATAGATTATAAAGAAAAAAAAATAATAAAAAACTATGTCACACATTAGAATAGACAAACAAAAAGCAATCAAGAAATGGTCTCCAGTTCTTGAGAACATGGGTGTTAACAGTGAGAAAATTGATTGGATGTCTGAATACGCTGAGTATCACTCTATCAACGAAAACGCTTACGTTAACGCATCTAACTTAGCAGGTATGGGTGCAGTTGTTGCTCCTCAACCATCATTATTAGCTGGTCAAACAATAGGTAATAACTCAACATTAGTTGGTTCAGGTGATGTTGGTCAGAACCTTTTACCAGTAGCTATGAAAATTGCAGCTCATACAATTGGTCTTGATTTAGTAGCTGTTAAGCCTTCTCCGGGTCCAAAAATCGATTTACTTTACATCGACTTCCAATACGATGATACTCGTTTAGGGGCTCAAGATGAAAGACCACAAGTTTTCAAATTAAATATTGCTAATGCAACTGAAAGATCTTTAGTTAACGCTACTTTAACTGCAAACGCTGGTCAACAAACTCAAGGTGGTTTAACTGGTAGATGGTTTACAAATATCTACGGTCCTACTGTAAATACAGCTACTGAGCCAACTGGTTCAAAAGCTGGTATTGTTGAGTTCTTAGGTTTCTCTCGTATTGACGGATACCCAATGTTCAGAGCTTACAGACAATTTAACACAGCTCACACCGCGGTTAATACAGCAAGCACACTTTGGTCATTCGATCAAACAAGAAACACATTCAATCCAACACAATCAATGGTTGATCAAATCACAACAATCGGTACAGCATCAGTAACTTCTGGTTCTGGTAACTTAACAGTTGAATTAGTATCAGCTCTTGAAGATCATATCCCAGGATTTTCAGCTAACTGGATGTCAAGCACAACAGGATTCGCTGGAAACTACCCAATGGATCGTCAAAAAGATGATGATAGCTACGCAGGTGTTATCGGTCCTAAGATTTCTTCTAAAACAATTGCAGTTGGTACTATTGAAGTAAGTTCAGCATTAAGAAGGACTGAAATCGAAGACATTAAAGCTAACACAGGTATGGATATAGTTCAAAAAATGGAATCTATACTTGTTAACGAATTATCTCAAACAATCTCTAAGCAAATAGTTGCTAAGATTTTTGAAATGGGTGATCTTAACAGAGAATCAGCTCCTCTTTCTAATTCTGGTTTAAATAACATCCCAAATATGACAATATTTGACTTAGATACAGCTTACGCTGGTACTAACGTTGGTGGTGAAACTACACATGCAGTTCAAAGAAAACTTATCACTAAGATAGCTCATGCTTCGAACTACATAGCAACTGAAGGTCGTATTGGTCCTGCTCAGTATCTAATCACAAACGGAGGTCTTGCTGCGGCTCTTCAAGATATTGCAGGTTATACAATTAACCCAGTTAAATCTAAGATGAATGCTCAAGGTCAATTATACCCAGTAGGTTCTATCGGAGATATCTCTATCTACGTTGATCCATATATGAAGTATAACGATAACAGAATCGTTCTTGGTAGAAAGAACAATCCTGACCAACCAGGTATCATTTTCGTACCTTACTTAATGGCTCAGTCTATTACTGTTATTTCTGAAGCAACATTCGCTCCAAGAATGTTATTAAGAAGCCGTTATGCAATCGCTGAGGTAGGTTGGTTCCCTCAAAAGCAGTTCATGACTATCAAAGTTGATGACAGTAAAGGTTTACTTAACTAATTAAGTTACCATATATTGAAAAAAGACTCTTCGGAGTCTTTTTTCTTTTTTTAAATAATTTGTAATTAATATATACATTATGAGTGGCAAATATCTATTAATTGAAAATCGGAATGACGATCAAAATATAATAATAAAATACTTTAATAACTTAACTGGGATATACGCATATATTTGTAATAAATTAATATATGATGATATGGATATTGAAGATTTTAATAATCCACCTTATAGTTGTGTTGAGGAGAGAATCGAAGAAAACGAAACAAATTATTATATATTTAAAGGTGAAGAAGAATTGATATCATTAAAAATTGGTAATATAGAAAAAGGTGACTGGGATAAATTCACTGATTTTTGTTTGGATAACATAAAAGAAAGTAAAATAATGAATTTTAGTTTATTTAATGAGTCTAAAAAAAATAAATTTCCTAATATTAAAAAAATGGAAATTGACGGATTTACAATCTATATAGGTAAAGATGCTTTGTCAAATGACCATTTAACATTCAATATAGCTAATAAAGAAGATATATGGATGCATGCAAAAGGTGTACCTGGTAGTCACATAGTAATAAGAGTAAATGATAAATTACCAACAAACGAAGTAATAAAAAAAGCAGCATCAATTGCCAAAAAAAATAGTAAATCACCAAAGGATAATAAAGTAACGGTTGTTTACTGTAAAAGAAAATTTGTCAAAAAAGAGCCGGGGATGAATAATGGTCAAGTAAAAGTTGACTACATAAATGCCAACGAAATTGATGTTTAATATTAATATATATATTACTATAAAATTATAATAAGTAATGTCAGAAAACAGTTTACCAAAGATAGAATTCTCTAAAGCACTTATAGGTGTATTAAAAAAACTAGAAAGTGAAAATCTATATTTGGCTTTCGAGTTACTATGGATGACAGAACCGGATGCTGAGTATCATAATGGTCTAAAAATAACTAAAGTAGATTTATCCAGAACACCTGGTTCATTTGATGTAACAATTGATGACAAGGTTCGTCCAATGAGGATAGATAGGTTCGCTGAATATTTCTTCAAAGGAACAATAATGAGGTCGGATATCGCTAAATTCGTAAATAGAATACATAAATTAACTGGTGTAAAAGGCGATACAGTAGAAAGTAGATTTGGAGGTAAACCTATAACAGTGGGTGAATTCAAATATAACCCAAAAGACGTTAGATCAACATTTCTGTCAATGGTGACAATGACGTACCCGCACGGACACGAACATGAAGTATTGAAATTCTTACCACAAAACCTCAAAAAAGATGTTGTTGGTAACTACTATTATATAATAGGTGATAAGCCTGAGACAATGTTCACATCTCACTTAGATACGGCTGATAGAAATCAATCAGAAGTTAATCTATTTAGTGTAATACATGAAGGAAATGAATATATCATAACAGATGGTAATACTATATTAGGAGCTGATGATAAATCAGGTGTAACTATTATGATGTATATGATGGCTCATAATATACCAGGACTATACTATTTCTTCATTGGGGAAGAAAGAGGTGGAATAGGATCTCATCAATTATCATATGTGTATGATGAAGTAGAATACTTAAAAAACATCAAAAGATGTATCTCTTTTGATAGAAGAAAAACACACTCTGTTATCACGCAACAAATGGGTAGAAAATGCTGTTCAAATGAGTTCGCAACAGCATTGTGTAAAGAATTTAATAAAAGTGGTCTAAAATTATCATTAGATCCAACTGGTGTATATACTGATTCAGCTTCATTTATTGATCAAATACCAGAATGCACAAATGTTTCTGTTGGTTATAATAAAGAACATACTAGAGATGAAAGCCAAAATATGACTTATCTAATAAAGTTATGTCAAGCTACTCTAAGAGTTAATTGGAACTCATTACCAACTGTTAGAAAAGTTGGAATTGATGAAGAATTATTAAAAAAATACAAGCACTTAATTAAGGATATTAAAGAGTCTATATTTGATTCAGAAACAAAAGTTGTTGGTAATGAAGGCGTTGTATTTATAAGGATAGATTTAGAAGATTCTAGCATAGATGAAATACACAATACATTATCATCAATGTCTGTTATTTTAAGAAAACATAAATTAGACCCCGACCTTACATTCTCAAACACATATCTAAAAATTGAATTGAAATAAATGAAATTAAAAAAATATAAAAAATTATTCGAAGAAATCGATCCAGTAGAGATCGAGTATGATAATTCAGATGGCTTCTTATATGGAAGACCAAACTATTCAAAAAAATCAATTCATGCTGGATATGATCCCGATAAGGAAGATGAGTATATACAAAGTGAGGATATGCAACATCTACTATATCTAATTAGATCATTATTCAAAAATGTTGGTATAGAAGCCGATGTTGATAGTGAGGGTCTAAATATATCTATATATGTAGTTCTCAACAAAAGAGAAAAAATGAAAAATATACTGAGTGTATTTGATTTAGCTAAAAAGCTTAAAAATGACATACTATTACAATATGAATCTGAATTCGAATTATGGGAAACTAAAGATGGTAGACCTATATTAACATTCAATTTCACATATAAAGATGAACTTGTATATGATGGAGAAGAAGAAAACGATGCTAATGATGAAGAAGATAGTTCTAAAGAAGAGAAAGACATACCTTTCTAAAAGAATATCTATCCATTCTGGTTAAAAATCTTTAAAAACGTGTTTCTACTTTTCCTCATTCAAAATATTATTAATTTTTGAATCTCTATTTTTTTGAACAAATATCATCCACCCCTCAGATGACTCATTAATTATAATATATAACTTCTTAACATCACCTATACTCGTAAGTTTAGTAAAACCTATGATAATTTTTTGGTCAAAATTTGATTCAGATACAATTTTACTTGATAATCCACTAAGTTTAATATCAATATCATTAAAAGCCATTATCTTATAATCATTATATTTCATATATGGATCTATCCACACATTGATACCACATATAACACCAACCTTATAAATAAATGATTGTGTCTTTATGAAATTTTCATTTTGTGGTGAAAAATGTAATCTCGAATCATCCTGTATTACAATAGCAACAGACCCACTACAAACAATATTTTTATAACCTCGACACTGATTCACTATTTCAGAAACAAAATCCTCTATATCAGAATATGGAATAATTGTGATATCTCCCAGTCCTCTTTTATCGATAAAATCAACTACTATATTACTTGAATTTGACATTTCTTGTAGAGAATTATTAACAACTTTTGTTGTAAGGTCATTACATATTTGTTTTAATATTTCAGACTTAATATCAATATCAAAAACTTGAGGTATAGTTTTTATACTAAAAGATGCTTCTAATCTCTCAGGTAAACTATAATCACACACCTGAATGTTAAAAAAATCTGGTAAATTTAATAATTTAAATGATAAATTATTTATACTATCTAACAAATTACACTCTAGACTCATACTGTATATTTGTTCTTAATCCAGTATTTGGATCATAATTCATAATAAGTAACTCAACCCCTTTAGTTTGTTCACCTTTAAGGCTAGAATTATTACCACCATGTGCTGAACTTCTGAAAACTTCTTTCTGAGTCCATACATATTGGTCTCTTGGTAATAACTCATCGAGTAATGGGAAGTAGTAGTATGATAAAGACCATCTACATTTTGTAGTCTTTAGTAATTCCAATAATCTTCTATGTGAAGCGGGTCCGAATACACCATCAGAGTCAGCACCATACCAGAATAGCCTCTTAGCATCATCCTCTCCCTTTTCTTCATTAAATCTTGCATATGGTGGATCTAAATATAGGTAAGTATCTTCTGAATCATATTTTCTAATTAACTCTTCAAAATCAATATTATTGAACTCAGTGATAGATTGTAATTTCTTAGTATATTTGTTCTTCTTTAATTTATCAATAAGAACTTCTAACTTTAGTTTATCTTTATCTTTCTTATATCCATTGAAACCCGCTCCTCGTGGGTAAACAGAATTATGAGCTGATGTGATTAAAAATGCGTATATAGCAGCTTTTTCAAAATCACCTATTTCAAAATCATTGTTATCTAGGAAATCGTTTTTGATATATTCTTTATAAATACCCTTATAAAAGTCCCATTTTTTTAGTGGATCCTTTTCTTCTGTTTTAAGAAGAGTATTTTTTAAATTCTCTAAATATGGAAGAAATTTTTCGGGCTCAGAACAACACTTATACAAGTTCACCTGATGTCGATTCTTATCATTGTAGATAACTTTATCAAATTCAAGTTGATCATCATCCATATAAGTAGCAAAACTACCACTAAAAGGTTCTATATATGTTTTTATTCCAGTCTTAGGAATTTTAGAATTAATAAACTCCATAAAAACAGGAGAACTCTTTCCCCCAAAATAGGAAATCATTGCGCACATATTTATTTTCTATATTTTTTCTCTTTAGTTATAGAGAACACTTTATTGAAAGTTTCTTTTTTTTTATACTCAAAAAACTTTAGAATCTTTGTATAAGATAAATCAACCATTTCATCCACATCGTAACTCACTTCTAACTTTCATTAATATCTTACCTAAGTGATTTTCACCTTTGTTTCCACAT